GAACGCTCGTGGTGGTTGGACCGCCAGTTGTGGTCGGGCCACTGGTAGTTGGAACGCTCGTGGTGGTTGGACCGCTGGTTGTGGTCGGGCCACTGGTAGTTGGAACGCTCGTGGTGGTTGGACCGCAGGTTGTGGTCGGGCCACTGGTAGTTGGAACGCTCGTGGTGGTTGGACCGCTGGTTGTGGTCGGGCCACTGGTAGTTGGAACGCTCGTGGTGGTTGGACCGCCAGTTGTGGTTGGGCCACTGGTAGTTGGAACGCTCGTGGTGGTTGGACCGCCAGTTGTGGTTGGGCCACTGGTAGTTGGAACGCTCGTGGTGGTTGGACCGCCAGTTGTGGTTGGGCCACTGGTAGTTGGAACGCCCGTTGTGGTTGGTCCGCTGGTTGTAGTAGGACCGCCAGTTGTTGTGGGACATTCACAAATTTCATGTTGAGTTGGATCAAAATCGCAAAGACTAATTGCTAGACAGGCTGATTCAGAACTAAGAGTGTTAACAGATTCTGAAACTATAGATAAGTTATTCTCTGTTAAGATAGAAATTATGTCTCTAACACAAACTATTTGTCCTTCGCATGGAGAAGGAGTCGTGGTCAGACTTACACAGCCTACTTGTTCACAGGTCTCGCCTGGAGTGAATTGTGTAATTATTGAGGATGGTCTTGGAACCAACATGCAGTTTTCGTATGTGGTTATGTTGCATCCTAAAAATGTTCCGTCTGATAGGCGGAAACAACAAGCTCCGGTTTGCGGTTGTTGTGTAGTAGTGGCACTACCACACGGAGAGCCGTCTAGATTTAAACATACTAATTCTGGACAACCACTTTCCCCTATAGTTGTTGTACGATAACATGGAGCTTCGCAATCGCCTGTTATAAACAGGTCTGCGCATTTTGGAATAATTAAAACAGTACCACTAGTTGTAATAGAGTCGTTTGTTGTAATAGTAAAAGTAGAAGAATTTGATATTGTCGATACATTATAGGTTCCAGATATTGATAATCCAGTAATAGTCTCGAACTGTACTATAGACCCGGCAGAAAGTCCGTGATTTGGGAGAGTGACCTCTATCGTATTTCCTTGCTGACTATACATTGCTTCGTTTGCGTTGTATGGTTTATACAAAACGTATGGAAGCTCTTCTGTTTTACTTAAAATAATATAGGAGGTATTATCTGTAAAACTAGATAATGAATTAAAAATATTGGAAGGAGAATAGGAGAGATAGCCTGTGCCGTTGGCATTTGTTGTATATGCTGTTATTAGCTTATCTTTAAATGCAGACTGAGATAGATTTACTGAATCTCCAAAATATTTTACGGTCCTTAGTGGCTCTCTGACTATATAAAAAATAGGAGCATCATAGTCTGGAGGGGTAGAAGGTATGTTCAGACTATATGGTAGTTGATTTGAATTACTTTCTATGAGATAAACACGATCTCTACTAAGAAAAGAGAGAGAATTGAAGTTACTACTAGAAGAATAGGATACGTAGCCAGACCCCACACTATTAGTGGAATAGATATTCTTGATTCCCTGGCCTTGTAGATCGAAGATATTTGTTTGATCTCTTAACCACTGTAGAAATATAAGGGGTTTATTTACTAACATCATATCCTTGTTTTTTTTAGGAATGCTCTATAAGCTTTACTTACACCCCCAACTTGAGTAATGCTGTTTTTTTTACCATTTACCAACTGGGCATTTCTGATCGCCCCAAGCCAGTTTGTTCAGAAACACCTTTTTATTATTCACATTACAGCCACATTGTAAACATTGGCTATTTTTTCTATCAAAAAACTCACACGAAGAACATATTGTAAATCTGCGACCTATTTCGCCTTGAGAGCTTTTTGGCGAGCCAGAGTAGATATGCCAAAATAAAGATTTAAGAAATGTGGCTATTCTGAGAAAGGTCATTTTTAGGAAAATCCTTTAGTGGTAAAATATTCCCATCTATATCTCTATAATATAGATCAAGATACTCCACTATAGTATTCCCATCAAACCACTGCACAAATCCATTAGATATATTAACACACATCTTTTGAACATTCTTATTCTTATGTCTAAAATCTGCACTTAATGCAAACTTATTATCATTAAGGGCAAAGATATCCCCGTTATTTAACTCCTCTAAATATTTCATTCTTCATCTGTCTCCCAATCTTCCCACGCTTCGTCTGCTCTTGTATCTTCCATTTTCTTTTTAAGCTGTTTCTTAGATTTGTTGAGAAACCTTTGTTCTTCGGAAACTTCTTGCTTGGAACGAAAATTACTTTGTAGATTTTTTCTACGACTATCTTTTCTGTTTTCTGGATCTTTCATTTTTTTTATAGGTGAGAGTGCGAAGCTATTGTGTATCTTATACTATGGCCGGTTTTGTTTTTGTCAAGGCTAAAATAAAAATTTCTTCGCTTGACTAATCGAATACCGGGGATAATATTGTGCAGGTCCGGGGTTATTCTACTACTCTCTAGACAATATCCATTAGGAAATATCAATGATCCACCCCAAAGTATCGTGTCTTTGCCCAACAAGAGGTAGATTTGACACCTTAAGGGAATCTTTGGCGTTTTTTCTTTTACAGGACTATTCCAATAAGGAAATGATTGTATTTAATAATCATCCAGAGCCAATGGCAATTCATCCAAAGCTAATAAAGCATAATATTAAAGTTATTAATGCTGGGGACTATAGTGGAAAGTCTATGCAGAAAATATATAGCGACGCTCTACAGTATGTTTCTCATGACTCAGAATACATTGCGATATGGGACGATGACGATATGTATTTCCCATGGCATTTATCTGACAACATGAATAAATTAATATCCTCTAAAGAAAAATTAGCTATAAGACCTGCTGCTGGATATTGGCAAGACATAAATAATGCTACGGGAATAGAGTATAGCTTCATGCAAAACAATCTTGAAGCTGGAATGATAGCCAGAAAAGACATTGTCTTTTTTAACTCCGGGATCAATGACACCAAATCAGAGCACTACACGCACCCGCATCTGCTATGGACAGGTACAGCCAACTCAAATAATCATTTTATACTAAACGACAAAATAACCGCCGTGTATAGATGGGGATATGGAAAATCCTATGCTCACCTACAGTCTGCTGGCCCGCATAGGAATAATTCTGATACAGGTATTAATAAAGCTTTAACGCCAAAGGGCGTAAGTTCTCTTTTTTTTGATTTTTTACATAAGTGTAGCTATGATTTTTCATCTAATAAAGTGTTAAACTTTGATAGTGACAGAAAAGCCGAGTTTCTGCTAAAACTATTATCTAATAATATTTATATGTATGATCATGTCGATAAATACAAAGCTTGGCTATATTGGGATAGTAAAAATATCCCACAGTTTATAAAAGAATGTAACAGAAGCATACAAGAAAACACATTTGCCAAAGTAGAAATTACAGATGATGATTATATCAATAATGTTTTAAAAATTAAAATACCCGATAAGATCCTATCTTGTGGACCACAGCAAAAGGCCGACTATATCAGAATATACTTATTAAATTATTTTGGTGGCTGGTGGTTTGATGCTGACACATATGTTGTTGGAGACTTAGACAAATATTATTTTAACTTTTTGACACATAATGAGACTGTTTTTCCTTGGGAATATAATATTGTTGGTAATATCACGACCCCTATTTTAAGTTCTAAACCCCACGGCTTAATAATTAGGGAAGCATATAATAATATACATGAATTTTTAAAAACAGACCAACAAATAGGGTGGTCTGGACTAGGAATCAATGGCATCATAAAGTCTGCCCAAAAATGGAAAGACAGAATAGGATGGAATTTATTTGGTCTAAAAGATATAGCAACCTATGGATATAATAATAACTTAATAGACAAATGGGATTTTTCTAATATGGAAGCGTCAAAACTACAAATGATAATATTTCACTGGAGTCAAATAGGTGCCGAACTGAATGGAAAAATAAAAGAAAATCCCACAACAAAAGATATCATTGACACCTATCCTAATTTAGAAAAATTATTTAATCTGTCAAAACAAAGGTACTAAAGACATAATGCCTGGATCATATAGTGATTTCAAAGAAGAGATCAAGAGACATCTCTGTTCAACTCTCGACCCAGATTCAAATATCTTAGATGTTGGCGCCGGACTAGGAACGTATGGTCTTCTACTAAGAGACTATTTTAATAAAATAGACGCTATTGAAATTTTTGAACCATATATAAACCACTATAACTTAAAAAATATCTATTCTAATGTTTTTTTAGCCGATATAAAAATATTTAATATTTATAAACATGATTATATAATTATGGGTGATGTATTTGAACATCTTTCTCAATATGATTCTATAAAAATTCTTGACAAAATTAATGGCTTAAATAAAAAATGTCTTATAGCTGTTCCATATATGTATCCTCAAGGAGAGTGTTATGGCAATATCCACGAAACACACCTACAGCCCGATCTGACAGAAGATAAAATGATTAAATTTTATAGCTTAAATAAATTATTTGGAAATAATAGATACGGTTATTTTATTAATTATTAATTTTTTATAGTACAGGATATAATATTCCATAGCCCTCATATTCTTTTTTACCAGAATACTTTGGATTGTCTAAAGACCTAGACTTTTTCTTAAATACATTTATATAGTCATCTGCTGTTTTTAGCATCCCGTCCATAGCAGAGTACTTTATTTTGCGACTATATGAAAGCAGCAGACTAGCACATCCCACAGCAAATGGATTACTCATGCTTGTGCCACTCATCATAGCATATTTATTACCCGGAACAGAGCTAACTATCTCATGTCCAGGAGCTAAAAAGTCTAGCTCTTCTCCGCTACATGTAAAGCTGGTTCTTTCCAGATTCTTGTCTATCGCACCAATACTAACAACATTAGAATATTTACCAGGATACATTATAGAGGATCTTTCGCCAGCGTTACCAGCAGCAGAAAAGACTACAACATTTTTAGAACACGCATAATCTATTGCTTGCTTAATCGCCTGACTTGACGAAGGAGAACCAAGAGACATCGTGATTAGATCCGCACCATTATCTGCTGCCCAAGATACCGCCTCGGCTATGGCCCTAGTATCACCCAGACCATCATCATTCAATGCCTTGAGAGGCATTATTTTAGTTTTAGGGGCAACACCCACCATACCTAAACCATTGTCTGTGGCGGCGATTGTACCGCTAACATGAGAACCGTGACCATTACCATCAATGGGATCTTTATCTTCTAAAAAATTCTTACCTTGAATTAAGTTGTCTTTAAGATCGTCGTGATATAAATCGCAACCAGTATCTATTACTGCAACAACAACGCCTTCACCTTTAGAATATTGCCATTGATCTTTTATATTAAATTTTGTAATTTCCCAACCACAATACTGACCACTAGAGGTTGATAAGCCATAAACGTTCTCTCTATCATATGGAAGAAGACCACAATCTTTTTTATTACGTCTATTTTTCATCATTTTCTCCATTTATTGTTTTGTTTATCCAATCAATATACAAGCTGACTCTAGTATGTCCACTCTCGTCCCCATATGTTGAGTCTGGCTTTCCATCCATAGCCATAACACAAGAATTAATACCAGCTAATTTATTTCCAATAAATAATCCACCGCCACTATCCCCACTACCTATAATAAACTCTAGTTCTGTTCTATTATGACGAGAAGGAGTGCAGACTAATAGTTTTCTATCTATAGATTCTATTATGTTAGAACCAGCCCGTCTTTTATCGTCACTGTATTTTACGCCTGTATTAAAAGTTCCATGTAAACCAAATCCTGATATGGAACACACCTCTCCTACCTCATCATCATCACTATAAAATTCTGGATAAAAATCCAATCCAAGATCTTCTTCTGTATTGCCTAAAGCAATATCATATTCACCAAAATTATTTTCGTGATAGTTCTCATGATATGTTACTGTCTCGACACATATTTTTTTGTCCCCAGAAGTAACATAGCAAGTCTCGCAGTTCTGTACAACATGGGCCGCTGTCATTACCCATCTTGGTTTTATTGCCACAGCAGAGGCACAAAACGGCTTTCCATCCTTATATTTTCCGCAAACCTTTAAAACAAACTTGAATTTTGACCCATATTCCACATACTTTTCGTCTGGCGTATTTGGATCTATTGTGCCACCAAATGAGATAGAAGCTACCATAAATATGGCTAAAGCTAAAAGGAGTTTCATATACCACCCCCGTGATCATGGCTTATTTTTCACCTTACTATAGTACACCGCACAGTCATGTTCGACATCTTTATTCCAGCTCTTATAATCCATAAAATGCCCAAATGTTAAATGACACTGATTATCGCATAATGTTATCAAATTTAATGGGTCTAATTCTAGTTCGGGGTATTTATGTACTGGTTTTATATGATGAACCTCTAACCCTTTTGTTTTTCCACAAGCGGAACATTTAGGGTATTTTGCTAAGTGTTCTCTTCTTAGATCTTTCCATCTAGGAGATCTACTTGCATATCTGATTTCTTTTGGTTTTAAAAAATTAAACATTTCGCTATACTTTTATCGTGTATAATATAATTGTAATACGCTCACAAAAAGAACGCTTAAGAAGGAGAATCCATGATTTCCGGCAAGGTATGGGGAACTACTCAGTGTATTTTTAAACATAATAATGTATCTATACACAGAATAGACATAAAAAAGGGAGGAACCTGCTCAAAACACTATCATTTACACAAATATAATAGGTTTTTTGTTGAGAATGGAAATCTTAAGATTCTAGTCTGGCAGAAAGACTATGACTTAGTTGATGAAACCATACTATCTCCAGGTCAATCGACAGAAATCAAACCCGGACTATTTCATCAGTTTGTAGCACTAGAAGACACGATAGCTTATGAGATATATTATTTAGAACTAGAAGATAATGACATTATTAGAGATTCTTGTGGTCATTTAATAAGTCCTAATAGAAAGAATTAATTATGAATTCATGGGATTGTTTCGACACTTTGATAGCTAGATCTTTTCATAGTCCTAAATCTATTTTTGATATAGTGGGTAAAAAAATTGGAGATTTATCCTTTACGCAAAAAAGAATAGACGCTGAAAGACTCTCTAAGCACAAGACATACGAAGATATATATGCACACTTACCACAATATGACTCCACACTAGAGATACAAACAGAAAAAGAGTATTCTTTTCCTATTTTAGAAAACTGGAATCGCGTAAAAGATGGAGATATTATTATCTCAGACATGTATTTATCGTCTTCGCAGATTCGAGACCTGCTAGACCATCACGGTTTCAATAAGGATATAAGAATTATATCTACATATGGTGGTAAACATTCTGGAAGAGTATGGTCTTCTCTAAAAAACTCTAAAATTAATATTGAAAATCATTATGGGGATAATTTACATTCTGATATCAAAATGTCTAGAAGTTTTGGTTTCAATAGTATTTTTTTTGGTGGCAATGAATTTACACAAGAAGAGCGGTACTTGAGCGACAATAATCAATATTTTTTAGCAGCTCTTATGCGTAGGGCTAGACTATCGAATCCATATTTTGCACCAAAGTCTTCGTTTATTCATAGTGCTGGTTCTTTTCAAAATATAGCTGGTCATGACTGGATTGAAGAAATCCATGGCCAAGTATATCTATATACTTTAAATAAAAATTTTGAAGACCATTTTCTTTTAAGAAACAAAAAATATAAGAATACTTTTGTGAAACTATATTTCGACGGCACCAGTCTTGTTTGTCACGACGCACACACCTACACTCCTCTTTATAAAGGAATTTGGACTGAAGACCCATTAAACTATGAATCCCCAACCCAGAGATTGATTTGGATAGATCAATCACAATTTAATTTGCCTATTTTAGTTTTAACAGCATTAGCCCTACCGACAGATAAAAATTTAGTTTTTTCACAAAGAGATTGTTTATACCTTCGTCAAATATATAACATTCTGTTAGAAAAGAACTCTCCAATGCTAGAGGTTTGTCGCAGATCTTATCTTAAACCATTCAGTCAAGAATATATAAACTACATTATATCTACCACAAAAAATTCTACTATAGTTGATTCACATGGTAGCGGATACTCATCAAATATGTTCCTTCAAACATATAATCATACTTGCGATGTTTATCATATATTTAAACATTATTTAGACATGACACAAAAAAAACGTCTTGGATTCTTTGAAGACTTTGAGATAGGACACCAAATGGAGTGTACTTCTTTAGGCGGAAGAACATGGTTTTGTCCTGGAAGATCATTTGAAAAATACAATATCCATGACACAGGAAGACTTATCGGCTGGCAAAGCAATGCTCCTGTTAGAAATGTTCCCGAACATGATAAAATTATTGCCACAACTATTGAAAAAGCAATAAATAATACCTGCTCTTTCCTTCATCTGTATAAAGATTTGCTTGTAGTCAACAATGAAATACTGCCAACTCTAGCTAAAAAACTTAAGAATACTTTTACTGATATAGTGGTGAATACTATAGGAAAATAAATTATTCTATACAACATAGATTCTTTTAACTAAAGAATAGGCTTTCTATCAAATCTATCCAAAATATTCTTAAGACTACCGTTTGATCTGTCAATATTGAGAGCTAAAGCCCCGGCCAAGACTTGTTCCAATTTATCCTTTTTATTTATTCTTACCGGATGATCACCCAGCGCTACCACTGGAACACCTAAGATACCCGCCTCATATAAGCAAGTAGAGGATATTGATACTACAACAGACGCCTTAGAGGCTAGTTCTAAGAAGTCTGTACAGTCGGAATACTCCGCTCTGTTAAAACTTCTTTTTCTTTTAGAGTTTGGGTGTGCCTTGACTACAATCTTATTGTTTGGGTACATATATTCAACATGAGCAACAAATTCTTCCATATTATTATAATGAGAATTATGTAGCACTTGGGTGTCGTTTTCTATTTGCATAGGAACCAGCACATATCCCTCATCTCTTAAAGGATATTTTGTTTGCAGTTCTTCTCTTTTAGAATACATAGAGTCGATATCTTGCTTGGTTATCCAAGATAAATCTTTACACAGAATAGAACTTCCACAGAATCCTAAAGGATCAACAAAAAAATTGTCTGACTGTGGTAGCATACCCCATTCTAAATAGCATTTTGGTATACCTCTGAGTTCGCATATTTTAGATACTGATAATGCTGTATGCTGATAGCCATTCCAAATAACAGCAAAATTTGCATACTTGATCTTATCTGCTGATTTAAAGACCTCATTCTTAATACCTTCCCACCAGTAATCGCACTCGTATTCATTAGCAAATCTCTTAATAAGATTTACTTCTCTCTCATTATTAAAACCACAATGAACAACAAATGGCTTTTTGGTAGATTTATCTTCCATACGATCCTATGACTCTTCCCTTTTGAGTTCTGACTACAAACCCCATCCTAACTAGAAATGGCTCTATACTATTCTCTATAGTCTCTATTGCAATACCAGTCAAAGAAGAAATACTCTTAAGTCCAAGGGGATTACCTTTATGCTTGACTAGTATATCTAAATACATTCTATCATAAAGATCTAGCCCGTTCCCATCTACCCCCTGACTATTAAATATATCGTCTACTCCCATATTCTTATCTTTATAGTATGCGACACAATTTTTGTACCACTGAAGTCTACCATTAAGGATTCTAGGAGTTCCCTTGCTTCTTTTCGCTATTTCTAGTGCGGTATCCTGGTCTAAATCTATTCCTAGCTTTTTAGCGTTCAATTCGGCTAGTTTAGCAAGATCATCGTGGCTATAAAAAGAAAGATGTTCCTTAATCTGAAAACGATCATAAAAGGGCTGACTAAGACTACCACCACTTGTTGTGGCTCCAACCAAAGTAAATGCCGGAATATCTATTTGTTCTGGTTTATCTTCTACCATTATACTAAGAACAAAGTCTTCCATTACTGGATATAGAAATTCTTCTACTAGTTTTGGTAATCTATGAATCTCGTCTATAAAAAGAACAGATCTTGGTGCCATACCCATTAAGTACGGAAGTATATTCTTTACGCTTCTTACGTTTGCCGCGTTGAGAGTATATAGGTTGACTTCCATCTCGTTTGCTATGGCACTCGCTATAGTGGTCTTGCCTAGCCCCGGAGGGCCGTCTATTAAAACATGAGGCATCACACCACCAGAGTTTTTACAACCCACCACAGAGACTCTGAGCCGCTCCACAACATCTTGCTGACCAACAACATCATCAAATCTCGTTGGTCTAATAATACTAGCCATGCTTTCCTCCAAATGTTTCCAATGTATATTTAACTAAGTTGCCAATATCTTCGGTCTTTATTTTGTCATATGCGTCTACCAGAAGTTCTCTAGCCTCTTTATCGGTAAAACCATACGTACTTAATATTTTAGCAGACCTGTCTAGTAGGTCAATCGGAATTTTAACAACTTCTCTATCCTCTGACTCTGGCTTTTTGTTAACGATCTCCGTATCGACAGGGATTTCTTTTTTGGTTTTAGGTTTACTATAAAGGATCTTTATCTTAGATATTCTTTTTGGTTGAAAAACAGTTCCGCAATCACAAACAACTTTGAAGTTTTTTGTTTGAGTCTCTTTAAGAGATAGCCAGTGCTGTATGGTACATTCTGTGTTTGGACACTCATATTTAAAATGAGCGTCTAGACTAATCGGTTTCAGGCTTCTCTTTTTTGTTTTCATCTTTTGTCCAAAATACGAAGTCATTAAGTTCGTCATCATACGCAGACTCTATCAGACCTTGCTTACTTAAGTTTGCCAACAGGTTGCTGACAAGTCTAGAGTTTAAAGCCTCAAGAATATCAGCAAATATTTTCTCATCAATAATATATCTTACCTCTTTGGTATTCTTGTTTACCTGCTTTTTAGCATTTTGCTCAACAATAACCAAAGATTCTTTTTGTGTTAAAACAGAATTCAGTTCTTTTATATCTTCCTCAGAAGCGCCTGTTAGAAGTTCAGTAAAATCATCTGCATTTTCTATCATGTCCTTACCGAAACTATTAAAAACAACTAACCTAGCACTATCTGTAAACTTTTCTATATTGTCGATAATAAATTTTTGACTCATAATGAGTACGTGCCTCCTTCATTAGTATACTCCGTCCAGTTCAAAGCGGCAGAATATATTGGCTTATATACTATGGTCTCAGAACCATTATACTCGATAACTTGCATAACACAATCTTGTAGTTCGTTAATTCTAACTTCTATTTCTTTTATTGCTTCTTGTCTAGATAGTACAGTTATCATATCCCCAGACGAGAAAAATAGTTTAAACTTCACATTAGTTGAGTATGTCATACAGTCCCTTGTAATAGTTTGGTTGCTTGACAAAATATGCTGCATATTGCTGTATATGTTTAGTATAAATATTTAGCAGTTTATCTTCCACGAAATGCTTTGCTTTATATATTGGTTCGTTGTACTGATTGTTCCCCAAATACAGGAGGGAGTTTCCTCCACCCACTGTATTGGAGACCCAATCAGTCACAGGTAACGAAACAAACGGAAAGTCTGTAGTATTATTAATTTTATACCAATCATTTGAGTGGCCCGGTGGATTGTTAATTAGATTGTCTATCATTTTCTGAACCCACTCTGATATAGGGCCACTACTAACATCAAACTTAAAATAAAATTTATTCCAGTCTGATTCTTGCTGACCCTGATCATAGTCATGACTATCATCGTAGTCATCTTCATAATAGTCTTCATAATCATCATATGGTTCGTGCATATATTATCCAATACAAAATTTATCACTAATTTGAGCAGCAAGATCTTTGGCAGAACTAGCCAAAAAACGATTGTTACTAAAGTATAGTGCTGTGGATGCTTGGTTTAGGTACTCGACAACTGTTTTTAAAAGTTTGATCTGTGATCCATCAAGGTTTATATCCTCTTCTGGCAGAGCATCGTGTGCATCCTTAGACCCGTCCTCATCGCCTACAAATCTGTCACCATAAACAGACTGAACAAGCATTGGATCGCCATAAGCCCTCATCTGATTCAGAATATCTGTTGCAACATTTACTGATACAGGAACACCGGTAATATCGGACTTCTTATAAGCCTTGGAATATTCCTTAAACCATTCGTCACTAGTCTTATTGGCTACAAGATTAACAAGAGCAGAAACACCATCAAGAGCTTGTTTAAGATGTTCAATATTTACCGGGTTACCATTTGATCCCGACAAAATACTAGTAAAATAAGGCTGCTTTCCCTCCCAGGCTTTTCTCCACCAAGTATATGGGATTCGATAAATCTGATTAATTTTGATGGCTCGGGCATCACCCTCAAAGTGGTTTACCAGTTTCTTTTGAATACCACTCCAATAAGTCTTGTTAGGACTATTAGCGTTTGGGTTTAGAATCCAATAGCACTGATAACCATTGCGAGTATCAACAACCCAACTTGGCTTGACAGGAAAGTTATTAATCTTATTCAAGAATTCCTTCTTCTTTCGCATAACAATACTAGGCTTGAAATAAGACCCCTTATCGTCTCGTCCAGCATCCATATCAACAAAACAAGCACGAATCCTGCTAATAGCATATTGCTTGCGACCACCATTAACATAAAAATAAGCATCGGCACCCTGACTATCATTTGCAATAGCAACAGTAGTAAGATGATCCGTATGATTCATACTACTGATCTTCTTGCGAGGATCACCGTTATAACAGAAAATATGCTGACCACCAAAAGAAGCCAAAAACTTATTTCTCAATGCTATCTGAGTATCTGTTCCAATAGCACTATGAGTCTTATCGAACGGATTAAAAGCCAAAGTATCGCTAAACATCTGTTTTCCCTTTTCCAAACTACTAACTACATTTTCGATATTGGGATAGTGAACATCGCTATCAAGAGCAATATCTAAAAGATGGCCGAGAGAATCGAACCCTCGTTATTAGCAACACAAACTATTAGATACTGCTAATAAGATCCACACGCCACCTTGACTATTAATCAATACTGATTATCGTAATCCTCGTCCTCGTAATCTTCTTCATCTTCTTCGTCGAACTGACCCCAATAACTTTCATCATAGTCATTAAGATAATCATCCTCATCATCCTCATACTCGTCCTGAGTAAAATCGGCTGAATAAAGAGGCTTGAGTAGTTCGCCTTCGTATTCCCCAACCACTTCATATCGACAGGTACGAAGTTTTTCACAATTACAGTCGCTTGGAACGCTTACCACATCCTTGGGATTGATTTTAACAATCACGATACGATCACCGCTTTCCACACTACCATAACTAGCAACATAATTTAATGCACCAGCATGGAGACCATCAGAGCATCCACGACTACGATTATCGTCCACCTTTGCTCGTTGCATACTAACTACCTGACCAACACTGTTATCAAATACCCCACGGTACTTATCCTTATAATCTGAACGAACAGCCTTATAGGCGAGGAAGTGACCGTCCTCCGTAATAGGCAGATGTTCATGCTCCAAGAAATCATAGAGTTCCTTTTGACTCTGCATACTTGGATTCTCCATAAGATTATTTAGAAAGGTCACAAGCGGTTCAAAGGGCAGACCCTTGCTCATAAACTCAAGGATACGCTTACTGATACTGCCGTGAACAACTTCACCCTCATAAGTAACTTGTCCATTCTTGATCTCGACCAAACCATCACTAAAATTAGCAACAGCCTTTTCTACATCAACAATATCCAAGAGTTCTTCTGCGGTTGCTGTGGGCAGAGCCTCAAGGATCATCTTGTAGTTAATATGATCCGGCAACACCTGATAACTCTGGTTATTAAGAACCAGCGTCAAATTACCATCGACAAACATAAAAGGAACAGCCATTTTAATTCTCCTATTACCTGTGAAATTACCTAATTAAACTACTCAACTGAATCTTAAACAAATCAACATTGTCTTGACTCATTTGACTAAACCAATCTTTACCATTATTATTGTAATAACTATTTCGCTCATCAAGTTGATTGATCGGGTTCTTGTTAGTTTTGAGTTCTCGCAGGTTCCCGCTAACTTGGTGACTACCAAGAATATACTTTAGCATCGGGTTCTTGTCAACCTCCGCTTTAATATTTTCTCTAATCTCACTAATTTTTGGCAGAGTATACTTCTCGGATACTTCCGTCTTGATTATTTTGGCATACTCAATAGCCAGAGTAGCCTTGTCCCCACCGTATAGTCTGTTTTCGATAGTTTGTAGCAGATAATTGTACGCAACATTACCATTACGAATCTGGTTACTGTCAACGTCTTTAATGCCAAGATCACTCAACAGTTTTGTCATATGGTTTAGGTAATCCGTTTCATTGAATCTGGTTATAGCAAACTTAGAATCATGAACAGTATGGGCAAAGAACTCCAAAATCATGGTATTATCAACTGCTTCTGACAGTTTCTTGTTGCTAATAAATTTACCATAGTCTAACCCAAAGATATTGAGCATATGGAACATAAACTGTCTATCCACAGACCCATAGTTATAGTACCTATAGGAGTCGGACTTTTCTTGCTTTTCATACTCTCTCTTGGCATACTCAATAATAGCGTTGTACGAGGCAATATTTTTAAAATGCTTCTGTGCAACAACCTTGAGTTGACGCTTTAGAAACTCATTGAAATTAGTAAGTGTATGACCATCGTTTTCAAGTTTAGCGACAAACGCACTCTTGATAGCATAGATCTTATTTTTTCCAATCAAGTCCTTCATTATATGCTTGATATGATCGTCATGTAGTGTGAGAGAAATATCTGCGATCTCTGGAAAGCCAGAACCCTCTTGAGACTTATATCTTACCATAGGCACATAAACAATCTCGTCTGTTTCCAGAAAGTCATTCAACTGATCTTCCGATAGCATCTTAAGACACTGAGCATCGTTATACGGATTACTAATGCTCTTGCTCTTGGCGTCTGCCCCATAGATGAAAAATACATCTTGGTCGCTGACACTACCCTTGCTATTTCTAGCGGACTGCTTTCTTGGGCCGGAATTTTGGGTTAGATGCTTATAGTCAGAGACTTTAAGAATGTTATCCTCGCCCACATCCTTTCGCAACTTATCAAAACCTTCGTGACTTTGGGTATAATCCTTACTATCAAGCATCATATACGCAAAGCAATCGTTCTGATTACAATATCTTGTGATAATCTTTTTGGCTGTTTCTTCGCTCTTAACATCACAAACAAAGAAAGCCATGCTACCATTCTTCTTGGTGGAATTCCAGTAAGAATATCCCTTGCCAGTCAAGGTTTCGTGATGAATCTTATCTGTGAGAGCAACAAGCCTACGAGAACGGTAGCCGCTGCTCTTATAGTTAAAGACATACAGACTCTTACCGGCTGGGATTTTATACTCAAGATCATTACCAGAATTAATCTGATGCTCCTTGCCGGTATCATCCTTCCAAGATGCACCAACACCCCAACCGCCCGCCAATTCATTCATTGTATAATACAGACTGATGGCTTCTACCTTGGTTTTGGCGGCGGCGATCTTTTTGGAGAATTCCTCCTTCATTTCCATATAGATGTCTTGAGTCTTTTGACGCAGCGTTTTAATAACCTGCTTCGTATACTGCAAGCCTTCTCTAGAAACGTCCATTTCCAATTCGCCAATTCCAAAATCCAGTTCAAGATAGAGACCCGAGTGAATGATCTCTCCAATAAAACTCTTCCAACTATCAATATCCGCCTTCTGGAAAGCACGATTCCACCTCTGGATATGATCTGGAGTATCCTCTTTCTCTTGCCCAACAATTTGTGCAGTATGCACAGGATATGCGATATTGCCCATGATAGCCACAACGCCGCTATCAATACGATGATAATTATTAGGATAATACTGACTATCGTTATTAAGTCTACAGACTCTCCATCCAGTACCACTGATTACAATATTGGTATTGCTATACTTATGGTCTTGGAGATTTGGTGCAACACCACCCTCAATAATAGGCTTCATTCGGAAATAATGAAAAATCCTCATAGCCTTGTTAGTAAACTCAGCAAAATCCTGCTGCTTAACAGCAAAACTAATTTCAAGACCGTTTGGTTCTTTTGTGTCGGAAGTATTAAAAAGATTCAGAGTAGGAACACCACTATCATCAATAGCAGCGATATACGTATACTTCTTGCCGTTAAAATAAGACGCAGTAGTAAAACTTTTTGTATATGCAAACGGACTCTTAGACCCTAGACCCAAGCACCCCACAAAATCATTGCTATCGTTCTTATTTGAAGCACCGTAGGTAGTATACAGGTTCTCCATATCTTCCTGACTAAGACCAGTGCCATAGTCTCGCACCATAAAAGTAGGATTGGCAGCGGTAGGAAGAAATACCTTAAAGGGATTCTTATTTCCGGCAGAAATATGGCTATCATAAGCATTGGTTGAAAGTTCACGAATAGCGGCCATTACTTTATCGGAATAAAGAGAGTCCGACAAAATCTTAAACATCTTGCTCGTCTGAGCGATATTAAACTGGTTCTTGCTAGAAACTCCAGAACTGTGAGTTTCGATTGTACGATCTGCCAACTTCATCTTTGTTCTCCAAAAGTGTTATCGTTCCTGTGATAGCGTAAGTATAGCATCGGCAATCCGGCTTGTCAACCTTTAATCGTTCGCCTCGTCAAATTATTTCCTTATCCGGTTATTAATAGACAAGACTCCTAATAATAGAGATAAAATACCAACATATCTTACTGCTGGTATTGGCAATAGAAAAAACCATAAACCAGAAAATATGGTTATAATAGAAAATAAGACTACAAACCAAGTTGGTATAAAAGAACAGCCACTAATAACAAAACAAAATGGCCCAGAAAATAAAATCCATAAAAAAATGATTGATACGAATAATGCCAAACTAAACATTTATATATTCATTAGTTATCTAAATCATCATCCTCTAATGAATTCCTCCATTCTTCATTGTCGTGAATCCAACCCTCATTTGATTCGTATTCTTCATCTTCGTTCATATCTTCTTCGCCTATCTCTGCTGCGTCCTCTAGAAATAATGTGATTGTCATCATCATTTCCATAAGAGTATCTAACTTATTGATCATTAAGTTGATCTGTTTTTTCATAGCGTCAACATCTTTGCTTAACGCCGCTATTTCTTTAGAGTTTTTTGTTTCCACTTGGGATATCTCTCTATGGTTTTTGTTGATTTCTTTCAGAATATCATTAATTTCTTTAGACACAGTATCTCCTTAGCCTAGCCTTTTGTATTCTTTTATATCTCCATTTTGGGATATTTTTTGATCTTCATATGTTGATGCGACCCTACGATAATACTCCTGTTTTATGTTTTCTAATACACCAGTTATGATCGCTATTTTAGGATAGGATGGAGTACCCATTAAACCAGCACTAACTCGGCTAAAAACATAGTTAATATTACCCGCGATCTTTAATAGTTGTTCATTACTCAGTTCGGTTGTATCAAAAGGCTTATCCAGAACCGTATTTTTAAGACAAAGAATGAGTTCGCCTACGCACTCGTCAAGTTTACTTCTATTAGATTCATCTATATATGGCATTTTTTAGTCCTCGCTGCATCTACATTGATACTTATTACAATAACAACATTTAGGCCCAGGGCTTGAAAAACCCCAAGCATTAGCATAACCATCAAAACTTTCTTTCCCGGTATCTATACATACTAGTTTAGTTTTGCCCTTTCTTTCTATTAGTCCAATGTTCCAATAGTGGCAATCCCAAAACTTTAATTTGGTTTTTTGATATATTTTATTTACTAGATTTTGTATAGACCTTAAAGAATGTGGCCTATCATTAGTACATATGGGCATCTGTGCTTTTTCGGTAATATACCCCCAGCCACTAGTCATAGAAGGACAATCTATATCAGAGCAGAATTGTAGTTGACAAACATCTCCAAGAACTTTTGGGGCTAGGTCAAAAAGACTCAACTTCTTTTGTCTCCAATATGAATCTAAAGCCTTTTGCTTATTACGAAACTCTTTAAATCCAAGATCGTTTTGGCTTACTATGCTATAGAATTGAGCATAGCCTCCTTCATCGTATAGATTTATATCTATAAGATAGTTTTTACTCATTGTTTTTCTTCAATGGGATTTCCGGTTAGCATTTCAACAAGACGAACCGCATCACTAAGATTATCAAAGGTTCCTATGTGCATACCAGATTGAACATGATCCGCTTTAAAAGACCCAAAAACCACATAGAATGGTTCCCCAACCGTTTCATCTCTAGAAAAATAGTCTTCTGCATCTTTTACAGCATCGAAGATAACCCCGCCCTCATAATCCTTAATTTCTTTTACGGTGTCTATAGCAAAATACTGAAAATGAGATCTAGGATTTCCGGTATTCAACCCAATGCCTCTAAAAAACCTATTACTAATTGTTGTCATGTTTAATCTTGCCTATAAAGAGGAACTACTGTTTTTTGGTCGTTATATGGATTATTTTGTAGTCTCAGATCATACAAATCTCCATACTGGTTTATTTTAGCCCAAGCAACTGGTTGGTCAAGTTTTTCATACTTGGCTTTTAGTCTTTTGAGTTCGTCTTTGGCATTGTTAACCACAAAACGATCAGCACCATTAGCCCACGCAAATTCAATTAAATATTCTATCGGATTGGCGTGTTGTTCCATTTTATGCAAATCCTATTCTAGTTTTTTCGGAAAGTGTTACTTCTATCTCATTGGCAGAAAATGTTTGAGTTGTATAAGAGCGACTATTCCACCAGCCACACTCGTATGTAATGTGGTTTTCGCCCCTAATATTTATTCCAACTATTGTACCAAACACATCATCTGCCAACTTTACTTGGCTACCAATCTTATATAGTTCTATAGTATTCTTACTCATATATCTCCTTTGTATTTCTAGCGATACCTAACACAAGCATACCATCCTCTCGCCCCTCTGGCAACCCCAATTTCTACCGGAGTCTTTTGTCCCCAATAGCAACAATTTTTAATAGCACGATCCGCACTAATGGGAGAAAAACCCACCCCTTCATAGCCTCTATTTCCACCACAATGACCCATAGAATTTCTTTGGGCCTGAATATTTGCAACCCCTTGTGCTGATGACGTTGTATATGCGTATGTTTTATTCACATTTTGAGCATTAGCAACTACGGGGCAGACCAAGAACAGACCAATAATAAAAGCCTTCTTCATAATTTCCTCCTTGAAAGTTATAGATGGGATAAAAAGATCCCCCGAAAGTGTGCATTATTAAGAGGCATCGGGGGTTTCTTTTTCATAAAAATTATCGGATAACAGTTACGTTACGGGTGCGACAAACACCGTTAGCACAACCTGAAACAATTCTCTTTGGTAGAACTACGGTTTCACGAACAACACTCTTTGTAACAGTCACAACTTTTCGACCGCGAACAACCGCACAATTACCAGACTGGCAATCTCCAGCAAAAGATAGTGCCGGAATCGAAAGAGCAACAACTAGAAACAGAACAATATTCTTCATATTAGAATCTCCTTGGTGTTTAAAAAATAAAAGGTCAAATCCATTCGACTCAGTTAACTGAGTATCATAGTCCGCTCAGTATCCACTGTCAACATACAAAATTGTATGCAGTAGGAGTGGTGGGAGTCGAACCCACACTTGCAAAATTTTAAGTTTTGTGACTCTGCCATTGGTCTACACTCCCATAAAACACACCGACTACACAAACCATTGATTTGAGGTTGACTATAACTTTGTGCCTCTCGTTTAGTTTGTGTAGCCAGTGCATCTTGGGTTTTAATCAGCCGTTGGCATGAGCCTTAAGACGGGCCACAATCTGAGCCATCTGCTCAACATTGTCCACCGTCTTGATTGGCTTCGCACGTTCCATTGTGGGCAACTCAATACCCTTGGCCTTAAGAGCCTCCTTGGTACGAGCAAAACGAGCCATCGTACTAGCGACCTTCTGACCCGTCTTAGTAGCAATCTCAGCATAGGTCTTGCTAGAAAACACCGCCTCAAGAAACTGCTCGTCGCTGCAACGAACACGCTTCTGCTTTTCCAGAGTAGTAACTTCAGCCATAATCAACCTCCAAATCTTAATCCAAACTCACTCAGCAGGATTCGATCACGCGACCGATTAACTCCTGCCTTGTCCTTTCATTGTACAACAGTGTATCGTCACTGTCAATACGCATCCTTGAAAAATTTTTGCGTTCCAACTCGTTTTTTGAAAAAACTAAATTGTGTCCTAGTTAGACTTTCTTCGCAACCAGCGAGAATATTCTGGTGCTTTATATCCTGTTTTTCTTGACATCTCATTATTATTGATTTGATTTATAATAATAGACGTTGGCAAACTTTTAACACCCATCTTTGCCTTAAAGTCTGGATTCGCTTCTATGTCTATAATACATACAATATATCTATCTATGTCTTCTATGTTTGATAGATCTTTTTTAAGTTGCTGACAGTATCCGCACCAATCAGCACTAAATATTAAAAGTATTGGCATATCGGCTTCTTTTGCCAAAACCTTTGCTGTTTCATAATCGTCTTTAATGACGTATGAAGTTTCAGAAACTTGAGCGTTTGCTAAAGTGGAGATAAATAAACACAATAGAGTAACAACTGTGGACAATCGTTTCATGGTTTACTCCACCATATCGACTTAATTATTTTCTAGTGTGACTTTAATAATAGCATAGTCTTCTCTATCGCTATCTATGATTTGTATTTCTGTGACCCTTCCTTTTCCAAAAAAATCATAACCAATATGCAAAAATGGGCCACCCTCAAAATCTGCATATGTTGGACTACTTGGGTCTACTTCAAAGCCTATTCTTAAAAACCCGCTATCTCCTTCGACTATAAACTGATTATCATTTATTTGAGTTACAGTTCTTTTCCTTCCATATCTAGATTTTATATTACTAGACACAAACTACCTCTTGAGTACTAACATGATCTTCTTTATTTACAGACGCTAGACCATTAAGAACGTCTTTTAGAGTTTTATTTTCTTCTTGTAGTATTTGAATAATTCTATCAGCATCCGAAAGTGCCATACTTAGAACCTTGACTTTCTTAGCCAACTCATCACCCACATAATTATTCATGCTCATGATAAACTCCTTTTTAGGAATATACTACATATATTAAATACACTATTTGATATCAATTTCGACCAGAAATCGCCTCAAGTCTTTCAACTGGGCATGTGTTAAAACTATTTGATCTGAATATGGTTTCGAGTGTACCAAAACCTGCCAGATATATCTTAATTTTTGCCATAATGACAGGCTTCTGGCATATGACGGGTAGGAGTAAATAGATAGGTCTGCTATTTGGCACTCATGGTCATACTCTATATATAGAATCTCGCCTTTACAATCACAAGGCACAAATACCGATGTTGTTTTATCTTTACTGTATTTTGTCACGCATCCCATATAGGTGCGATCCTCCTTGATCTTCCTTTATTTCAGTAAATTCTTGTGGACTTAATAGATATGTGACTTGAGAAGATTCTCCCCAAATCTCATACAGTTGAGAGTTTAGCCTTCTGGTAATATAGCCATATTCTGTTATGGCGTGGTTATTCCCATCATTAGTATCAATTAGAACCCTTACTCCTGCTGACATTTTTTGGTTCCTTTTTCTTAAAGATTCTATCGTAGTTATCAGCCCATGTTTTTGGGTCTACGCTCTTTGGTCTGCGTTTCGACCCCTTACCATTTTCACTCATTTATTCCTCCAATACGAATGACCAGTAACGACTATCTTCCTTCTTCTGAAGATCGTCCCAATAAATAGAACGGGCAATATAAGAAGGAATCTTATGCTTGCCACAATTTATCATCCAGTGACGCTCCATTTGCTTATATACGAACGAACCAGACTTACTCTTATTATACTTCAGACTTTCAACATCGTACAGCCTCAACTGGTGAATATCCCCACAGAGTACTCTGGCCTCATTGGGATGAATCATTTCAAGAGCAAAACTAATCTTAGCCAAACCAATACCGCTAATCTTATTTAGGATACTGTCTCGCTTCTTAACGTGATACTTCTTAGTTGTAAGATAAAAGTCTTTAGGATTGGCCCAAAACTTTGTGCTAAAGTCCCAAATATAATTGGTTCGGTTATTGTGCAGACCGACTCCGCTCTTGTGGAGTTTTTCAAGAAGAACTTCTTTGCTATCAATCCATTCGTTAAAATTTTTGATGGCATTATAACCCTTGACATTACCCTGCCAAGTGGTATGGACGCTGCAATATGCGAAAAGATAACGCCGAAAAATATCTTCATTGGTTTTCGGGCGAACGCTCTCCCAATAATCCTTATAGGCTACAATCTTATCCTTGGGAAAGTTCTTAAAGAATTCGTCGGCCTTAGACGTATTAATAACTACGGGCTTTTTCTCAACTACTGCTTCGCTCATATTTACTCCAATGTTTGTTCCAAAGTGTATGCTCCGATTCTACACTAAAGGTATCGGCTTGTCAAGTGTCATTACTTCAATCAAATGGACAAGCGTTTGGATCGCCACCATTGTTAATAAATTCCTGATGTTTTTCTTGATATAAAACACCAGTATGAAACCCCTTTTTTTGAGATTTTTGTTTTTCTTCTTGTTTCTTTTTTTTATTCTGGAATTTTCGTTGTTTTTTTAGGGTTTTCTTTGTTTCTTTTTGCTCTTGAATAGAATCTAATGCTCCTATTCTTTTTGCTTCTTGTAAACCATACTCTTGAATAATTCTACGATTACCTCTAAATTGTGAACTTTTACTATATCTATTTGCTTTATATTTCACGACTACCTCCATGTAAAATTTTGAAAGTGGGAAATCTTAAAGAGATACCGCCATCTTGATTCTCACTCTCGCTAAAGTACTGGACAGTAATAATCTTACCAAGAATCTTTTTGGGATGCTTATGAAAGTCCTGTCTTTGTTCGATACTAAAGCCGCTGCCGACTCTAACATCATAGCCTTTATGCTTAATGGTTACGCAACTAAGCATAGTTTCTTCTGTTTCTTGACCATCTTTAACATAACGAAATGGCCCCATTTCAACATCAACAACCTCATATTCATCATCAGAAAATGACTTATACTTAAGCAAATCTTTCGATCTTTTTCCCTTATATGGTTCGTCCGCTCTCAGCATCAGTCCTTCCCAGCCATATTCATTAGACAAGGATACCCATTCTTCAAAATGAGCATCATCCTTAACCTTATCTTGAGCCAAAACGCTCAAACATGGACAGGTATTCTTTCTCATTACTTCTCTAAGATTATTATACCTATGAGAAAACAGTTTGCCCTTAGTACCCTTTTGACTATAGAATTCGTCATGACTAATCATGTCGAATATTTTGTACGAGGGATTTGGAATAGTGTGGTCTTTCTTACGAAGTTCCTTCATAACTCCCTGGAAATCCTCGTTACCATTTTCGTCCACAAGGCAAAGTTCACCGTCGAATACTACGTTAGAAATACCCAAATTGCGTATACCATCAGCAACAACAGAGAGAGTATCGAAAACCTTACCTGTTCTTGAAAAGAAAATGGTTTCGCCTTTACTATCCACAACGCCAATACACCTAGCGCCATCAATTTTACGACTAACATACCAATCGTCCTTCCAGTCTACAATTTTAGGTTCATATTTTTCAGCGAGTGCAACGCTAAATGTGGGAATAAAATCTGGAATCGCTTTATTAATCAACTTATCGCCAGCACGAGTTTTTAGGTCTTTATCAATAATACAATGGATAAGTTCTTTATGCTCTGGATGAGAATCGACGAAACTATTTACCGCACCAATAGCATCGTGACCAGTAATCTCTCTATTTTTAAGAGCATCAAGCAAATCAAAAATACTTTTATAAGCATGACCTCTCAGATGAGATTTTTTCTTAAGATTATCGCTTGTCACAAAATATTGCCAAGTTGGATGATAAGTATAAAGCAGAATGTTCTTAATAAAATTTGCACCAGCACCATTACCAGAAACATAGTCTGTAATAATGTCCACTTTATCGTTTGTGCTACTGGTGGCACGAAGATCACGAACAAAACCATCAAGATGTTCAAAACTATCGGTCATACCAAATCCTCCTGTGTTATCCCAACATTCTAGCATAAGCCAATCGTCTTGTCAAGTATCGTCAATTTGTTTGCGTTTCTTGAACACCCTAGCCATAATTTGTATTAGGTCGCTACCAGCAGTCTGATAAAATGCCGGGCAAATAGCATGAATAATTAATAGAGCCCCCGATAAAAAACAAACAAATCCATAAAAAACAGCAAACTTAAAGTGCTGTAAATACGTCATCCCATTTTCTTCTAAGTGTTCAATCCACCTTTTCTTTAAATTCATAGAAATAAACCTCTTCGTCGCTTTCACTCACCCATCTGCTTCCAGTGTTTTCACAACTAAATTCCAGTCCAAACACCTTCCAGTCTGGTTTTTTATCAAACCTTTTGCTGATAAAGGAACCACCATCCATCCACAAGATTCTATTATTTGGTTGAATAAAATACTGACCACCATTTCCTTCAAAAACATGACCGCATTTATGTCCAGCCGCTATTTCACCATAGCCATTTTGATACTGAGGCCCAAAACACCAGTCTATAGTAAATAGATATTTAGCCTTGTGTAGTGTTTTATTCTTTAGAAGAATATTTGCTGCTCTATTTTTAGTATATTGATCAATTTTTATACTAGCGTAATAACTCATACTATCCCATAATTGAATCCAGTCCAAAGGATAGTCTGAGCCTCCACTTTCATTTGCTCTTAAATAGTGGATTGGAACTCTGGCGTGTTGACTGCCATACTCTGTCATAACAGAAAACAAGCCGCATCTTTGTGGAATACTCGTAAAGTTAAATACTTCTACTGGTATTCTATCTGAATTTATGTCTGGAGATTTGTTATATAGGAAATTTGTGTCAAGATACGCTATGAAAATAGGAGTATCAATATTCAGATAGTTGCTCATTTAGATCTCGACAATAAATAGTTCATAGCATTAACAATTCCAGTTAAGTTGTCCCCTAGTTTGCCTATGCCAGTATTACATCTGTCGCATATCCAACCCCTAAAACTATCATCCGTATGGTCATGATCTAATACCCATTTTATTGGTATCTTTTTGCAGCACTCACAAATTTCGGGTCTTGGTGGAGCCTCTTTATGTAGTTTGCCTCTAATCTTAGAATGTTTTTTAACGCACTTTTTACATCTACTATCCAATTTATCTTTGTACATACTGTGTTTAGGAAAACTTTTCCTATTTTTCCTTTCGCCACAATACGAACAAATTTTTCTTGGCATCTTAACTTACTTCTTTTTCTTTTTGACTTTCTTTTCTAGTTTAGCCATTCTTTTTTCTAGAAGTTTAAGATACTCCATTTCTTTTTGGCGATGCTTGTTGTTTTCTTTTTGGGTTTTCTTAAAAAGTTTCTTCCATACGCTCATAATAATCTCCTATTAATATTAGTTTAAAGTGGACGAGTCGGGAGTCGAACCCGAGTCTTGTGATATTTCTAATTACATCTTCTACAAGTTTATTTTGTTCATGGGTTAAATAGGATTACAGAACAAACAAGATTCATTCCTATCTTACCAACTGCTCTTAACCTACAACCCGTTGGACATTGTAAGTGCAGAGGGATTTAACGACAGACTTTTGATCGCTACCCTCATTCGCAATCGCAGTCTGTTACTGCCCGTTTTTATTAGGCAGCAAGTGCTAACTGAGTTGTGCCAGTTAAAGCATTTGATCCGGTTTTAAAGTGGCCTCCAGATCAACCACTACTTGCTTACATAATTTTCCATATCCAATCGAAACCTTTACTCGCCCGTAATTTTATATACACCTAGAGTCTTTTTAGGTCTCATTCCCGGCATTTATATCCGTATTAGATAGATTTTTAATTTCCTCCATAAGTTTTTGTAGATCATCATCACCAACAGGCATGATTATCCTGGTTAGTTCTGCTCTAAAATTCTCCATTTCTTGCCATAGCACAATATTGAGCGTAGCAGAAAATACGAGAGACAAAAACAACATTACAATAAGTGCATTTTTCATAATAGGGCGTGAGAGAATCGAACTCCCTTAACTACCTTATAAGAGTAGCGTCTTAGACCATTAGACGAACGCCCCGCATTGTTCTGTTATTCTACATCATCGACCATCGGTTGTCAACACTTGAGCCTAAAAAATAAATGTCAGAGAACACCAAAAACTTTCATCATAATAATAGAACTCATAACTAAGCCCACAATACTAGTAAGTGTGCGAATAAGTTCAAACTTATGGTTGTGTTTATCTACCCATAACTCAAAACTATCCCTGAGTTTACCCTGCCTCTTAAGTTTATCAAGCCTTTTTTGGCTGAGTCTTTCCATTATTCGTCCTTTGATTCTAGCGACCTTAGTATTCTTTGGCACTCTTGTAGTTTAGAATCCATATCCATACATTTTTTGCATAGTTCGGAGTCTACATATTCTTTAATCTTGTCTATCTCCGCTTTTAGTTCGATTATTTGGTTGATGTTCATTATTGGATACCTCAGTATTGTTACCTTTATTTTGCGGCATCCAAAAAATCATTTCGCCACTTTCATCATCCCATGCACACTCAAGTTTTCCAGCCGCAGCAAGTTTCGCTAAACCAACTTCGTGTAGCCAAATGCTAACCTCTTCAAATGTGTCATTAAAACTATCTTCATCGACTATATATCTATCGTTCTCGTCAATACCAACAATATGATTTGAGATAATATCCTTAACTTGATTGATGGTTATAAAGTCGTCCAGATTTTCTGTATAGTTTTCACACAAAGAGGATGCTGCTGCTGATCTAATACTATCGGCATAAGCATCCAAATCTAACACGCTGTAAGTTTCCATATTAATACCCCTAAAACTAGATAAATCTTTTAATACTTGATGAATCCTGATTATTAGCCATTTTCTCTAGCAGTCTATCTATGGTTTGCTGTAAATTATAGTTTCCTCTTGGGAGCCACTTACTATCTTCATAAAGAGCGGTCATTATTTGAGGAATATAATGCTGGTAGGCTATTTCAAATTCCTCTGGAAAATAATGCTTTAGGATACGCTCAATATGAAACATACTATTGGTAATTTCATCCCTATAGTCTATTAGTTTATTGAATTGATCCCTTTGTTCTTGTGTAAAATTCATGTGACTTGTTCTCGGGGCTTAAGTTTCATCATTTTATGTTTGGTTTTCCAAACTCCAGTTTCCTTGTTTTGAATATCCCCATTCATCCAAATATGACAGAAACCGGCCTGCTTGTCAATACCCCATGCGAGAATACCATTTTCATCTACCTTTTCCACAACAAAACGTCCGCGATAACCCATTGGGATAAATTCACCCCGGCTTACATAGAATGGGCCGCCAGCAACCTTGATCCTATCCCCCTTAATCAGTTCTCTCCAATTAAAGTCACGAATAATCTTTGTATTTTTTGATTCCTTGCTTTTTGCCTTAAAAACAAATGGATGATTACAATTCTTGCACATATATGCACGGGGGCCAGTAACCGTGCCGCACTTGTCACAAGCCTTCTTACCTTTACCAAGACCCATAATCTGATCTCCTGTGATTGAGTAACTGATACGCTCTAAGTATAACATACCAATCGGCACTGTCAAGCCATAGTCTTTAAGAATTTCTATGAGCCTCACAACGAGTTGAAATCCAACCCTCTTTATTGGGCTCTCCTTTGTTTCCACAAATATCGCAAATCTTATAACTCATTGCTTCTGCCATGCTCACTAAACCTTCTATATATTCATCCCCACCACTAAAATAAACTCTAAGACCACCGTACTTTTCTTTAATTTGGTCAAATTTTACAGGAAAATACTCAGTAATAGTAGCATATTCTGGATTATATTTTGTTCTGGCTTCAATGTTTCCTTCATGCTGGTTAATCATCCAACAAAGAGAAGATAGAATGTCATACCAACCTTCTCCGCACTCTATGCCAAAACACATAGGGCTTTCCATAGGAGTCTTGTTTTTATTGACAAAAAGTTGTGGATATTTTTCGTATAACTGATTTTGTAATTCGCTGTTCATAGTCTTTGTTTTCTTTTTTGTTCTTCTGATTTATAATCCGGTTCTGGTATGATAGTAAGTTTACCGGGGCTATAGTGACAAAAGTAACTTTGCTTAATCTTTCGTTTAATTAAATTGTTTTCTTCGATTTCAACATAGATATTAATGCGATAGCGGTTTTCAAAAACATTAATAATTTTAATCATCAAATAGTTTTTGGGCTTATCTACCTGCTTAAACAATAAACTCTCAATCTCTAAATCCATTACCTAGCCCTCCGATTTGCTCTATGAAGAATACGAATAGTTTCTTTGGCGTTACTTGGAACCATAACTAAACTTGGTGCTGTTTTATGTCCCCAATCCATAAAACCAACAGCACGATGCTCAACACTACATTCTGTGCAAATGATTTTGCGTCCAGTCTCAGTTAAAAACTCATACCGATCAATACCAACGCAGTTTTTACAATAGATACAGTTCATGGCAACCTCCGTTTAGCGGATTATACCATAGTCATCGGCATTGTCAACTCGTCTACTGTAATCAAATTTCCAATACTGTCACTAAAATTGCCGCCATCGGTACTATAATAAATATCTTTCAATCCAACAGCACTTAAGAGTTTATTACAATTTTCGCAAGGTTTACTTCCAAGTATTAGTCCCTTTCGATTAATTCTAAGAACACATAATGTCCAATCAGAACGAATGGTATTGTATTGATCCAAAAGTTTAGAAATAAGATGAGATTCAGCGTGTACATATGGATATTCTATATATTTAGGAAGATTAAACTGCTCACCTATACGATAGGCTCTGGTATTAGTTTTTATCGGATTGTTTTTGGTGAAACAAATCATTTTGTTACCATGAAAAGCAGCGGCATAGTGGTAACACCTAATAAGAGGACTTGGATTCCAATTAGCGTATGCTTTACGTATTGTCTTGTTTATTATTTTCATTATCCGTATTATCCAATGTGCTTTGATATGTTTTGCTATAAGTATCGTCTATCACTGGCTCTGGATATAACTTATCGGCAGATGACAATGGGACAAGATTTACCCTCTTACTTTGTGGAGAGTCTGTTAGTTTGATTTTTTGTGGCTCTTTCATATTATGTCCTATTTAGTAGCAAGCATATATAGGCCGCAGTTAGCAAAAGAGTAGCCAGCATACGCTATGCCAAGACCATAATTGCCTTTACAAAACTGCTCTATACTAACATAAGCATATACGCAGCCAGTTAGTGCTATTAGCCATCCACTCATGTTAATACTCCTTTACAAATTTCTTCGTGCTTCTCTATAGCGTAGTCTTTTGCTTTTAGTTCCATATCTACATCAAAATCTAGTCCATAGGTTTCAAACTTATTATAGGCATAATCTGCATGGGCTCTAGGATTATTACCTTCTCTTGATTCACTATAATGAAATAGTGGTTTGTGTCCATGCCAAGTGTCGTGACACGCAATAATGGCTGTATTTTCATTAAGCATATCAGAATGGCATTTGTGATGCAAATAGTCGAACGTGATAGGGATATTGGTTTTAGGATGAAAATGAGTGATTAGTTCACGAACACTCCAACAATTCAATTTGTCATCATTCTCAATAACAAGTCTTGCCTTGCAATTATCGTCTAATTTATCAAAGTTGCGTTTAAATCGTTCAATGATTTCATCATACGTTCCATTTTTATTATGAACGTGCAAATTCATTGGGTTGTAGTAATTTGCTTTACAGCCAATCCTGTCGAGAAAACTGCTATAGAAATTAAGTTCTGTAATAGTTTTTTCTACTGCTTTTTCATTGGTGGATGCAAGAACATTAAACTCTGATGGGTGACAAGATATGCGAACACCCTTATCTTTAATGGTTTGTTCTATATTGTCCATTTCATCTTGAATATCGTCATAATTAGGCAAATCTTCTAGAGAAATATTAGCCTCATCAAAAGTGATAAGAGGAAATAGATCACTACTAACTCTATAAGAGTAGCCATTATCACCGCAAAACTGGATTGTTTCATTGGTTACAACCATATTATTGTGGATACGATCACCAAGGATACTCAACGCTTCCACTCTTGGAAGTGAAGCGAAACGCTTGTAGGTCATTGTTTTAAATCCATGACCCTGTTCCTTAAGTTTTAAAGATATGCAGCACAGACCGTAAGCCATAGATTCTCCTAAGATAGCATCAGTATACTACGCTATCGGCATCTGTCAACGCGATTCTTGAGTTTCTTCGTATTCTTGCAGAAGTGCTGCTCTCATAGGCTCTGTGATATTATTAGAATCTAGATAATAGGCAAGATTCATATGAAATGTATTAGGCATATGACTGAGAACCCTATCAGAATAGATGGGATTCTTTGGTCTTTTGCGTAAAGAGCGATTAATGTGATAATGAAGCAGATATGCGTTAACTGCACGAATATACTTATCAACACTTACATCTTCTATAGGGTTATTGTGCAGCAATCTTAGTGCCTTGTTCTCACAATCATGTTCTAATTCTAGAATATCATGAAGACTTTGGTTTAATTCCTCATCCGTATAATTAGACTCTGGCTTATCTATCCATTCAAATAAAGTGTCATATGTTAATAACGACCTATCCCATAGGTCACGATTATTTTTCCACTGTAAGTAGTGACAATATTCATGCAAGAATACTTCAAAACCCATATCATGGTCTAAAGCAACAACCAATTCCCTCTCACCATCTTCTGCACCAAACCATCCTCCATAACCATCTAATTCCTTTTTTCTATGTATCAACACAGAAAATCCATTGGCTAAAAGTTCTCTGGTGCATTTGGTGATAAAATTTAGTTTAGTATCCATACTTATGCTCTGTTTTCGGTAACGTCTATCGCAGAATAAATTCTCATAACTTTATGGGTGGGTTCAAAATATTGCTGAAAAGCCAGTTGTGCTTCTAGTTCGGTTGTTGTAAAAAAAGTTTCATGCAGCAAAATAGTTTGCTTATACTTATCGTTTTTTTCGTATCCCTGACCAGTAACTAAAAATTCTAACATTATATTTTTTCTTTCTTGTTATAGTTTTCTTGTCTCAGTTTATCTTCCTTCTGCATATAATAGGCCGTAGAAACTAAAAAGAATAATCCACCAAAGAATACTACCAGTCCAACAAGTAAATATATGGCGAACAAAGATAGCACAAGATTTATTAACATATCTAGTCTTTCGTTATTTTAAGTACAATTCCAAAAATAGTAAACATTATACAGCATATTCCTATAAATATGAACGGGAAAGCGAACAATATGTCGCTATATTCACTAAGTCTAAAGTTTACCATATTATAGTCCAAACGCTTCAATAGTATATTTAAATGGCTTATCTGGTATATTTTTCACTAATTCTAACATTTGTTGTGCTATTTCTCTGATTTCTAGTTGAGCGTTGTCTTTATTTCTTAAAGATTGAAAATGATAAAAACTTCTCCAATTAAAACTCACATCAGCGGTAATTTGTGTATTATATCCTCTAAAAAATCGAGCAGATTCTTTGGCTCTTTTTCGATCAACACCATAATTATCTGTTAAATCTTTAATACAATCATGGTATAGTCTCAACCCATTTTCCGTATAATGCTTTAATTGTTCTTTCCATAGTTCGGGCCAGTCTTCAGGGACTAAATATTTATCTTCTTTGATCTCTTTATATCTTGCAGATTCTCCGTTGACACTAACGCCGATACGATGTTTGATAATATGTATATGAGAGGCTATATCTGTGGTTACAAGAAAGTGTAGATAAGATTTTTCAAAAGGAGTATGATGCCCTTCATCCGCTAACATTTTTAACAGTTTGGGGATTCTATTGATTTTATCTTCTGATAAATCTCTAGAAGTGCTAGTCCAAGCAGAACAACTTATAATTTTATCATCACCGTAGTATCCTACCAACTCAACATTATTTTGCATATTTAGTCCTATATTGTATGAGGTCATTTATCCATTCTAAAAATAGTTCCTGGCTCATATCTCGTTTTGCTTTATTGCAGATTTCACAACAAGTTACGGTATTATTTTTTGTATATCCTTTACTAGAATCAATTCTATCTAAACCATTATATGTAAAAGAGCCATTTCTTTTTCTTTTTCCTATGTTGGTTTTTATTGTTGTTCTAGGCAATCTGCCACAATAATAACATTGTTTTTGTGTTAATTCTAAAAATTCTTCTTTTGTAAATTCAAAATCTATTTTCTTGTTTTGGCTTCGATTTACATAGCCCTTATAGCAACAGTGTTTTGCCGCTTCACCTAAAGGCTTAGTATTTCTTTGTGCAGTTTTTTCTGGAAGAATATTTTTTCTAAACTCATCTAACAAACATCCGCAACTCTTGGTTCTTTTTAAGCAACCTATTCTCAATATTTTTTCTTGACCACAAACACATTTAACTTTCCAATAACTTTCCCTCCTATCCTTCCAAAATACTTTAAAACCCATAAATTCGGTAACTGTTAATCTGCCAAATGTTTTACCTATCAAATTTTGTGCTGGTTTGTTTTTCATAGTTATCTCCATAATAAATGGTTATATTATCTAATACACCAATTACCATAGAAATAGTAAGAATATTTTATTTTTTTTTGGCCTATTGATTATATGGTTTTCTGCATCTGGAGTTACGCTAACTAGTTTTACATTACTTATAATTTTTGATTTCCATGTTTAGTAAATATGTTTGTTGATGATCCAACCATTTATTATCTGTCATGTCATTATAAATTGCTTTGGCTAATTTGCTAACGCTCTTTGCAACTCCGCTACGGTTTGAATCATCTGCTTTTGACCAGTAATATTGTACAGGCTCTCCCTTTTCTTCGTCACCCTTTTCCTTGAGGGTTTCGTACCCCTGTTGTTTTGCCCACTTTTTTATTTCTGACCAAAGCATCCAGTTTCTCCCTAGAGTTACGCTCATTATACAACTTGTTCAGCATCCTGTCAATGTCAGATATTTGTTCTTGGTCGAGGCCATAGCCTTTTCTCAACGAATATTGACAAATTCTAATAAGCAAATCATAATCATTTTTTGTCATATCTTTTCCACGCATCCTTATGCTTAATCGCTATAATTTCTGCTCTTTGCTCTTTAATAACATGATACTGATAAGAAATTAACTCTTTAAGACCATCAATATATGTTTGTATGGCGGAGTCTTGTATGTCAATATTCTCTTCTAGTATTCTATATTTCAGAGGGTTGGGTGTTTCTTTCATTGGTTGTGTTCTATCTTTGGTATTAGGTTTGTATCGTCCAATACTTCTTTTAGTTCTATGGTAAGTAATGATAGGTTTTTATTGCTTGAGTTTTTGGATACTAGCATTTGAATTAGTTGACATATTTTTTCGCAAGAAATCTGTTGTTGGGTGAGAGATATTGCTATTTTAGTATCCATAAATTATTATTCTTGCACCTTGGTTCCCATATCGTATGGGTATCCATCTTTGGGATCGTCGCTATAAACTCCTTCATATTCATTATCCCACCAAGGAATTTTGCTGTCTGGTAGTTGTTCACTCATATTATTCCTTTTCTACCATCGTACCATCTTTTACCACATAAATCTTAACATTAATGCTTGATCGAATATAGTCTCTACCACCATCAATCATATTGCCGTTTTTGAAACTCTTATAGTCGTGACGAAATTGAGAATATTGTAGATCACCATTATCATCTTCTACCATACCGAAAGTTAAATCCTCTATGCTATCGGCATTAAATATTACATATTTCTCTCTATCATGGTCATAACCAAAACCAAAATATCTATTGCCAAATTCTGGATGTGGTGTTTCTCTATAAAAAATATCCGCAGGAGTATCACTTCGTCTAAAGTCTGTGGTACAAACATAGTTCACTGGAACACCATCTTTTACAGAATAATATTCTGTGATGTTGTTTGTATTTGTCATTGGGAAATGTTTAATCATTTTAGGTTAATACCTTTCACCCTCTAGGGGGTCTTTACTATAAGGATAGTTGAACGGGCCAAGATTTTGTTTACGCCTTTTCTTTATCCAGTCAAGAGTATCGTCAAAGCATTTTTCGCAAATTTGAATATCAAACTTTGTGCCATCATATTTCGATCCATAGCCCCATATTGCTTCTAATGTAGCATATTCATTACCAATTTGTTCTATGGAACAAGGATTTCCACAAACGTCACAATAAACTCCATCTTCAACTTTTCTTTCAACAATCTTATATGTTTTCATCGAATATTTCCATATCGTCAAAATTATATGGTTCGACAGTCCAGCCTAGTTTTAGTAGATCTAACCTAATCTCATCTGTAACAAAACCCTCACCAGCATAACCTTCTACATTATGTTGTCCTATGCCACTACAATACCAATCAATATAGTCTCCCTTTTCATTTAGATCAGCAACAATACCACCAGCATATCTCCAAGAGCAAGTCCATTCTTTTTTGTTTTGTAAAAATCTATTGTTGCACAAAGCAGCGTATAGGTTTTGACTGTAAGTATTACTATTCTTGCATTTATTAGCAATCCACTCACACCCCCTCAAATCCCAACCTAGATCATTATCTTGAGGCATTTCTTTATGCGACAACATCTCTTTCATTGAATCATACTGCTCTTGAGTAATATCGCCTTTATCTAGGGACTTTTTATAATGGTTCATCATAAAACTTCCCCTATCGGGACTTGTGAAGTATTTCATGCCAGTTCTTCTCTAAATGGTTCATAATATCTGGTATTTTACGATCATTATAAAAACAGTCAAGGTGCGAGCCTGTTAATTCTCTATATTTATCGGGCCAAACTTTATTTAAGCAATTCATAATATTTTGACCTTCTCTAATGCCTAAACGGTATTGACTATCAATATGGTTTTTGAACTGCTGAAATGTCATGTCCAAAGACTTCCTCTGATCTTAATAAGTTCAATAAGCATCTTTGTATCTTCTTTTTCGTAATCGTCTTGCATTTTACTAATTTTCTTATAATAACTCTTGCCGTGCTTTTCCTCAGAGAAAATTTCGTAAGGGTCTGGTCTGTTGTCTCTGTTTTTCCACCAGTTATATAACTCTGTTGTTTTACGAGCGGCGACTGCCTGTTCAGTTGGCTCACCAAACCCCTTATCTCCCTTTCTAAAGCCATAATCTTTGTTATAGGTCAAACCACTAGCCCATTTTAAATAATCAAGCCCAGCCTCAACGCAGCGACCGTGAACAAATTTATACTTCTTTTCCTTATAACACTTGAATAAATGGGCGTATTCTATTTCTACAAGATCAACAAGTTCATTAAAAAGACCATGAATAATTCTATAGTCTAAGTCATAGTAATTGCCCGGCTTTAATCCCGTATTAAGACAATGAGTTTTGTCTATAAATCTATTGCGAACGTAAGCCTCTATGGTATAGTAAATATCACAGGGTAAATAAATTATATCCTGCAAACGATCAAGTAGTTTTTCTGCCACCCAATATCTATAAGGATGCTTATTTTGAGCCTCTTTACGCCATTCGTCCCAACCTTCCCATGCTAGTGCATATGGTTTATCTGTTCCCCTAATCCAGTCTGCTAAACTAGAGCAACTCCAATAATTTATTCTACTTCTTTTGCTTAATTTAAACATATTATTCCAGTTCCACCCCATGTTCATTCACCAACCTATAGAATTCTTCACGAATTTTATCAAGAGCATCATCAGCATCTTTAAAGTCATTACCATGTTTCTGCCAAGAACGAAGTTGTTGAGCAAAATACCATAGCATACTCTTGGCTTTCGCCGCATTAATAGCGGTATCAAATTCGCTCTGTTCTTCTGGTAAGTTAAATCTCAACGTAACTATTGGCATAATTATTCTTTATGGTTATCAAGTTTAAGTGCTTGGGTAAAAGCCTCAAAGGTATCATCGGTATGAAGTTCGATCAAAACGGCCAAACCCTCTAAAACATTAGCGAGTTTATCATTATTCATCTTATTTTCCAGCACAGCATTTGTCACAGACCGCAGATGATCCGCAAAAAGTGCTGTTTGATTAATCTTGTTTTCTAGATCGAACCTATCCATTAGCAATCTCCTTTTCATATTCCTCAATATCTGTCTTAAATTCATCCGCTTGGCCTAAAACAACAGCAGCATGATACAAGATATGATCTCTAGGATCGCTACCATCCTGAATAAATTCTTGATAACTAATTTGCTCACTATCACAATCAAAAATATATCTAGCACACTCCATAGCGGCTTCAGTATAATTCACTTCAGTTTGTGTACGCATATTTATTGCTCCTATTTAGGTAAGTTCCTTGATAATCTTGTTAAATTTATTTTGAATCTTCTTATTTTTCGGAGCATCGCAAAACCCAAGCCCCTTTTTAGTTTCTTCAACGCTTTCAACAATAGGAGGCTCATATTCTGTAGTTGTCCACTGACAATTCTTCTCAAAGAAAGTAAAGTCTAGTTCTCCAAGACCATCGTGAACGTCATCCTTGTTTTCAGCCTCAATAACAAAAGAGGTACTCTTAGCCTCAACGTAATTCATAGTAACCAGATATTTAGGCATGATTCGTCTCCAAAAGAGTGATGTTGCTAGTAAACACTATACCTCGTCTTTGAGAAATGTCAAGAGGCTTCTTAAACTTTTTAATATTGCTCACTACCCATCCGTATTTAGGTTTAGTTGAATTCCATCCATATAATTTATTGCTATCTTCTACCTTGTGCCTACTATAATCATCAACCCAATCTTGCTTAAACACATAAAGAAAACTGTGGCTAAAAGTAATAGTCCCTATAATCCGAGCCTTAAACTTACCCCTCTTTCCCGGCGTTTCAATCAATGCTAATTCAACTCCCTCATGCTTTTTTGGTAAAGCATATGAGCGGGTTTCGACAGTTTTGGTGCCGTTTATTAAAAGATTAGACCAAGGGGCTTGAATATTTAAACCAGTCATTGTGTAACTTCGATATGCCACTTATTGCCATGAAGTTCAGCCACAACCCCCATATTCAACTTAACAAGTTCTGCTACGATTTCGGCCAACTTTTGTGTTTCATTCAGATAAAGGTAAATCATCTTGTTTCTCCGTTGTGAGCATTTAGCATAACTCACTTATCGGCTTTTGTCAAGAGCCACCTTTAGTTTTTACTTGACCCACTCATAAAAACCATGACTCATAGCCATTTCAATACTAGCGTCTGGATTTTTTTGTAAATACTTTAGAGCGAACAAAACAACTTCCGGCTCTAATCCATAAGGTCTAGCATCTTTCAAAAAAGAATATACAATATCTAGTTCGGTACTAATATCCATTATAATTCCAATTAGATAATATCCGCTTCCATAAAGTCCATATCCAGATTTAGTTCACTCCAATCTTCCTTGGTAACATTACCAATCACCAAATAATTATCATCCTTAGAATAATCTTGATCTTTATCATATTTGATATAAAAGTCCTCAGACAAACTTGATTTCATCTGGTTAAGATCAGTAACGATCTCTTGAGCCTCTTTATGCCCGATAACATTACTAAAACACTGAATAAGACTCATTAGTTGTTCTCCAAAGTGTTATTTAATTGTTCAATAAGATTTTGTACTTCGTTTTCAGTCCAAACATACTCATAGCCATTCTCGTTGCCGTGTTCAATATCTAGTTGATAACTTTCAAGAGCATCAAGAATAAGGCCAATTTCATGCTTATCAAGATTAATATTCATTTTTTTTCCCAAGTTCTTCACCAGTATGGTAATCAATAATTGGTTTATTACAACACTCCATCATTTTTTGTAATCGCCACCGTAGACTTTCAGCATCATCCGCGATAGGATATGCTGGCTGTTCGGATATATTAACAATATCTCCACTTTCATCACTATAAACAATATGAATAGAGTAAGTAGTGTCAGTATCTCCAAGAGGAATTTTAGTTACAGTTTTTACTACGCGATAATTCCAAGACATTACTTATTCTCCAATAATTATTAAAATAAATCCCCATATCCATTCCACCAATCATAAATTCGTATACAAGCCATGTATCCTAGTATACCAAACAATACAAGTCCAGCCATTATTTATTCTCCAAAATCATCGTTCCATCCTTGAGATGATAATACTAAAAGCAATCGACATAATTAGTCCCACAAGACTACCACCACACCATGCTCCTAAAGTCCAGATAATTGCCTCTCTACTAATCATTGTTATTCTTCAACTATAAATATTTGTTTTCTTTAAGAAACTTATACAGATTGTCTATCTTAGATTTATCCACTCTAATTTCTTGTGGATCATGGCTGTTATAACTAAAAATTCTAACTAAATAGGGATTATTCTTGAGAATAGGGTTGTAGTGAATTTCTATCAGATCATACTCTAGTTCAATTACTCTGATTTTTGTCATTGTCTAGGATGGTATAAATAAAATCGGCTAACCCCTTTAGTTCCTCCCTAGTCATAGGAGGATTAACAACATTCTTTGTTGGCCCAAATATAAGTCCAAACTCATACTTGGTTAAATTATCAGTAAATCCCCCAAACATATCTTGAATGATATGAAAGTTTAGATAGTCGCTAGAGTAGGTAAATTTTTTCATCACTTTGATTTGGTCAAATTTTTCAAAATACCCAAATACCTCTCAGCATCACTCTTAGTATCAAAGACCGTAACAATAGACGATCCGCTGCTACTAGGAAGATTGATAGGTTGACCATTTTTAGTCACCACAAACTTACCATTCTGCTCAATCACGCCATAACTAGTCATTAACATTCTCCTTATTATAAGACCTACTAATTCTAAGATAATGAACAATCTCATTAGCCACATTACTCACACAACCATCATAATGATAATGGGCCACCATCATATTATAAATGGTTTGCTTTTCATCTTCATTTAGCCCCTCAAACTCTGAGTCGCCATATTCAGCATCAATATAGTCCGCAACACTAAGAGCATATTTGTGGAAACTGTCGGAATTTGATTCTTTGTTCATTTGTGGGTTATGGTTGAATTTGTGGGTTTCGGTGTATTGTACCATAAGGCTATCGACAGTCAAGGAGAAAATCATGAGTAAAACGACAAAAAATTGCTTAGATTGTGACAAAAAGTTGGTAGATGTTGGAAATGCTAAAAAGCGTTGTGATTCTTGTCAAGAAAAATATCGTAAATTATATTTCAGAATAAGAGAAAAAGACCCGAAAAGGAAAGAACAACATAAACAAAGTATTGCAAAATTTCGTAAAAACAATCCCGATAAAATAAAAGAATATGGGAAAAAATACAGAAATGGAAAAAATAGAAAATACTATTTAGAGAATAAAAGAAAATCTCACAAAGAATACTATCATAATAATACTCAATATAAATTAGGTCATTTATTAAGAGTACGACTTTGGCAATCTATCAAAAAATCAGACCTTAGAACAGAGAAATCTACTATAGAACTATTAGGGTGTTCAAAAGAAGAATTTATGCAGTATCTTGAGACCAAATTCAGTGAGGGCATGAATTGGGATAATTGGTCATTAAATGGTTGGCACATTGACCACATTCGCCCCATATCTTCGTTCGATCTTTCTGATCCTGAGCAAGTTAAGGAATGTTTTCATTACTCCAATTTACAGCCCTTATGGGCTATTGATAATCTCAAAAAATCAGATTTGTGGGACACAGGCCCGAACAATATCTAATTATTTTGATTTCTGTGGGATTTCATCCTCATTTGCCATAAAAGGTTATTTGATTAATGTTTTCTGTGGGTTGTTTACCACTTATATGACGTAATAGAATATGAGCATTATTGATTTGAAAGCCGGGATTGGTCTTTTTTCCATCAATATAAGACTGAATTATGGAGGCTAAAAGTTCCAGTTCCTTATCGGTTAGTAGAATCTGTTTATACATCATTTTCCCGACAAATACCTAAAACCTCCTCTTACCATCCATACCAGTATACAACCTATCCATAGGGTTGTCAATAGAGAGTATCGACCATTCGTAATCTTTGACTTTAGCCCTTTTCTTCACCGTATTAGATTACCGGCAAAAGCAATAAGTTAAAATGCGTTCATTTTTATGAAATATAGATAAGAAAAACGCTATAAAAGCCAACATTACCCTTAACGTGGGAAATGCAAAGTGAAAAAGTGATAGGTTTTATGGGGTGTAGAATAAAGAAAAAACAAAAAGTCTCACAGCAATCATAAGAAACAAGGTACTTGCTCCTACAAAAACTATGCTTCTATATGTTTTGGTACTAATTTCTTCAATTTTTTCCATGTCCATAAAAATGCTACTTATGAGATGTGGGGTCTTTTATTTTAGCAGAGTGAAAATAGTATGTGGTGAAAACTATAAGTGGCCAACTAAAAGCGCAAAATAAAATAGCCAATATTTGTAGAGTTGTCATGAGTTGTTGAAACATTTGAGTATGTTGTATAGGACTATGGATGCTATTACTATTCCCAAAATTGATATGATTATTCTTGTGGGATCATCATGCACAAATGTGGGGCAGAGTGGGCGTTTAACTATAGAGGGGATTTGACCAATTATATTTATCATAATTAAAAAAAGAAATCATATATTCTTTGTAGAAGAGTCTTGGGTGTTGATGATTCAAAAGATACAACTGGTTCTGGACTATCTATTACATTAGTCTTCTTTGTACAAACCCTCTTACATTTCTTTGCACAAACTTTCTTAACTGCTTTTTTCTTTGCCATAACTTATTCCTTGTAAAAAACTCGCTGACTATAACACTAAAAACCGAATCTGGGGGTTAAGGTGAGACAATTTTTATAGGCTCAACTTTTTTGCTTCCTCTAATAGTTCGTCTATTCTGCCCGGGATCTTATCCTTAAAGTGATCATAAGCAGATTTAACCATTTCATGATTTGGGTCTTTGGTAATTTCTAACCACCCAACAAAATAATTAAAAACTCTGTGCTCTGTTAAGAGTGGATACTTAACCCCGTCTGGTCTGCCAAATCTATGAACCCACTTAAGTTGTGGTATACATATAGCCTTGCCTCCGGCTCTCCTAAACTTCTCATGAATATATCCTTCTTCTCCACCGAACCCTCTAAAGTGTTCATTAAATCCAAGCCAGTTTTTGGTTTCACATGAGAATAATCCCAGGCCCATCATTGGAATTTCAAAAGGTTGGCCACTATTATAGCCTTGTTGATTAGTATCCCAAGTTCCATACATATTATCTCTCCACACCGGAGAAAATTCTGTGGAGAAATTTTTCAGATCATCATACCATAAAGGTCCCTGGACTATATCCTTACAATCTGGATTATTGCTAAAATATTCTAATAATTTATCTATTCCGCCAGACCTAATCATTACGTGACAATCAATAGAGATGGTATACTTGCCAGTTGCATTTCTAAAGATTTCATTTCTAACAGCGGTACTGGTTTTATTCTTATAAGGAATATATTTTGCTGTATGACCAACCCACCCTCTAACAAGATCATGAACTGCTTTGCCATGAGCACCATCGGGATTATTATCTATAACTAAAAATTCCACCCGATCTGTTGAACAGATATGGTGGTACATTCTTAGTGCTTGAAGGCTAAAATAAACCCCATGAAAATCATCATAGGTTGCCATGCCGATTGTTAGAAGTTTGTTGCTCATATTCCATAATAAACAACAAATCATTCATGGCAAGTTCGCTGACCACCAAAACCCGCTGACTACGACCACTAAAACCAATCTTATTATATTAGCTGAAACAAAAAACCCCCGAGTTTGTTCGGGGGAGTTCTTCTTTATCACATATTTAAAAAGAATTCAGTATCTGGTTTTTTCCATCTATGAATCTTTGGTAGCTTTGTCATCTTAGTTATCCTGCCCCGATTATCTTTGTGTTGAGCAGAAATAAAGAAGTGGTTGTCATCGGAGTTATCTTTATAAGTCCAATTATAATTTTTGATAATATCTTCGGGTTTTGTTTCACGATCATAGATTTCTCCTTCAACATGAAACGTTAATACCCTATTAAATAATCTAGGCATTTGACACCTCCTCTACTATTTCTTCGATATAAATATCGGATAAGAGTTGTGGGTCGTGTCTAGCTATTTCATTTTCTAGTTCATCATTTGTTAGTTGCAATTTTTCAGCCAACAAATAATCTTTTAGTCTTGCTTTAATATCTAGAAAATGCATGCCCCCTACAATATCATCAACATATCTTTCTATAACATAATTCCTATTAAAACTATCAATCTTATACATAACTCACCTCATGGTAAAAGTAATAAATACATTTGCCCATGATTCCATCGGCCCATCATTTTCACGAGTGGCCTTTGGCCCCGTTGACTTTCCCATTTTACCACAGGTCAACAGTTTGTCCATCAACTTTTTAGAGTGTTCTTATAAACTCGCTGACTATCGCCAAGACCGCAAATCCGTAGGATTAGGAATAACATATTCTAACCTATTTTAACTGTGGTCTATAGTAAATAATTTTACCAAAAACTAAGTCCCTAGGATTACAATAACCACGAATAACATATCTTTTTCCGGCCCAGTTTTGATGTAGCATGGTTATCTGTCCGCGATAAACACTCTCGACTATTGCATAATGATTTGCTCCTGTGCGTGCGTATATTCTGCCACGACTAGCGAATGTAGCAGATTCAAAGGCGATAATGTCACCGGGCCTTAATTCATTAAGACTCACTACTCTGCCAAAAACTGTAGTTCTATAACTTCCTCGAGGCCCCGGAAATCTACCTCCAGCGTAGAACAAAGCGTCCCTAGGAAAAACCCAGCAATTACCATTATTAATACTTCTACCAATACTATTATTAGCAAAAGATAGTACTCTATTATTTAGAGACCAAGAGTCCTGTGCATGGCACAGGCTTGGAGAAATAGACAAGCAACAAATAGTGAATACAATAACCTTAGACCATATTTTTTGTACCTGCATTATTATGTCCTTCCTAGTCTTCCTTAATCAAGACAGACTCTAATGTTTTATTTAGATCATAAACATTCTCATTAGTAATTAAATCATTAACGGTAACTTGACAATGTGTTGGCTCATGGTATACTTTATTAGATAATTCCACAGACCAACTACCATTAATCCAAACGTAAAAATACAAGATAGCTTCGATTGGTTTAATCATGCTTGCTCCCTTGACAAATTGAACCTGTGTTATAATATTATGCAGGTCCGGGGATGTTATATATCTCTTATACAAACACTAACAAATCTCTACTTGACCCAGTACCCACCCAGACTATGATAGCTTGTTGGCTACCTTGCCATAGCCATATTGCCGTGAACCAGACCAACAATCATACTAACAAGAATAATAATAGTAATAAAATCACCTAATGGGTTGAGAGGATTGACCGGACAAGAGACACAAGTATACCACAGTTATCGGTTGCCGCAAGTCCTTGACTATAAAGGATTTACATCAACCCTGCACAATCAATCTTCCAGAATCTCAGGGTAATATTCTTTAATCTCATTTTCCAAAGGCTCATTATCCATAAGACTCTTACTCTCCACCAACTGTTCATAAGCAAAACTATATAGAGTATCAAAGTCCATATGATCCAAGATGTTAGAAGCATAGACCCGAATAATATCTTCTCTATTTTTATCCGTAACAGTCACCATTTCTTTTCTCCTGCTAAATTAATTGACCCCTAGAAATTCGCTGACTATCGCCACGACCGCCAAATCCGTAGGATTACATTGGACAATCAAGGGGTGGACTTAAATAGACTTAGAATTATACCAGTAGACATAACTCTAAATCTTTCTTATCCTAAACCCTTACCATTACTAGCCTTACACCCCATTGTATCGTCACTTAGGGCAGTTGTCCATGACGTAAGTTGAGATTCTTTGAAAAAATTTGCCGTAACCCCTTACCAGCATTAAACTTACGACTAATTTTCGGGGCCCGGCTTGCCCTAAGTCCTTACGTATTAAAGAGTTACGTCTAGTGGTCAATGAATTAAAAGAAAAGGCCGCAGCCGGTTTCCCAGCCACGGCCCTTCCCCTTTTCATCGTGACACGAAAAGTTAGATAGCGTTCGCAAACTCCAGAGCAGTCGTTAACGCCTTGCTGTTATCGTTCGCGTTCTGACCGAACCAGAGCGAATCGAGCCGGTTATCGGTCGTGCGACCCTTGTTATAGTTAAGGTATTCATTGTAGCCGTTATAAGCAGCCCACCAAGTACCCCTAACACCCGTTGCTGATTGCTTCGGCCCTTCGACCAGAGCAAGAATCTCGTCCATGATATTTCTGGTGCGAGTCTTAACATCTTCGTCGGGCGTACCTTCGATGCCCAGCATCGACTTAACATATCGACGAATATCACCCTGATTAAAGTTCTTGCTAGCGAGGAACCGAAACTGTTCCGCAGTAGCCTCGAACTGGACATTGATATTATCCATAATATCTCGAACCTGTTCCAGATTCTTCTGGCTGGAGCGAGTGTGTCGAATCCGAATCAACTGCGAACCGCTACCCTTGCTATGGGCCATTGCCATCGTGTTAGCACACACAACACGAATCGGGGTGTAGCCGACGCGAATTGCAGTTGTACCATCATGGCTGTTAGACAGAAGGATAAACTTGGAAACCTCATCACCCTTCACGATCTCGCTATTGTCGCGGTTGAGTTGAGCGAGAACCCACACCTTTTGACCGCTATGGAGCGATCCGGCAGTATGAAGTTGGCACTCGTTAGCATCAAGAAACGGCTGAAACCAATCGAAAGCATCGCTGTTTTGCAGCGGAGTATATCGCGGGCCAACAACACCCAAGATAGAGTTGTCGGTTTTGCGATAGGTTGCACGAGCCGGAACCGGAGTACCTTCGCTCGTAAACAAATCCTTAAGACCAACCTCCCAGTCCAGACCAGCGGCGGTAATTGCCTCGCTAATCGTGGGAGCCTCATCCAACTGATTGCCAAGACCATGCCACGGAGTAGCACCAACAAACATCATCTGTTCAACTGCATGAGCCATCTCATTAACCTTTCGTGTTATCGTACTTCGTTCAACTCCACCTATTCTACAGTATGTTATCGGCTTGTCAATAGGAAATCTTGCGAAAAAATTTTCTCGTCGCAAGGTGTTGATACGTAAGGAGTTACGTCACGCGGGGCCGCCCCGCCTCGCCCTAAGTTCTTGGCGGGCCTGGATTTAAGAACAGTGTGCCAAAGTCACGTTCAAAAAGTTTAGCGTTCTCGGTGTTGTACGCACACTCATCTGGCATATAACAATAAACGCCAACACACCTAGATTTAGGGCATTCTTCGTAGATAGTATTCTTAATAAATTTTATAGTAGAACCAGAGCAAACCAGATCATCAACAATAACGTACCTAAAAGGAATCACGCCCTCTATAGCAAAACCACTATATGATTTTGTTTCTGGCTTTCTAATTACAACAATATGCTTATCTAGCAATTCTGCTATTTGCGGAACAACCATTAGTCCGCTAGTTCCGCAGCAAACGATACTATCAAACTGATTGCTAATTCTACGCAGATCGCAAATTGCCTTAATGATAGCCTTATTACGAATCTTATGATTCAATACCATACAGGTGTGGCTAGCACCTTGGATAACCTTACCGTCTGCCATTACCCTGAAATCGTCTACGTTCTGATTCAGCGTATTCATAAGAGTGGATGGTACGATTCGAACGTACTACTTGAGATAAGAAAGAAAGGATTTATAGAAAAGAGTCTCGTCCCACCGAGAGGCATCCACATTATTACTCGTCAACAATTTCATCTTCTACATTATTGTAGGAGTTAACCCATTCGTCAACGTCGTTCTCGTCGTTAACTTCATACAGTTCATCGTCGGTGTAATCTTCTTCCTCCAGAAGATCATCAAACCCACCGCTCATCATATTTTCGTAATCAAACGGATAATCTGTTTCTTCGTCATAATAACGCATAGGCTTACTCCTTTCTAGATTCTTATCTTACACCAAAGCGGTCAAACTGTCAAGACCCAAGAATTTTTTCAATCTCGTAATCAGAAGCAAGATTAATTTTATCTTTTTGATTATTTTTTGGAAATTCTTTTCTTAGGTTAAACAAGGTATTGTTTTCTGTCAGTATATCTGAGGATACTAGGTACACCTTACCATCCTCTAGATCGTATGCGGCAAAGTAGTCAAACATTGAAGCATCATAATAAAACTGATAGTTTGGGCCACTCTTTTTTAGAGGTATTTTAATACAACCATCCACCGGTGTTATTGCCTTAGATTGTATTTTTATTAGGTTGCCATCTTTTTCGGCAATAATATCTATTTTAGAAATGTCTCCTTCTTCTGTGAATACGGAGTACCCCAGTTTAGTTAATGCTAAACCAACACCGAACTGCCCTATATTACCTTTTCTTTTACTGTGCATTATTATCTCCTAGAGTAGTTTACTAGTAATCTGCTACTCTAGTTATACACCATACTAGTGGAGGCGGTGGGACTCGAACCCACGGTTTTCGGTTTAAAAGACCGCTACTTTAGCCACTAAGTTACGCCTCCAAATCGGCCAACCACTGAACCATCTTTTTAGGCTATATTTTCATACTTAAAAGAACACACATCACACCCAGTTTCCCGATTTAACATATCAAAAGCATCGTTCAGATCAAAATCTTGGGGCAGTTGTAGACGCAATTCATTCTCAAGTTGTCGAGTTGTCTCAACGCCATTCTCAAAACAATCAATAACCATATCGTAGAAGCGAACAGTTTTCATATTGGTTTCCTTTCTTTCCAATAGTCTACACTACTGTTATCGGCCTGTCAAGAGCAAAACTTTAAGCAAAGGCGGAAGGAATCGAACCTTCATCTACGGTTTTGGAGACCGTCATTCTACCGTTGAACTACGCCAATGTCCGCAACTCTGCGTCAGCCTCCGACGGAATCTGAGGGATTCGAACCCCCGGAGGATTTTAACCCTCGGCGGTTTAGTAAACCGCTGCCTTAAACCACTCGGCCAAGATTCCAAACTGCCCGACTAGGACTCGAACCTAGAACCTACAAATTAACAGTTTGCCGCACTACCATTGTGCTATCGGGCAAAAAATTATACCGCCACTTCCCTTGGCATAATCTTATAAGTCTTACTACGAATATCAGTGCTTGTCATATTATTCTCTATCTCAAAATCCAAAATCTTTGCCATAACTGTCAAGTCATCTGCTATTCTATTATAGTCTTTTTCGCAAGAACCAAATGCTACATTACTATTATAGGTCAAACAAGAAAGCAATTCGGCCGATATGTTCTCTATAGCAGCAAATTTCATTTTATAACCATACAGGTTAGATCTACTGTTATTAGTCATAAACTCATACATCATTATCCCCATATCGCTAATAGAATTATTAAAAGAACGAATAGTAACTTCATTCTTTTTGATAGTATCTATTCTTTGAGCCTCGTCCATCTTGGTGAGACCCCAACTGCCGATTTCTCTTGCCAAGTATATCGCATTACTTCCAAGCATAATTATCTCCTTTATTAATTCCGGGGCTAGGATTCGAACCCAGACAAAGAGAACCAAAATCTCTGGTGCTACCGTTACACTACCCCGGAGAGCCGATGATAGGAGTCGAACCTACAACCCACGGTTTACAAAACCGTTGCTCTGCCATTGAAGCTACATCGGCAATCCTACATATCATACTCTTGCTGCCAACCCCTGTCAATGTCTCGTCGTGTTCGCTGTCGCTTGGGCCTGCTGTCCATAGTAGTATCCCGATACTCCTTGTGTCCCGTAGGAGCCTCCCAAGGCTGCTTGGCCTTGACTTTGATCTTGCCGTACTTGCGGCGTGGTCGGGTATCGTCGTTGTTGTGGAGCGTAATCATGCCATTGTCCATTTTCGTGTAAGTAAAAAACCTTGTCAACATTAGGGTCGTAAGCCATTAAGCAGTATTGTACCGGATAAACCACCTTTGTCAATACTTCTTTTTTTGGTAGTTTGGGTATTTTTATATCACCCTTTTGATAGTCTTTTACACCATTATAGGCCAAACCTAACAGGGCAATTATCACCCCTATCCACTGGATCATTCTTTCTCCTCTGCGTCTGATTAGCATATCATACTTATCGGTATCCGTCCACCCATTCTTTAATTTTTTCTAAGTGGTTGAAGTATAAGGAGTTACGAAGAATCGGAGGCGCCCCGCTAGCCCTAAGTGCTTACGCCCAAAGGGTTTGCGGTTAGTTTTACTCGTCTTCTCTATTAATTTCCCAGCCCGCTTTTCTACACACCTTATTCAATTTGATTACCTGAGTTTCTTTATCTGCTGTCGCATAGTCTCTAAAACCACGCTCATCTATATAGAAGTATTCATCTAGAACATCGAACTTATTGCTTTCACCAAGAGTAGTTACTGCTGCCTCAAGAGGATTTTTACTTGTTGAGTAGATTAGTTCTAGCGTACCACATTTGACATAATATTTAGACATAACATTCCTCGCATTTAGGGCAGTCACAATAAGCATCATCAACGCCTTGATAGCAAACTTCTGGAAACATATCATCGTCCGTATATCCGATACTTTCTCGTCCAAAGTCAATCGGAACTAATATCCTAGATTTGCCACGCCTAACATATCCAAAATTACCCTCATGGCAATCAGAGTATTCCACCCCGTAGTCGCTGATTTCTTCCAACAAATCAGATAAAACATAATAGTTAGGGCAACATCCAGAATCTATGCAAGACCCCTCACATTCACTATTTCTACACACAAAAGGCTTTGCAATTTCGGTTAAGTAACCCCAATCACTCAAAACCATTTCGGTTCGATATTTAATCTTGTTATTCTCTATACCATCCACAAAATAGTTAGCAATACGGATTTTGCAAACCGAACTGTAAACCTTTGGGGCAAGATATGGGGCTAAATGACTTTGAACAGCATGAGCAAACTCGGCCAAACTCTTATTAGGAAAACTCTTGAAACCATATGGTTTTCCAGACAGTTTATAGAAAGAGTTCCTGCTACCACTATTCTCATACTTTCCAACATAACTAAATTTAGTAGCCATGATTATTCCTAGTGAGCGGGAAACAGTACGTTAGCCAAACCCTTGACGCACATATCACAACTTATACTATCCTTCGTGCCGGTGCAAGTGATAACCGAACGACCGCGACGAATTTCTGGACAAGTCACAAACTTCTCACCGTTCAGCACGACCAGTTTGGGCAACGCTTGCCGCCAAGCGTCGGCCTTAGCCTTGTTCTTTGGTCGCTTCGGGGCAATTTTCATATCGCTATCGCACCACGCAAACATTTTGAAGCCTTGATTCTTAGCCTCATTCATATCGTTATCGTCGTGAACACTAGCATAGACTGCCATATACTTTTCCAGAGCCACGAGCCGACTATCGTAGATATGAGTATAGAACCACATATCGGGCAGACTATCGCCACTAGCAAGAATACTCTCGCAAGCCCACGTTACATTATCAACGTAGTCTGTGTCAAGTTGACCGTTGAGAAACCAATCGCCGCGTTCATGCCAGCGGATAGATTTCTCACGCTTTTTTGCGTCAAGAATCATGGCACGGATTTTGTTTTTCTCCGTGACTACGTTAGCAAAACCAGCGACACGGGCGTTTTTGTACTGCCGTTCAGTACCTTCGGCATAACAGCCGTTTCCAAGATAATCGCAATCTGACGGGCAGGTATCGCCAACCGGACGCGAAACCACAATGCAACCCTTACCCAACTTATCATTACCGTCTGCGGTTTTCATCATTCTTCTCCTAGCGTGTCTGATGATTCTACACTAGGTTATCGGTACTGTCAAGGCATTTTCTTGAAGAAATTATTTTTGACGCAAGGTGTTGATGCTAAAGGAGTTACGTCAAGCCGGGCCGCGCCGGTTCGCCCTAAGTCTTTATCCTCAAAGAGTTTAGGAGCAGTTCACACATACTCAAAAACTGTTCAGTAGTTTCTGCTTCGTTTTTCATAGTAGCCCCAAGAGGAATCGAACCTCTAACTAGACTTTAGAAGAGTCCTGTTATATCCATTTAACTATGGGGCCGAAAGACCGATAGCCGCTAGATTACCAGCGGCATATCGGCTTATTATAGCATATACGCTAGGCTCAGGCAACAGTCTCGGCAGTCACCTTCGCGTTGTGAGCATCTCCTGCCTGCTCGGCAGTCACGCCCGTCACCCTAGCACGCCACACCTTGTAGCCCTGCTCGCTAAAAGCCTTGATTTCCCCAGCCTTCACATTCGCGTGAACATCGCCAGGAAGCGAATCACTCAGGCACGAACGAATCGAGTCAACCACACCTTCACGGTCAAGTTCATCGGCAACAACGTCAACAACAAAACTAAACTTCTTCATTTGTAAACCCTTTTCCAAAGTGTTATCGAACCAAGTAAACCAATTTTACCTAATCAGTCATCACTTGTCAAGAGTCTGCCAGATGGTTTCTGCTGTTTGGCATCTGCTGTCGTCTTGTCGTGTGATGCTATCAGTATACAATAGTTATCGGCACTGTCAACCCCATTCGTGAATCATTTTTTGAGATTTCCAAAAATTTGTTCTAAGTCATTGGTACATAACGAGTTACGTCGAGCCGGGCCGGCCCCGTTTACCGTAAGTGCTTACGGCGTAGGGGTTTAGGTTATGAGAGAAAACCCTGACAACCCAAAGCCACAAGATCACGCAGCAACTTCTCGGCCGCTGCTGGCGTGGGCAGAGTCACGCTATTACGACCCTTGCCGTTTACAAAACGACACAGGGTGTAATCATACGCACCCATCAGTTCATCGCTCCAATCCTTCGACTCCTTCAAGCCCCATCCGGTAGCAAGCCGAATAGCCTTGATGGAAGCGATCCGGTTGTCGGTGGTCATTCCACCGGTAATGGTCACCGTTCGGTACTGATTCACGCCGAGAGCAACCTCAAAAGCGTTCACGATCCGCTCGTAAATATCCAGATTGCAGTTAGTCGCAAGATTCATGGCCTCACGAACCGTCAGTTCCAACTTAATCATCTCAAATCCTTTCTTCCAAAACGTAAACTTGTTTGCCTTGTGTAATTAAAGTAGCGTATTCGCTATCGTCCCAAATAAACTCGTTGCTATCGCTTTCTCGTCGCCAGTGTGGGTCACGAATCGGATTATAGTATACCTTTTCAAGATTGTCAACACCAATCTCGTTATTTATTCTAACATCCTCACATTTCACCCACCCACTAACATCATGCACACCGGCCTCATGAACCTTCTTAGCCTTATTAGGCTGATTCACCAACTTACAACCAATCATTTCCAACTGATAGTAGGCCGGATTATAATAATAAACATCGACCTTCCTTCTTCCCTGCATAATCTTGATTTGCCAGTGCATATAATGCTGGCCTCGTCCAAGATGGAAACGGACTTCGGCGTGTAGTGGTTTCGGTTTCATACTTATACTATACCTTATCGACCAACTCTTGTCAATACCTTTAGAAAAAGATACCTATACTGGCCTACGTCCAGTAGCGTTTTAGACTTCCACCGCTTATAAGGTACCCCAATATTCGCTGACTATACCCACTCAGCCCAAATCCGTAGGATTAGGTCAGACAGATAGATTGGGTTATGCCATACTCGGCCTTGCATTTAACCGCGGCTTCTTTGATATCATTCTGCCAGCGGCCCTCATCTATCGTCTTGAGTTAAATATACATCTATTATCGGCTAAGTCAAGAGAGAAACTTGAAAAAATTTTTTAGTCGTAAAGTGTTGAGAAATAACAACTTAGAACGAATCGGCCCCGCCGCCCTGTTCGTAAGTCCTTTATTTCCAATCACTTAGGTGCCACCAGCCACAAGTTCCACACCAATACCACCACACACCACGATCATCTAGCCTATAGGCCATATCGTTGTTCTCGCCACACTGACAAATATCACTAAGAATTTTCATAAACTAACTCCACATATTTATTAACAAGTTCAGGTAGTGAAATCTCATGAGTACCGATTAGTTCTTTAGTCTTATCTACATTGTTTTTATTCACAGCGGCCATTCTATTTCTGAAAAAACTCAGAATATAGATCATGGCTTTTTCTCTATCTTCAGTCATAAGATGGATAATCCTTCGGGTATGGGTTTTTAGGCGGTTGTGGTTTGTCTTGTCCCTCGTCTGGCATCCACCACGGAGCATCCATACGATCTACCACACCACCAATAGTTCCTTCGCCACAAAAAATAAGATGCTCACAATATGGATCAGATCGGTCTATCTTATATGTTCCACGCCACACCCCAATAGGCTCACCATAATAAATAATCTTCTGGCCATTAATAGGGCGACGATAACCAAAAAAACTAAGCCACTCCATTATTTACCTACCCCTTCCAACAATCACACATTTCATACTAATATCACTATCAGTATACTTAACACACTCATGAGGGCCATAATACCATTTATCTTCATCATTCACATTGAATACAATATCCTCAGTTCTCAGGCTAAGGTCATTAAACCCACCCTCATACCCAAGAGTCAATACTGTCATATCGCCGGGATAGTTCTTCAACTGCTCAATAAGTTCGTTAACGGTCATTATTTAATCCTCTGTGGCATCATCAATATACCACTCGTATCCTAGTTCGTCAATAGTATCTTCTAAAACTTCGATAATCTCGTCTGCTTCTTCACAGTCTGGATCAATTCCCGGCATATCAAAAACAACATAAACCTTCATCTGCTTTCCTTGTATTAAAACCAGCGAATCTTTTACGATCCGATTCTATAACCCACCAATACCCCGATATTCTGAACCCTTGGAGCAAGGTAAAAATTGATGGAAACCGCCCACGCTGCTTCACTGCTTTCGGGTACCTAATATCAGGCAGTTTATCAGAGGCAACGGTTACTGGTTGTATTATTCGGACAGGCCGGGACACCTATACGATGAAGCGCCTCAGTTACTCCGCCTATCCGATTGTATTGGTCGTGGTGAGGACGCTATCCCCCATAGATTGGCATTACTATACAACGTATAAGCCCGTTGTCAACCCCGGCGATTGCTTCGCTGAACGAGAGGTTTATCGTAATGGCTTATCCCAATCTAGTCCCTGAGCATGGACCCACGAAAGTTTGTATTGTTAGGACCGATTGTAGAAGACGTTTCCTAGGACATCAACTACCGCTTTTACCGGCTGCTCGGCCCGACACAACCAACAAGCGTTTGCTTGTTCTTCAATCATTCTACTATCTATTATCGGTTTGTCAATAGGGTTTCTTGAAAAAATATTTTTTGATGTAAAGTGTTGCAGCATAAAGAGTTACGACGAGCCGGGCGGCGCCCCTCGGCCCTAAGTGCTGCCGTAGCAACAACTTAGGGTGAGGGTTTCACCGATTGGCGAAGAAGACAGTTTAGATAAGATGAGCCAGACCCGTAGCGAACAGAGCCTGAGCCCCAACCGGCCTACGGCACTTTTCAGTACGTTCCGCATAGAAGTTGCGAACCGTACCATTGGGCATTTCGCAAGTCACAAGGTGGCGAGTACGCTGAAACTCGGGATCATTCGCACGATAGCGACTACGAGCATTGAGCCTACGAATAGAGTAGTCATCCAGAGTGTGAACTTCCACAACCTTCGCAAGATAACGCTCCGGTTCGCCCTGCAAAGGCTGCTTGTAGATGAAATTGTAGATTTCACCCGGCTTAGCAGATGCAAGCGTACCGTGAACACCACCATAAACAGCATAGGCAAGAGCAGCCACAATAACAGCAGTCACACCAGCCAGAATACCACCAAACAGAAGAACATCGTTCATAAAAACCCTTTCAGTTAGAAAACCCTCAATCAACATATCACAAGTCTACACTATGTATCGACTGTTGTCAAGCCTCAACATTAGAAAAATTTTCGGCCCAAAAGTCGTGCATTTCCTCAAGGTTTATGGCACTATCACTCCATGCCACACCATCCTGTGTCTCATATGCAAAAGACGAATTTTCGTCAATTTCACGCAAGCCAGACTTGAAAGCATCATAATCTTTGCAAGAGGCCGCAAAATCGTTCAGACCTTCATCATTAGCAATCCACAGACAAACATTCCAAGTCTGGTAATTAGAGTAGCCATTGTAACTCATAATTGTTCCTTTCATGTCTGCTGTAATCATACCATATAGATCGGCAAATGCAAGAGGAAATCTTTAAAAAATTTTTTTAGACGTAAAGTGTTGCTGTGTAAGGAGTTACGACGAGGCCGGCGGCCCCCGCTCGCCCTAAGTGCTTATGCACAAAGGGTTTGCGGAGAGTTTTATTCGAAGTCTACGAAAATTACTTGATTGTAGCCGCGAGGCTTAATCTTGAAACTATCGCCATAATCTTCGGTTTCAGATTTCACACCCGTAAAGCCAGCCAAAGCCTTGGCCTTGCGAATAATGCTACGCTGAGAATCATACTTGGGTACAAACTCCCAACGCTTGACCCAGCCGTAGTTAGCCTCACCAGCAAAAGTATCAGTATGGGTTACAACGCACTTCATTTCTTTTTTCCTTAAAGGTAAATTAGTAATCTTCATTCATTTCGGTATCATCACCATAATATCCGTAATCCTCATCGGTTCCCCATCCAGCGGAAGATAGGCCACTCTCATGATCCCCATCCATACTATCATCATACGAATCATCCCAACTGTTCTCCAGTTCATCAGCGTCAACTTCACCGTAATTGAAATCATTGTAATCGTCGTAGTTCATATCGTCCTCGTAAGAGTTGTCAGGATCATAGCACGGGTCAGGATGGCTCATTTCTTTTTCCTCTTTACTAGTGTTATCGGGATTCTATCCTAAAAACTTTAGGCTGTCAAGCCCTATTCCACAATCCACGTTTCGCCGTTTTCATCCATCATCTCGACAGGAGCAAAATCATCCACACAACCCACAACATCTGCCCAATCCCAAAAGTTGACTTCCACGCTAGGATCGTCAATCGGCTCGACCATAGGCTCAATCGTACCCTCTTGGGCCATTTGATCCAGAATCGAGTTGATTTCTTCGAAAGAATACATTTTTGACTTCCTTTGGGGTTTCACTTGTGATACTACCATTATACAGAGTATATCGGCCAAGTCAATAGGGTATCTATAAAAAATCTAAAAAAAATTGTCGATGTAAAGTGTTGCAGCATAAGGACTTACGACGCGGCGGGCGGCGCGGCCTCGCCCTAAGTTCTTTAGGGACAAGGCTTTACGTCAATTTCCCACAACCATACCATCCATAAAAGGATAGGATTTGTCGTTAATTTTCACAAACCATTCAAAATTCTTTTGATAAACATAACGTGGGCTATACTGGTTGATACGATCCTTAGTGGTCAGAGTTTGCCAGCCACCACTATTGAGTGTATAAGTACCATCTTCGTGAATCTTGACCACATAGGTACTGTGCAGCATAATACCCACGCTACCATCATGCAGAATCTCAGCGTAAGTATTATTACCAACCTTGCGACGGTTAGCGTTACGCTTGCCACGAACCATCTTAACCGCTTCGGAATGATTCATTACTTGTTTTCCTTTTGCTTGCTTTCCAACGTTTCACGATACAGTTTTTCCAGAAACTTTACTTGAGCCAAAGCACGACCAGTCTCTTGCTTCATCCTGAGTTCCGTTTTCTGAAATCCACTTACTGGCTTCTTCTTCGTTTTCATCATCTTTCTCCTACACTCGATTATATAGTATAGATCGGCAAGAGTCAAGCATAATCTTTAGAAGATTTTTATTCTGTTCCTAAGTCGTTATCACATAAGCACTTAGAGCAAATTTTCGCCGCCGGCCTCGCTCTAAGTCTTTTAGTAGCAAGGGTTTAGGTTCAGTTTTTTGTTCAGTGGTGAACGATTATTCATCGTCCCCTTTGAACGCGAAGGGCGAAACTTCCTCGCCACACGCGAGAATCGCAGCATACTGGTGGGCAAGAGCCTCAATGCGTTCCTGCGAACCCGGCTTTCCAGCCTTTACGATCATGGTATCCTCACCACCCACAAATCGCGGATCGGACTTCTCTTTCTTCACTTTGCCAAGGTTGCGAAGTGCCTTGCGGTTGAACTTCAAAACCTTCTCACTCTTGATCGGCCCATACTCACCATCCGCCAGAGAGGGTTGGTGGGGAATCGCAATCCCAAGAAAGCACATACGAGCCTGTTTCTTAGCGTTTTCGATAATCTCAAATTTCTGTTTCATGTTTTCCCTTTCGTGTTGGTTTGATTCTAGCAAAACTCTTTGGTGAGTGTCAAACCCTACTTTGAATAATTGTAGGCATCCAAACCCAACTTGCGACGAATCACGCGAATGGTTTGCAGATCCTCAATGAGCATCTTGGTCAGATTCTCACTTACTCCGCTTTCCACCAGAGAAGCCATATTCTGCTCACTGGTTTTCAGCAGAGCAGCCACAACGATTTCTTCACTCACAGTCAACTTTTCCATCTTTCACTCTCTCTTTCTTATGCTGAATTATACCTAAGAGATCGTCAAAAGTCAAACGCAATGTTTAGAAAATTATCCGATTTTCCCTAAGTCCTTATCTGGCCGGCTGTTGCGTCTAACCGTTTTCTTTAGGTGCTACAGTGGACACATGGTATCGTGAGAAATTGCTCGTAAAGCGTTGGTATCAAACAACTTACGGCAAGCGGGGCGGCGCCGGCTCGCCCTAAGTCCTTATGTGTCAACCACTTAGGTTAAGAGTTAATCACCCAAGCAACCACACAACCGAAAGCAAAGGATACAGAAAGCACTACCTTATCGTAAAGATTCATTATTTCTTCCTTATAGGAAAAACCAAATCAGAAACAAACCAAGCACTACCAATACCAACAACAAATCCCACAAGCATCCACGTCCAATCTATATCTATATTATCGAACATCCCGTGTTCCTTTCTTTAATCCTTTTTATATCCTACGAGCCACCGAACACCATCCTCATCTGTACTGATAAATCCATCAGTCCCAAACCCCGCATCATTCAATTCTTTTTCGGCCATTCTTTTACACAGGGTATCCCCAATAGCAAGCACAGCACAAACCAATCCCATGATAATAATACCCACCACAAACAGGCAAGCCATAGCGATTAGTTCAGGACTCATTTGGTAAGGTTCCAAGTATAGACGTTATCGTTCACCTTTACGCATCTTACATCAGAGATCGGCAAATGTCCAGTGCGAACATTAGAGCAATCCGGAAAGAACTCTCTCACAATCTTATACGCTTCGAGCGTATTCTTAGCACGAACGAAACCAACAGCCGAACCATTCTGATAAACTTCCAAAGTCATCTTCTTTTCCTCTTTCTTTCTCATACCACGATTCTACACTACTAATATCGGCTTGTCAAGCCTAGCCACATGAATTTTTTCAGATTTTTTATTTTGCGTTGTAAGTCTATATGTAGCATATACTTAGGGCGAATTTCGCGGCGCCGGCTCGCCGTAAGTCCTTTGTTCACAACGCCTTACGACGCCTGAACAAACACTTCCTTAGATGGTTGGCCTACTGAACAAATGGTCACAAGCCAATTCTTTCCGCTACCATCTTCCGGCCGAATACCATTCACCAAACCCTTTACAGGCTTGCAATCATGGCTTACCAGAATGATTTCACGACGAGTACGCATAGCCTCAACCAACCAAGCAAAAGAATAAACGCTCATTTTGTTTCCTTTGAGATAGCCTGATAAAGATTCCAACATTCGTCAAGAGTGAGGTAATTACCCATAATTTCCCCATTCACATACAGCACAAAGCGATCACCAATCCGATTAGCGGTTGTCCACCAGATATGTTTCTTGTTTCCCATGATCACATTATACCTTATCGGATAGTTTGTTGTCAAGCGTTAGTTTTTCATACTCTCAAAAAACTTCTTTACGCTTTCATCATTCATCATCATATCTTTATTCACAATCGGCATAGCATATGCCTTTTCACGAATCTGAAGATTCTTAATTCTCTTACTTGCATTCTTCATAGTCTTATTCATCATCTTCTTTCTCTCTTTCTTTCTTACTTCTTATATCGACATTATACCAAAGATTCTTTAAAAGTCAATACTATACAAATGTTTTTTTAGATTAGATATAACTCGTTACGGGATAAGCACTTACGTCAAATTTTGCGGGGCCGGCTCGCCCTAAGTGCTTACGTAGCAACTACTTACGTTTACTATTCATATCCTTAAGAATAGCAACAATCATAGCCAATTCGCTACTCGTCTGATTCGGGTTCATCGTATTCCCTTTCGTCTTCTTCGAGCCAATCAGCATAATCATACAGTGGGTCAGGGCAACTCATCTCTTTTCTCCTTTACTTCTTATATCGGTATTATACCACAAAATCTTTAGGAATCAATACTGTACCGATATTCACCAATCAAAATATCCTTCTTCGTATTCCTTAACCATCTTCTCTCGCATATCGTCCGATACCTTATGCTCATCGCACAGTCTATTCAGATCCTCCCGCGATTCTCCTTCGAAACCCAGCGAGCGAGCCATATACAGCAGATCGTTTTCCATTGTTCTTTCCTTCTTCTCTTGTGTTGTATCTATTATACAGTATCGGCTATTTGTGGTCAATACTGAACATTTGTTTTTTCTAGAATAGAATCTAAATGAATTTCCCCATTCTCTACAACCCACCCATATTCCTTAGTAGGAGTATACGTCCCAAGATAATATTTCCCATCACTATATCCCTCGTATCCAACCCCAAATCCCATGAACGTGATAGCCAAAATCATATCGTACATTATAGCCTCTCTTTCTTATATATACAATATCGACATATCCCAACGTATACTTGAAAGATATTTATTTAACGTAAATCCTTGCTACATAAGTACTTAGGACAAATTTTGCGGGCCATACTCGCCCTAAACTCTTGCCTCATAAGGCTTTAGGGCAAGGGAGGTTTTTTCAATTTAGATAAGGTACACAATTTGGGCGGCCTAAAGTCGCCGGAGGTCCAAAAATAGTAGGCACCCCTATACTAAATTGGCCAGTTTAATAGCCATTATATTATTCTCCTAATTCTCTTGAAACCTATAACCTTAAGCTCCCCCGTATCTTTATTCTCAGCCACCACCTTGACCTCATTCCATCCTCTAGCGAACATTCTGCGATTTAATCTAAAGTCGAATCCATGGCTACCATCGCCCCAACGCCTCAGATCGTTTCTATATCTATTAGCATCCGCCACGCTCACCACCACATTATTAATTAATACTTTGACCCTAACCCTATCATGAATCCTATCAGAATCTAAAGTCCACCCTCTCACTCTATTAATATTCATTATATCAACTCGCCCCACCACTCTCTCATTCCAGCTTTTAACAACTACTGGCAAAGAAGGAGCCACCACTTTAAAACTCTCATCCCCCAAGGCCCGACCAGCATTTAAAGATCCCCCACTACTCACTTTATCCATCAATCCCACACTAGTATCAACAGTACTAAAAATTTTCGCTCTAATATCCTCCACTCTCATAGGCCCATATTTTCTGCACAATGCTGCTATTGTTCCACTAACTTGAGGAGCAGCCATACTAGTTCCACTCAAATATCCATATCTATTACCAGGTAGTGTTGAATATATTGCTGTTCCACGAGCCGCAACATCTACACTATTTTTTCCATAATTAGAAAACCCCGCCAAGGTTACATTATCTGACCCACAAGCCGCAACAGCTATAATATTAGACTGAGGGTAAGAACTAGGATATCTAGGAACAAGATCATTATCTGATCCACTATTCCCAGCAGCTGCAACAAAAACTATATTCTGTTCGCCCGCTCTAGTTATAGCGCCATCTAACGCGCTCGAATAACCAGTAGTTCCACCCCAACTATTATTTATAGCCACCACATCCACCCCAAAATCCCTTTTCATCATCACCACATAATCAATAGACCTTATAGCATCGCCCGTAAAACCCAATCCCCTATCATCCTGAAATTTCAACACCATTATTTTAACCGCCCCATAACTAGATACTATCCCACCCACATGAGTACCATGACCGTACCCATCCTGCACCACATTATTATTTCCGCTAAAATTCCACCCATAGATATCATCCACATATCCATTGTTATCATCATCAATATTATTAGCCACTATTTCCCCAGGATTTTTCCACAAACTATCTTTTAAACCTTCATGATTAATATCTATGCCGCTATCTATAATTGCCACCACAGGAGTTAAAAGAGACCTATTTTCTAGATTCTCTATCCCTAGAGTAGTCTTCTTCATAGTCGAGTCCTTTCGAAACTTTGTGAACATTTTTGCCACTAGTTGCCAGCCTATCAGAAAATTTTGTAAAGTCAACACCCCGATGCGGTGTAAATCATAACATGTGCTACATTAATAATAGGACACCAAAATGACTCAAATAATTTTAAATAAAAGAATCACCATAGTAGAATGGACATTTCAGGACACTCCCGCAAGCTCAATTTTCGGTAGTTCACAGCATATATCGGCCATTTATGCCACAAACAATAGTGGATCGGGATACATATCATACAATCCAGCATCTTTATTTAATTCACTATCCACTCTAAAGTCTAATGTGTCCTATATCATCGTCTCACAACAGCCCGTTTCCATAGATATACCACCATCTCTACAACCCACAAACCCCACTCTGATCTATTCTACTGCTCAACAATTAAATATTCTAGCATATAATGGCCCTAATGTGTCTCTAGACTCTATTTCTAATGAATGTAAATCTCATATAGATACCATTTATGCTGTTAATCCTTCTGGTTCTGGATATACGTCCTATAGACCCACCACAATATTCAATAGCTTATCATCTTTAAATAATAACTCTGAGCTTATTATAACCAAAAGAATAGATAAAATTGGATTCCCCATTACCATATTTGATAACGACCAAGCTTTTACCGACTGCACGGGATTGTCCACTACAACTAGCGGACCGTTCTCAACTACCACAGTAGCGCCAACCACAACAACGGTTGCTCCCACAACCACGACCACAGTAGCGCCAACCACAACAACGGTTGCTCCCACAACCACGACCACAGTAGCGCCAACCACAACAACGGTTGCTCCCACAACCACGACCACAGTAGCGCCAACCACGACCACGGTTACTCCCACAACAACTACCACGGTAGTGCCAACCACAACAACGGTTGCTCCCACAACCACGACCACAGTAGCGCCAACCACAACAACGGTTGCTCCCACAACCACGACCACAGTAGCGCCAACCACGACCACGGTTACTCCCACAACAACTACCACGGTAGTGCCAACCACAACAGTAGCACCAACCACAACAACGGTAGTGCCAACCACAACAACGGTAGTGCCAACCACAACAGTAGCACCAACCACAACAACGGTAGTGCCAACCACGACCACGGCTGTCCCGACAACTACAACCACAATCGCCCCGACTACTACTCCTTCTCCTTCAGCTTTATTACAAAAAGCTTCAACTGGGGTATTTAATACATCTGCGGGTTCTGGAACATCTTCTAGTCCATTAATATGGAATGGATTAGTTGAAAATAATGGCACATATTTAATGTTCACATCTCTTACTGCCGGAATATTAAGTCTGACAATGACAGTACGCAGTGGTTGTGGTGATTTTGGGTGTGATATAATACAGGTCACGAAAAACAACACATTGGCTTGGGATCCATCCTTCCCAACCGGAGCCACACTGTCTAGATCTACAACATTTTCTGTGGCTACTAATGATATAATCAGATTGTATATCTTAAACGAATGGGGAGCGAGAGTACAATCTTTTTCAGCTAATATACAATGAATTTTAAATTAGATAATATAAGCATCAAACATCTATTAAATAATATTAATCGCACAAATTATGTTAATACGACAGATTTTAATTTTGATAAACTATTCGATAGACCATTAGACTTGTTGGATTATGAAAACAAAACCGGCTATTTTCAAAAAATATTTTTAGAAGAGCACATGGAATTTTTAGGGTATAGATGCAAAAATCTCATATTTTATCCACCACACGGCGGCATGGGGTGGCATACTAACGGTCCAAAATCTGGCAAAAGAATATATATATCGTGGTCAGAAAGTGGTGATAGTGGTATGAATTGGTATGACGTGGAAAAAGATAATATTATAATAGATAAAGATGAAACTGGTTTTAATATTAGAATTTTTGATATTCCACAGTGGCATTGTGTTTGGTCAAAATGTAATAGGTTTTCTATTGGTTTTGATATAGGTTAATATAATTTATACTATTATCCTAACTCTTTTATTAGAAAATTTCAAAAGTCAATAAAAAAAGCAGGCCGAAGCCTGCTAATTTTTGAACTTAACCGATTAGTATTTATATGCCTGATAAGGCGCATAATAATATCTAGGTGGCCACATAAAACATCTATGCTTTTCCACCAAGCCCCACGACGGATTAACAACCACAGGATTGGTCCACACATAAGTTGTATAATAAACAACTGGCTGACTAACAACTGTTGATATAGGAACCCACGTTGTTTGAACCTGTGGAACATTTACAACTACCGGAGATGCTGGAGCATAACCATAATTATAAAAGCTTACTTCATTAGCAAATCCCCTCTCACCAAAAACACACAACATCAAAACTAATCCTAAAATAATATTTTTCATCATTCTCTCTCCCTATAGTTATAAAAAAAGAGGCCCAGCTTTTTGCCAGGCCCCTTTTCTTTGTGATATTTAGCCCACAGTACTACTTTGATCATTAGCCGAAATCGCCACAACCTTGCGAGGACGACCCCTAGGCTTATTAACGCCCAGCTTTCGTCTTTGCCTTCTAACCATAGCTTGACTAATATTTTCTCCGGTCATACCACTAAGCTTATTGGCCAAGTCCTTATCCGCTAAACTATTAAGATTATCTCGAATGAACTGCAGTTCAGCGTCTGTCCACTTTTTATATGTAGCCATATACTCTCCTTTTGACAAAATTTGTGTATCAACTACTATATAGTATAGCTTGACCATTTTTTCGCAAGAGGCCACCATGGATAATTACCAATTTATTCCTTCCGTTCTAGACACCAAAGCTAGCGCCTCATTAGAAGCAGAAGTAGCTAAAGAGCTTAAAATTAAAGATCCAGAAAAGAGCATAGCACAATTACTACAAGAAAATAATGAAGAAGAAACCCAACCAGACCAAAAAGAAAAAGACCAAAGCGCGCAAGAAGGTCAAAGTATCTGAAAGTGAACTATTAGAAGTTATTGAAGTTATTAGCAAAAAATTGGCCTATAAGTTTAAGTTCGGCTATCATGAGCACGAGGATATGAAACAGCAAATAACCATATTTGCTTTGGAGGGTGTTAAAAATTATGATGGTGTACGACCACTAGAAAACTTCTTATGGACCCACGTTAGGAATCGTCTTTTTAACTATAAGAGAGATAATTACCAACGCCCCAATAAACCCTGCTTAACATGCCCTCTGTATGATGCTCACTGTAAGGTTAGCGTTAGTCAGTGCTCTAAATATAATAACAAAGCGGATTGTGATCTATACGCTAGTTGGAGTAAAAGAAACGATGCTAAAAAGAACCTTATGTATCTAACAGGAGTAGAAGACTTTTCTTTAATTCATCAAACTCACTCTAAGGGAACCCTAGGAGATAGTGTGGCAAATAAAGAGATTTTGGACATATTAGATCGTGAACTGGGCGGAGAAGAAAGAGAAATATATTTGAAGTTTCGCGGTGGATCCAAGGTTAATAAAAGCGATATGTTAAAATTAACCAATAAAATACGAGAAATTTTAGGAAATAGTTATGGCTAAAAAACGTGGACAATTAGGTCTGGACGAGGAAAAATTTATAGAGGATAATATTCAAACATTAAGTGTTGAGCAAATAGCTGAGCATCTTAATCGAAGCACATCTCCTATTCAAAGATATATAGATGAGCAAAAACTATATATACCATCCGAAGAAAAGAATGACCACGAACTACTCAGAAGAAAGCTACGAAGCAAAAACTTCTGGACAGAGATCGAGCGTCAGTTTGATGAGGACAGTGGCGAATTAAAGTATTTTGAAGACGTATGGATTAATTTAGTTAAACAATTTAGGGAAGACGTTTTACCAGCAGAAGAACTTCAAATAAAACAATTTATAACCATAGATATTCTTATCAATCGCTCTATGAAAGAGCGCAAACGACACATCACCGAAACCGAGAAGCTCCAAAAGTTAGTTGATAAAGAATACGAAAGACCAGAAGATGATAGAGATATTCCAAAATTAGCTAATCTCGAAACCCAGCTTAACTTTGCTCGCAATAGTATAGCTAGTTATACTAACGAATATACCAAATTACTAAACGAGCAACAAAAAATTAGCAAGGATCTTAAAGCAACTAGAGAGCAAAGAATTAAAAGAATAGAAGATGGTAAAAGTAGCTGGGTAGGATTAATTCGTATGCTAGAAGACGAAGACATAAGAGAAAAAGAAGGACGAGAACTAGAAATTCTTAGTATGGCAACCGACAAGGCCAAAAACAAACTATATGAATACCATTCTTTTGCCGACGGAATGGTAGACAGCCCCATCCTCAACTGTGAGTCTGTTAAAAAACATAATGCGTAATTACCAAGATCCAGAATATAAGAAGTGGAGAAAAGCGGTCTATAAAAGAGACAAATTTACTTGCCAATGGCCGGGGTGCTCAGCTAATATAAAACTAAATGCGCACCACATTTATAGGTGGTCGGATTTTCCGGGGTTAAGGTTTCATCTTAATAACGGTATAACATTATGTAGATATCACCATGACGGTATCAAAGGTTTAGAGGATAGCTATAGTCAGTTTTTTAGTAAACTCATTTTAAACAAAGGAAAAGAAAAATGATTACATATGATCCACCGATTGTTATCACACCACCCCCTTATTCTGACCAGAGCGGAAAAGTAACCCAGCCAGCAGATATTGTTCTTTCTGAGCTTAAGGTTACCTACATGGATACTCCACACAACAAGGTGATCCAGGCTCGCATAGAAGGTGTTCCAAATATTATCACATTAATTTCTGGCGAAACATACGAACAGATTGGCGATTGGACTCAGCAACAGATCGAAGATGGTCTAAAGCTACTATTAGGTTCTGAGCCAGCTAAATATTTAAGAGCATTGTTTCCTAAAACTATGGAAGAAGACCCGAATGGTCCCGGTACGGTTTTAAGTAAAATGATCAAGAGTCTTGGCATAGTTATGAGCGATAGTTGCTCTTGCCGTCGGCATGCTATCGAGATGAATACTCAAGGCAACGACTGGTGCGAACAGAATATTGATACTGTAGTTGGATGGCTAAGAGAAGAGGCCAACAGAAGAGGCTTACCATTCGTGGATATGATTGGTAAGTTAATGGTCGGTAGAGCCATTAAGAAGTCTCGCAAGCTTTTGGCTAATCAACCAGTACCAGAAAACGATGAAGATCTGGATAAAGAATGATTGATGACTTTACTGTTATTATAGACACCAGAGAACAACTTCCGTGGGAGTTTGAGCTTCATGCCACGGCCAAAAAGAAGCTCGATACTGGTGACTATAGTATAGAAGGCCTAGAAGATATTCTTTGCATAGAACGAAAAAGAAGCGTGTCAGAAATAGCTAATAATATATCTGAGAAGAGATTCAAAGATGTTCTTGAACGCATGAGTAAAATGAGATATCCATTTATGCTCTTTGAATTTGATCTAGAAGATATCTACTCTTTTCCTGTTGGTTCGGATATTCCCAAGAAGCTTTGGGACAATTTAAAGATTTCTGCTAATTATATTTTAAAATACATCACCCTAATACAACTAAACTACGGCATACATATACTATTTTGCGGCGGACCCGAGAACGCAGAAAAAATGGCCGTATCTATTATGAAAAGAGTATATGAAAAACACGCGCCACCAAAAGACAGCATTTGATGATGCTTGGCTAGAATTAGGAGATCTATCTCTCCTATCCATAGACCAGAATCTTATGATTCACAGAAGCAAAGAGGATATAGAAAATCCTGATTTGCATCTAATGCGTATTCTTAGGCAGCCTAGAAACTTCGGATTTACCTGTAAAATACTATTTGATATAGAGCTTCATCCTATACAAATAGCTATACTAGAAGAGTTTTGGACACGCCCATTTCCTATGTTTGTTGCTAGTCGTGGTTTTGGTAAGTCGTTCTTGATGGCTCTGTATTGTACATTAAGATGTATACTTAATCCTGGCACCAAAATCGTTGTTGTCGGCGCGGCTTTTCGTCAGAGCAAACTAGTATTCGAATACATGGAAACTATTTGGCGAAACAGTGCGATATTACGAAGCATTTTTAATGGCAATGATGATGGGCCAAGGCGAGACGTTGATAGATGCACAATGAGACTTGGCGAAAGCTGGACAATAGCGGTGCCAATGGGCGACGGGTCAAAAATTAGAGGTCTTAGAGCACACATTATTATAGCGGACGAATTTGCTTCTATATCACCAGACATCTACGAAACCGTAGTTTCAGGCTTCGCGGCAGTTAGTGCCAACCCAATACAGAATGTAAAAGAAGAAGCCAAGAAAAAAGCAATGACAGAAGCAGGTCTATGGAATCAGCAACTAGAAGAAATACAAATAAAAAAGGGCAATCAGGCTATCATAGCTGGAACCGCAGACTATAGCTTCAAGCATTTTGCCCAATATTGGAGAAGATACAAGGATATTATTCAGAGCCAGGGAGACCAAAGAAAACTAGAAGAAATATTTAAGGGTGAAGTTCCGGATAGCTTTAATTGGAAAGACTACTCTATAGTACGAATGCCATACGAACTTATTCCCAAGGGCTTCATGGACGATAAACAAATCTCCAGAGCCAAAGCAACAATCCATAGTGGCATATATAACATGGAATATGCAGCATGTTTTACTGCTGATAGTGACGGATTTTTTAAGCGAAGCCTTATAGAAAGCTGTGTTACTAACGAAGCTAACCCAGTTATGGTAAATGGCAATCCGGTGCTATTTGATGTTTCTACCAAAGGCAATCCCGACTTGCAGTATGTTTATGGTATCGACCCAGCCTCAGAAAAAGATAATTTTAGTATAGTGGTTTTAGAACTACATAAAGATCATTCTAGAATAGTCTATTGTTGGACAACCAATAGAAATAATTTTAAAGATCGTCAAAAAACAGGTCTGGTCAATGAGCATGACTTCTATGGATTTTGTGCAAGAAAAATTAGAAATTTAATGAAGGTGTTTCCAACCAACGCAATAGGAATAGACGCACAGGGTGGTGGTGTTGCTGTAGAGGAAGCTCTACACGACCCCTCCAAACTAGAGGATGGGGAACATCTAATGTGGCCAATTGTTGAAGACAAACCCAAAGATAGCGACACACAATCAGGATTACACATTCTGCATATGATACAGTTCGCTAGAGCAGACTGGACAGCTCAATCTAACCATGGATTGCGTAAAGACTTAGAAGACAAGGTTTTATTATTTCCAAGGTTTGACCAACTCAGTTTAGCATTAGCTCTAGATAAAGAAAATAAAGACATTCTGGAGGCAAGCTTCGAAAATCTATATGACTCCGAGAGTGAGTGCATTTTAGAGATAGAAGAATTAAAAAACGAACTAACAACTATTGTAATGACACAGACTAGCACAGGCCCCAATGCGCGAGACAGGTGGGATACGCCCGATATTAAACTACCCAATGGAAAAAAGGGCAAACTAAGAAAAGACCGATATAGCGCTTTGCTAATAGCTAATATGTTAGCTAGAAAAGTTTTTAGAGAATTACAGCCAGTCAATTATGATATAATCGGGTCCAACCTAAGACAGTCTCCCAATTCTGCTTCGGGAGATATGTATAAAGGGCCAAGTTGGTTCCGAGAATCCGCAAATAACGATATTTATAAAGGTATTTATCGCTAAATGTGTGTATCATAAGATATAAACATATTACAATACTATCTAATACTATTATGCCAAAAAAATACCCAAAGAGTGATGCCGTACAAAATGCGGCCAATGCTAACCAAGAAGCCTATGTTACATGGAATGACGGTGATATAGAAGGCAAAAAAGTTGCATTATCAGAAGCGTCGAAATCTTTAGATGAGTTTGGTGGTTTTCAACACGCAAAGGCAAATAACAGTAGATACAGAGACTTTTCTGGACTTCTACCCAACACTTCTGGAAGACCAGGACTAACCAGAGCAGATTACGACTTTTTCCGACCAGACGAAGCAGTGCCAAGAGAGATTAAACAAATCTTTATGGCAGCTAACGATGTTTATAGTCGAGTTGGCCTAGTAAAAAACGTTATTGATCTTATGGGTGATTTTGCTTGTCAAGGCATTAGGCTGGTTCATCCAAATAAAAGAATAGAAAAATTTTATAGAAACTGGTTCGAGAAAGTAAAGGGTGAGGACAGATCAGAAAGATTTCTTAATAATCTTTATAAAGCTGGTAATATTGTTATTAATAGACAAACAGCCAAAGTCAGCGTTAAGGTAGCAGATAATCTATATAGATCGATTGCTAGTCCTGACCTGATAGTAAATTCTGAGGAAATTAAAGTTGAGAAGAGAGAAATTCCTTGGAAGTATACTTTCATAGATCCTACATATGTAGATGTGGTGGGCGGTTCTTTATCTTCATTTGTAAGCAATAAAACATATGCAATTAATATGCCAGCAATGCTTAGAAAAATGATAAATAGCCCCAAAGGTCCAGAAGAAAAAGCAATAGTTGATCAACTTCCACCTCAGCTTATAGAGGCAGCAAAAACTAAAAAAGGCTATGTTTTAGATCCAGACAAAACTCTCGTATTTCACTATAAGAAAGACGATTGGCAGGTTTGGGCATATCCTATGATTTATGCTATTCTTGATGATATTAATGTTGTTGAAAAGCTAAAGCTAGCAGACCTTGCTGCTCTCGATGGTGCAATCAATAATATTCGTATTTTTAAATTAGGTAGTTTAGAACATAAAATTGCTCCGACAGCAGCCGCAGCATCAAAGCTTGGAGATATTCTACAGAATAACGTTGGTGGTGGCACGATGGATATTGTTTGGGGTCCAGACATTGAACTACTACAATCTAACACTAATGTACATCAATTTTTAGGTGAAGGTAAATATACTCCACATCTTAATAGTATTTATGCTGGTCTAGGTATTCCTCCAACACTAACGGGTACTTATGGCGCCGCTGGAACCACTAATAATTTCATTTCGTTAAAGACCCTGACACAAAGACTAGAGTATGGTCGTAAGGTGTTAATGTCGTTCTGGAAGCATGAAATTGCCATGGTTCAAAAAGCCATGGGTTTTAAGTATCCAGCAAAAATAGAGTTTGACAAGATGGATTTAAGTAATGAAGACGCGGAGAAGGCATTACTAGTACAGCTAGCTGATCGTAATCTTGTTAGTGATGAAATGCTACAGAAGATGTTTGGATTTGATCCAGAAATGGAAAAGAGCAGACTCAACAGAGAAAACAAAGACAGAGAGAACGAAAGAATGGTTCCGAAATCTGGTCCTTGGCATGATCCACAAACAGAAGAAAGTCTTAAGAAGATTGCTCTACAAAATGGTCTTGCGACTCCTAGTCAAGTAGACCTAGAGCTTAAGCCAAAGAAGAAGGGTGAAAAAAGCTTACTGGATATGAAAACTCCAGCACTACCAGAGCAGCAGTCAAACCCAGGACAACCAGGACAAGGTAGGCCCAAAAATACAAAAGATAAAGAAAAAAGAAAAACTAAAGACTTTAGCCCAAGAACAGGAGCGTCTTTACAGCTATGGGCTTTAGACACTCAAGAAAAAATAGCCAGTATTCTTAATCCCGTCTTACTAGATTTCTATAACAAGAAAAATATGAGAAGTTTATCTAGCACAGAATATTCTGAGGCAGAAAATACTAAAACAAAAATATTGTTTTCGCTTGAGCCATTCGTTGCTATTAACGAAGACATACTAATGGCGAAGCTCAATACTATCAATAGTATTGATGTATCGACCAAATTTGCCGAATACCAGAGCTGGAATATTGAAGCAAGTAAAGATCTCAAAAAACAACTCACCGCCGAAGAACAAAAACATACGAAGGCCTATTTTTATAGTCTGGTGTATTCTGATCTATCGGGTCATAAATAATACTTGGAGGCATAATGCAAATATTTAAACATGAAAAACTTGATGGAATAGACGAGCTAATCCAATCACAAGCCTCAATAACCTACGCATCTCTTGCACAACCATCAGACCCTTCTCTTTCACAAAAAATGAAGGAAATGAAGTCCATTGCCTCATTAGAAGATAAAGACCTTTATTATGTTCAATCAATTTTAGTAACATCATCTTGGAACAAAAATGACGATATTTTTGATGCTCAAGAAATTTGGATCGCAAGAAACACACCATCCCACAAACCAACAAACCTAGAACACGATGAGCATAGTATCATTGGACATATAACAGAAAACTGGCCAATGACCGATGATGGTATCCTAATTGATAATAACACACCAACAGAAAATTTACCACAAAAATACCATATTTTAACAGGCTCTGTGATCTATACCGGTTTTTCTGACCCTGCACTAAGAGACAGAGCATATAAGCTGATTTCTGAAATAGAGTCTGGCGAGAAGTATGTTAGTATGGAATGTTATTTTAAGGGGTTTGATTATGGCTTACTAAACAAGACAAGCGGAGAATTTAGAGTATTATCAAGAGGAGAAGATACCTCCTATTTGACTAAATATCTTAGAGCATACGGTGGTGACGGCGAGCACGAAAATTATAAAATTGGTAGAGTTTTACGAGAAATAACATTCTCTGGTAAAGGTTTTGTAAATAGACCAGCAAACCCAGAAAGTGTTATTTTTACGAAAGATAATATGAAAAATCTAGAGCCGTCCCAAAGTTCTGAAATAATTAATTTAGAAAAAAAGACGATTTCCGAAACAATAGGTGTATTTTCTAATCAAGCTAATTTAAAGGAGACGAATATGAGTGAACAGACCGAAGTTATCACAAACGAAGTTACCACAACTGAAACAGAGGTAGTAGCTATGAATGACTGCTCAGAAGCACAGGCTTCCGTTACAAGCCTACAAGAAAAAACAACAGAACTCGAAACACAACTTGCTGAAGCCAGAGAGACCATTTCGGCTCTAGAAACAGCCCAAGCAGAAGTAGCCAATCTTAAGGCTGAACTAGAAGCAGCATCAGAAGTTATCGCTGCTTATAAGAAGAAGGACGAAGAGATGGTCAAGAAAGAAAAGAAGATGAAGAGAATGGCCGCTCTCGTAGATAATGGCATCGAGGCCGAAGTAGCCGAAGCCACAGTAGAAAAATTTGATTCTCTAGACGATGCCTCGTTCGAAGCTATGACAAGCCTCCTAGCTGCTAAAAAAGCAAAAGAGGAGAAGAAGCCTGTTGTAGAAGAGAAAGAGGAAGAAAAAGAAGAAGCTTCCCAGGAAGTAGATGCTTCTGTACTAGAGAACGTCGAAGTTGAGCAAGAAATCGATCTAAGTGTTGGTGGTAACGCCTCCACAGAAATCGAAAGCACAAGAGCAGCTTTAGTTGATTTTGTTTATAATAGACTAGGTAAAAAACTTAATAAGGGAGAGTGAACATGGCGTTAAAACCAGATCGTATCGAGTCATACACAGACATCTCCTTCTTCTGCAACACAGTTGCTGAAAGAGGCGGTATCGTTGTACACGTAACAAGTGGCAATGGGGTCAGCATGGATGATGCTGGTGCTGTCGTTGCTTATCCAACTGCTAACACAGGCACTAAGCCAGCTGGTCTTTTACTAAATGATGTTGTTAATCTTGATCTTACAAGACAGCACATCAATTGGCACAAAGACGAAGTACAGCTAGGTAGCAAGGTAACACTTCTCCGTCAGGGACAGGTAACAACTAACATGGTTGCTACTGGCGTTACCCCAGCTGCTGGTGCTGATGCTTACTATGACAATGTTGGTAAGCTTACAACAGTTGCAACAAACAGCGTTAAGGTCGGTCGTTTTCTTAGCGGCAAAGATGCTGACGGTTACGTTAAAGTAGACATCAATATTACATGATAAGGGAGAAAAATATGGCTAATAAAAGATTCGAAGCAACACCAGAGTTAACAGATCTTCTTGTTCGCTCTGGCTCAGTTCAGAAAGAGCAGGCTCTTGCCGCTAATGCAGAATTTGCTAAGGCACTTGAGCTTCCTCTTCGTCAAGGCGTTTTGAGTGGCGATATTCTAGACGGCATCTATGAGCCAATCGTGCTCCAGCAGGGTGCTACTCCTGAATTCCCACTAGACTTCGTTGCCCCAGGCACCGAAAAGGACTTTGTGGCCTATACCATCCCAAACCATGGTTATATTCCACAGCGTCACGTTGAAGGCGATTACGTCATGGTTCCAACCTATGACATTGGCGCTAGTATCGATTATCTTCTAAAGTATGCCCGCGATGCCCGTTGGGACGTTGTTGGTCGTGCTATGGAAGTTCTCGAAGCCCAATTCGTCAAGAAGATGAACGATGATGGCTGGCACACCCTTTTGGCTGCTGGCGTTGATCGCAACATCGTTGTTTATGACACCGATGCCAGTACTGGTCTTTTTACAAAGAGACTAGTAAGCTTGATGAAGACAGTTATGAGACGTAACGGCGGTGGTAACAGTGCCAGCAACAACCGTGGCATGCTAACCGACCTCTATGTTTCACCAGAGGCTATGGAAGACATTCGCAGTTGGGGCATCGATCAGATCGACGAAGTTACTCGTCGTGAGATCTATCTCGCTGCTGATGGTTCGGTTAACCGTGTATTCGGTATTAACCTCCATGATCTCGACGAACTCGGCGAAGGTCAGCAATATCAGCTATTCTACAGTAATGTGCTCAATGGCACACTACCAAGTGGCAAGGCTGAGCTTGTTGTTGGTCTTGATCTTCGCAAGAGAGACAGCTTCATTATGCCAGTTCGCTCAGAAGTTCAAATCTTCGAAGACGATACACTACATCGTCAGAAGAGAGCAGGCTTCTACGGCTGGGCAGAGCAAGGCTTTGCTGTTCTCGACAACCGCAGAGTCATCCTCGGCGCTCTCTAAGATCGTTTGCGATAACCAAACAAAGAAAAGGCTGGCCTTCGGGCTGGCCTTTTTTTGTTTTACTACATACTAAACAGATATAGGTGTATTATACAGATATCTTCTAAAACATTAAAAACAAAAGGTTTATTATGAGCTGGCAAAACGAACTAACTATTATCGTACGCACTCTAATTAACGACTTAGACGAACCATATGATTTCACGGACAGTAGAATACAGCAGGTTTTAGCTGTTGCGGCTAAATATGTTCAGTTTGACGTTAATCTAGACCATTTTTATCAAGTCGATGTTAATAGTGTCTCTATAACCCCAGATCCTTCTGCTGATAACGATGACACCTTTATCAGCATTGTTTGCCTTAAGGCCGCTTGTATTATAGACCAAGGAACATTTAGAACCAAGGCTGCAATAGAAGGAATTAGAACGGCTCTTGGCCCTGCTTCTATTGGATTTTCTGGTACGCTGTCTGGCTGGTCTGCAATTATAGATCATGGAGCATGCGGCTTGTATGAGGAACTGACTAGTCATTGGGACGTTAAGAATGCAACAGCTGTTCGTGCTGTTCTTGGTCCGTTCGTTGGTAATAAGTTTGATCCAAGATACTTGCTTAGAGGCCCCATCCGAGATAGAACTAACAATGATTTTTATGGTTAATAGAGTATAAAACATATGGACTATCCACTATATAAAAAACTATTTAACCAGCAAATGGATGCTTTTCTAGATTCCTCTGGATTAGCAACGGAGTGTTTGCTTACTTATGGCGTAAAAGACCTTGAGCAATGTTCTAACTGCTTATATGATTCAGCTCTTAAAAAATCTGCTAATATATACAAAACTGGAGGACCAATACCATTTGATCAAGGTCAAATATGTCCTCATTGCAGAGGCGTTGGACTGTATGGTAATGCTAAAACAGAATCAGTATATCTAGCAGTTTTATGGGATTATAAATCTTGGGTTATTAAACCAGTAAACATAGAAAACCCTCAAGGCTATATTCAAACTATATGTCATAAAAGTTATACTAGTCGTATTTTACAAGCACAAGAGATGACAATACCCAATATGAATCCAGACTCTCCGACCTTTATTTTAGACTCTGAGCCAAATCCTGGTGGACTAGGCGATCAAAATTATATTATTTGCACATGGAAAAAAATTAGAAAGTAAAAATTATGAATATTACTAAAAAATTAACAATGTTAACATATAATGGTTCTTCCCTAGTTCTAGCCACTAGCGATATTAAACCTAACTTTAACACTATTTTTAGTATTAATGAAAGTGGTACAGGATATGTCTCTTTCTCCTCCTCCAGCTTGTTCAATTCTCTACCTAGTCTTCTTGATGGCAATACATATCTTATTGATAGTAAGAGCGAAATGCTCCCGTGGGTTCTTACAGAGATAATTATAGATAATGGCTCCGCTACAACACCAGCGCCAACCACAACAGCGCCAACCACAACAGCGCCAGCGCCAACCACAACAGCGCCAACCACAACAGCGCCAACCACAACAGCGCCAGCGCCAACCACAACAGCGCCAACCACAACAGCGCCAACCACAACAGCGCCAGCGCCAACCACAACAGCGCCAACCACAACAGCGCCAACCACAACAGCGCCTACCACCACGGGCGTTCCAACAACCAGCGGCCCAACCACCACGGGTGAGCCAACAACAAGCGGTCCAACCACAACCGGTGGTCCAACAACCACGGGCGTTCCAACCACCACGGTAGCGCCAACCACAACTGTTCCTCCGTATGCAATGTATGCGACACGAAGCAACTCTGCTCCAACAAGGGTTTCCGCTAACGGCATAGGAAACGGCTCCGCTGGTAACACTGGTAATTTTGCTAATTATGGAAGTAATGCTACCTGGAATGGAGCTATTGGTAATATTACTAGTGTAGGAACAAATGGTTCCAGCAGCTATTTTGGAACCCAGGATCAATCAGGAAATACATGGGAATGGAATGATAGTATCATACAAAGTACAAACAGAGGCATACTAGGAGGTAGCTATAATACAAGCATAGCTTCTGATCTATCGTCTATATCAAGAAAGTTCGCAGCACCAAACAGCGGCGCTATAAACTACGGGTTTAGGGTTTGTTCCAAATATCCTATTCCAGAAGGAAATACTCTAATTGAATTTGTACCTGTGCTTGAACAAAACAATCCTGCTAATTCTACAGGGTATGGATCTGTTTCTTACAGTTATTGTATTTCTAGATATCCTATAACGAACAGTCAATATGCTCAATTCTTATTAAGCATAGAGGGTGCGGATAGCTATAGTGCTTATGTTTCTACTATGGCATCGAATATACGAGGAGGCATTAATTCCGACTATACAGTAAAAGCTAATATGGGTAACAAGCCAGTAAACTATATTACTTGGTTTAGAGCTGCTAGATTCGTAAACTGGCTACACAACGGCATGGTATCCGGACCACAAAGCAGTCTAACCACAGAAAGCGGAGTTTATACTTTAAACGGAGCCAACTCTGGTGTGTCTTTTGCTAAAAATCCAGACGCAAACTACTGGATTCCTTCCGAAGACGAATGGTATAAGGCGGCTTACTATTTACCGACAGTATAATGAAGCTATCTTTAAAACTCATAGAGAATAATTCAGAAATAGGAAATGGTATCCTTAATGCTTTATTACCTGAGGCGTCCGCCTTTATGAATAAAGCAAGTAAATATGTACAAAGTAATATATTCTCTATAATTAAAGAAAGTATTTTAGTTCAACCAGAATATAATTCACTTGTTAATGGGCAACTTAGACTAGAGCTTGGAATACCAGACGCAGCAATGAGAGTGGAAGATTTAATTAATGCTTGGATAAATAACACTATTGTAGAATATAAACCACCTCAAATAATGAACAATAGAATTAAAAGTAGTTTTACTATCAAAATGATTAGAGCTAATTTTTCTGATGTATTAAGTTTAAATTTAGCTAGTATTGAAAGAAGTGCTGTTGGGGCTACTATACCTTGGCTAGAGTGGCTATTATTAGAAGGTACGACCACTCTAGTAGACAACTATGAAGTGTTTATAGGTCCTCATAGTAGATCTAGAACAGGAGGAGCTATCATGAAAGCTTCGGATGGTCAGGGTTGGGGAGTACCACCAGAATACTCAGGAACTATCAATGATAACTGGATAACTAGAGCAATAGAGGCTTGCAAGCCCGACGTACAAAAACTTTTAGAAAAGGCCCTCTCACAATGAATAATATATGTCAGCCAAGCCCAGTATTTAAAAATGTGAAGAATATCACAGAAGACCTTTTATTAAATAGCATAGAGGCTAATCTAAAGCTTTTCTTGGACTGGGCATTTCTTAGCATAGGAGGATGGTTTGACGTAACTATTAATGAAAATACTCTTCAAAATGACTCATACGATAAACTTATAGTAGCAGATGATAAGGCTTATACTGCTAGAACTGTTTGGGAAGCACAAAGAAAAGACTGGGTATGGGAAAATATAACTTATTGCAATAGGAGTCCTATATCCAATCTTAATGTGACAGTAAATGGTAGCGTGGTGCCGAATACAGACTATACAATTAACTATCCACTTGGTCGTATTATTTTCAACACCCCGATATCTGCATCATCTAATGTTAGATGTAACTATAGCTATAGATATGTTCAGACATATAGGGCTAATGATAGTGATTGGTTTAACTTAATTCAATATAATGGGCCAACAACCACAAAAAATATAGATAGACTATCTAATGGTAGTTGGAAAATTGGAAAGAATCACGTTATTCAACTTCCTGCTATAGTCGTTGAGTCTTTGCCAAGATCGCGCTCTAGACCCCACGAAATAGGTAGTGGTGGATTGGTTCTGGAGCAAGATTTTGCTTTTCATATATTGGCCGATAATAAAAACGACAGAAATAAAATTGTGGATATTTTAAGATTACAGCAAGATCTAATGATTTGGCTATTTGATACTAATGCTCTAACAGCCAACAATAAATATCCCTTAGAGTATAATGGTTCTTTAAAGGCTACGCCCTTAATGTATCCTGATATAATTGGCCAATACCCTTGGAAGAAATGCTGGCTTAAGAATATTAGCGTTTTTGAGGTAGAATCCATAGATCCGAACATGCACAGAGCCGCTGTTAGAATGACAGCAGAAATAATTTATACATAAATCTTGAGATTTTGTGTATAATAGTGTTGTATCGTACTATTAATCCATAATGGCGTAAAATCTTTAATAATAAAGACCGGAGATTAAAACATGTCAAATAAACGTATTTACTACGCAATCCAACAGGTAACACTAGGCACAACAGGTGCTGATGACACAGAAGCAGCGATTCACGGTCTACAAACCGTTGGTATTACCACAAACTTCAACCTAGAGCAAGTATTCGAGATGGGTCAGCTTGCTATCTACCAGAACATCGAAGGCATCCCACAGATCGAAGTAACCCTCAATAAAGTTCTAGATGGCTATCCATTAATTTATGTGTTAGCCACAGAAACTGGTTCCTCTCTTGGCACCAACCTTGTAGCCACCTCCGCAGACTTAGCTGGCCGTCAAAATGCTAGAACAGATATGAGACTATCGATCTACCCAGATACGGAGTTATCTGCCACAGGTGCTACTCTTGCCAAGGGTCTTGTAACATGCACAGGCATGTACGTATCCAGTGTTAGTTATACCTTCCCTGTTGATGGCAACTTTACAGAAGACGTAACTCTAGTCGGCAACGACAAGGTTTGGAGTGATGGGGCTGTTGTAAATTCTGGCAAGTTTACAGGAAATAATGATGTTCCTGCAGCTAATTCTGGCGTTAATCGTAGACAGCATCTAGATATGAGTGCGTGTCTATTTCCAACAGAAATTCCTGGTATCACCAACGATACTGCCAGTATTAATCATGGTAAAAATGAAGAGGGCGCAACAGATGGTGATGGCTTTAATACTCACTTCCAGAATATCACAGTAAGTGTGGATCTTGGTCGTGAAGCTATTCAAGAGCTTGGTTCTTTTGCTCCTTATCATCGCTATGTTACATTCCCAGTTTCCGTAACATCGGAGTTCTCGGTATTAGCAACAACTGGCGACGGTATCAATGCCACAGAAGACGGCTACTATACAGCAACTAGTATTAATGGCACACCCTCTGTCGCTACAGGAAGCGAAGGTGCTTGTACTCCACGCTTCAATCTAAGAGATAATAAGATTTATCTCAAGACATGCGAAGGTACAAACATTTATCTTGGCACCAAAAATAAGTTAACATCTGTTAACTATACTGGTGGTGATACTGGTGGTGGTAATGTTACTGTAACATATAGTTATCAAACCTTCAACGATTTCGTTGTTTGGCATGCGAACTCCCCATCAAACCCTCCCATTAGCTATACCTTACCAACAACAACAACAACAGCACCAACAACAACATCAGCACCAACAACAACCAGTGCCCCTGGTGGTCAATCGGTAAATCGTTCGGTGCCAGTTGAAATTAAGGCTGGTGAAGTTAAGTTTCCAGGCAGAGCTTAATTAGTTAATAAATAAGTATTGTTGATATTGAGAACTGGATCGTGGACACTTTATGGACAAGCAAGCAGTAAATCTGTACTTATCCAGAATTTTATCTGGATTCTATATCTTTTCTTTTCAGGAGAGAAGATATAAGCTTGTTTATCCAAACATGGAGCTAAAGTATAAGTCGGAACTCTATGCTTCCGAGTGCTATGAGCAGCAAAAGTTTAATGATTGGATATACGAGGATAATATTGTTGATTATCTTGTGGATGCTGGCTTGTGGAATTATGGTGGAGACGATCAGCTTAAGAAGATAGAAACTCAAATAGAAGATAATAAGGTTGAGTTATATCAAAACTTTCTTAATCCACCCAAGCAAAAGCAAGTGCGCAAAACACTAGCTAGTCTCAAAAAAAATTACAACAGGATGTATAACGTGAGACATTCCTTAGACTCTCTCACACCCCACGGGTATGCTGAATTACTCAAGAACCAATATATACTTATTCACAGTATCTATAATTTAAATAATACTAGAATATTTAAGTCAACTAAAAATACAGACTATAATAAACTTAATGAGATATCTAATATTTTAGCAGAGTATACGGTGGACATAGGAACCTTCCGAAAAATAGCTAGAAATGATTTGTGGAAAAACTATTGGTCCGCTAATAAACACAATATTTTTGATAAGGCTACAATAGACTGGACAGACGAACAAAGAACGCTGGTTGTTTTAACCAAAATGTATGATAGTGCTTATGAACATCCAGAGTGTCCTGTGGACTCCGTATTTGATGATGACGATATGTTTGATGGGTGGATGATTCATCAGAGAAGAGAGGGTGAAAAAATAAGAAGTAAAAATAGAACTGAAAAACTATTAGAGGATAAAAATCTTAGTAAGGCTAATGAGGTCTATATAATGGCTTCGTCTAAGGAAGAGGCCCATAGTATATATAACTTGAACGATAATACTGGTATGCATATAATAAAAGAAAGAAGTCGGATGTTGGTTCCTGGAAAGGAAATAAAAGAGTCAGACTTACCGGATGTTCAACGAAGTCTACAGATGATGCAAAATCAGCAATTGGTAGACTCTAGGAAAGGATAATTAAAATGGATGATCAACAAGACATGCTTTCTAAACGGTTTCAAACCACAATGATCGGAGCCCTATTTCAGTTCGAAGAAGCTTTTGGTTATTTATGGGGATTTGATAAAGATGATGAAGACTTGACAGAATCCGAACATAACTTTAGATTAAAATGGGAAGATGTAAGATACAGAATTTTGAATAATGGGAACAATCAGCTCCGATCTGCTATAAAAGATCTAGAGCAGATAAAGTCTCGCAAAGACCACTATCACTATAACTATCGTTTTAACAATAGATCAGAAAGAGGACAATAATGAAGACAAGAACATTTACAGGCAGTATCGACAATAAGGAAGTCACATTTTTAGTAAGGTCGCCTTCTTTGGCTGATCAAAGGGAAGCTACAAAAGTCTATAATACGGCTTTTAGCGATGCTCTTAAGGCTAAGGCAGTAGTTAGAGCAAAGCTAGATGATCTTCTTGTTGAGCAGGGTCTGTGGGACGATAAGAAGCAGTTTGAATTTAGTGCTCTCCAATCCAAGATTCTGGAGAGTGAAAGAAAGCTAGCAAAGGGTGGCATCCCACTACAAGAAGCCAAGAAAATAGCCCTAGACATGAAAAAGGATCGAGAAGACCTAAGAGACCTAATTGCGGTCAAAACCAATCTCGATACCCATACCGCAGAAGGTCAGGCTGATAATGCTAGATTTAACTATCTAGTTTCTGCTTGTACGGTGTATAATGATAATAAGAAGCCATATTTTAATAGCTATGACGAGTATTTAAATAAGGCTTCCGACCCAGTGGCAATACTAGCCGCACAGAACTTGGCCGGTATGCTATATGGTTTGGAAAACAATTACGAAGAAAAGCTTCCGGAAAATAAGTTTTTGAAACAGTATAAGTTTGTTGATGATAAGCTACGACTAATTAATAAAGAAGGTAAGTTGGTAGACCAAGAAGGTCGTTTGATTGACGAGAACGGCAGATTTATTAATGAAAAGGGTGAGTTTGTAGACAAGGATGGAAATCCTGTTAGTGATACTGGAGATTATGTACTAGAATTTAAACCATTTTTGGATGATAGTGGCAACCCCATTAATCCGGAACCAGAAGTTGTTACACAAAAACCAGAAGAGATTAAGGAACCAGCTAAAGATGAGACTAAACAGGAAACAGTCGATACCACCCCAACCCCCACAGCTTCATAAAGATTGTGTGGATTTATTGACATGCGGCATTTTCCCCATAAGACAAGATCTTACTGGGGAATTGCTGTTTATATAGGAATAAATTATTATGGCCCAAGCTTTTAATCTAACAGCACAGATCAATCTACAAGCACCAAGTAACCTAAAGACAGTAGTTGCCCAGATCCGTAGAGAATTTCAAACAGTTTCTGCGGACGTAAAAGTTAATGTTAGTCCCCAAGCAGCAAGATCTATTGATAATGTCACAAATAGACTAGATGCTATGAACGCATCATTAATTCAAGCAAGGAACAATACTACAGCTTTAGACTCGGCTCTTAGAAACCTATCGTCCTCCCTTTCTTCTGTACAATCTACTACTAGTAAAACAGATAATGCTTTTTCTAAAACCTCCACATCCGTTGGTCAAACAGCAAAAAATATCAAAGTTGCTACAACAGAGATGGAAGAGTTCGGAAAACAATCAGCTCTTGCTATTCGAAGATTTGCCGCATTTAGCGTTGTTACTAGCGGTGTCTTTGCATTAATCAATGCTGTTAATAGTGGGTTTCAGGCTTTCGTAGAATTCGACAAAGAACTAGTGAAACTACAACAGGTAACAGGTAGGGGTGAAATTGGTCTTAAGAGTCTAGAAAAAGAAATATCCAACTTATCCACAACTCTTGGTGTTAGCAGTAAAAGCTTAATGTCCGTAGCTTCTACCTTAGCACAAGCTGGCTTGAGTGCTGACGAGACCAGAGTAGCACTAGCAGCCTTGGCAAAAACCGAACTAGCTCCATCTTTCGACAATCTTACAGATACAACAGAAGGTGCTATTGCCGCTATTCGCCAGTTCGGTCTCGAAGCCGGAGACCTAGAAAAAGCGCTAGGCTCGATCAATGCTGTGGCAGCAGCTTTCGCTGTTGAGTCTAAAGATATTATTGCTGCTATTCAGCGTACCGGTGGTGTGTTCGCCGCTTCTAGTAGAGGAGTTAGCGAAGGAACGGACGCTCTGAACGAGTTTATAGCAGTATTTACAAGTATTCGACAAACTACTCGTGAAAGCGCAGAAACCATTGCTACTGGTTTGAGAACAATTTTTACACGTATTCAAAGAGCTAAAACTATTGATCAGCTTAAGGAATACGGGGTCGAGCTAACTGATCTAGAAGGTAAATTCGTCGGCCCGTATGAGGCAGTGAAAAGACTAAGCGCCGCATTAAGCCAATTGGATCCTAGAGACCTAAGATTCTCGTCCATAGTTGAAGAGCTTGGTGGATTCCGTCAGATCGGCAAGGTTATTCCACTTATTCAACAATTTAAAACAGCACAGGACGCATTGGCAGTAGCGCAAAAGGGACAGGGTAGCTTATACGACGCCCAGGTTACCGCACAAAAATCTTTAGCCAATCAATTAGCAAAGGTTAGAGAACAATTTTTAGCACTGATTAGAGATGTTGGTAAGAGTCAGTCATTCCAGGCTTTGTTCAAAATTGTAACCGGGCTTGCCAGTGGTTTAATTAGTTTAGCTAGTGCTTTCAAACCTATCCTACCCATACTTGCTATTATGGGTGCAGTAAAGGGCGTTTCCGCTATTAGACAGTTTGGTAGCGGCTTTATGGGCGGTATTTCTAAGGGTGGTGGTGCTCGTGGTGTTGGCAGCAATATTGGAGAAAGTCTTAGTGGAGCCAAAGATAAGGAGAGAGACGATACAACAGCTAGAGCTAGTGATGCTATAAGAGAAAATACATCAGCTTTAAAAATATTAACAGACTCAACCAATAAATTAAATGCTTCTGTACTTAAACTTGATGATACTATTAAGTCGAGACCGTCTACTGGAACAGGACTAAATAGTGGAGGAATTGTTAGAAAATTTGCTAGGGGTGGACTGGTTCCTGGCTCTGGTAACGGAGATACTGTTCCGGCCATGTTGGAACCGGGTGAGTTCGTTATACGGAAGAAGGCGGTCGAAACGCTAGGGGCCAGCAGTCTTCACAAGATGAATAGGTATGCTAACGGTGGTGCTGTTAGCATACAGAACTTAAAGGGAACTGGCAAAAGGGGATATGGCAAAAAGACTATTTCTGAATATCAAAACAAAAACGTAAACATAGAAGACGATGATTATATTAGCAGCCAAGGTTCCTCCATCGAGAGAGAAAAAATATCTAAATACTTGAGCGTTGCAGATTTTGCTAGCGGGATAAAGGAATTAGAGCCGCTATTAAATACAAAAGATACACTACTTCGTAAACAAAAAAGCTATGACGCACGAATAGGACCACTGGCAGAAGAACTACTTAAGAAAAAACTAGGAGCCTCCAAATATCTTGGATTAGGCACATCATCCTCCAATGAAAGTAATGCTCCTATTGATCTAATAGGTGATGATAATTTATATGAAGTTAAACTTAAAAATGAATCAACTTCCGACGCCGAGCTATATAGTAAGCTATTAAGATATAAACTTGAACAATCTCCAGAATCTGTTTTATCACAATTTAAAGAAGCTCAAAAAGAAAAGCAAGACTCTATATCATTAGGATCAATTAAGCTTCTAGAAGCTCAAGAGTTAAGAAAAGAACTAGATGCGACATATAGACCCAAAGCTGCTGGTGGTATAATTCAAAAACTCGCCAACGGCGGTTTCCCGCTAATAGACGATCTACCAAATGCTAAGGGCTCTATGCTCCCAAGACCGGGAATAAGCCCAGGATCACCACTAGACAAGATTATCAAAGAGGGTGGTGGTGCGGTTGATTTTGATAGAACTTTACAAAGAACAGTTGGAGATGCCGCATATGCTAGTGCCAAAACAGCATCCGCTAAAGATGAAGTTTTACAAAAATACTTTAGAGACCCAAAAGCTAGATTAAAAGACGCCAAACAAGCACGACTAACACAGTTTGGTAAACAACTACAAGATCTTATCAAGCAGGGGGTAATCGAACCCAGTAATCTATCTATCATTTCTAAATCAAAAAGAGTAGAAGGACTAGCCGAACATATTCAAGAAATGTTTGGGATACCAGTACAAAACATGGTATTTACCTCTGGTGGTTCAAAAGAGCCAGCTCTTGAAGCTATGAGAACCAAAGGCCCAAGAGTAAATAGAGTAAGAAAAGCTCTAGGTGGTCTAGTACAGAGATTCGCAGTCGGTGGAGAAGCAGAAGCACTAGAACAATTAGGTAGGGCCAAGCTTATATCACTTGCACAAAAGGCTGGCATACCATACGACTACGAACTGCTGGGTAAAAAATCTCTTGAGCAATCAGACAGAGCTAAAAAAGATTCATTCTTACAGCAGCTAGTTGATGCTGGTATAATATCAAAAAATAAAGCCGCTAGAGATAGCACTGTTGCTGCTTCTAGATCATTAGCAGTAGTTGGTATTACTGGAGATAGATCAGAGCAAGAGATCAAAACCCCCGGAGCTTCTGATGACAAATCAGGTCTGTCTGTGAGAGGCGTTCCTGCTACACTAGAAACCGGCGCATTACCACCTAATGTTGCTAAGAGAGTTCAAGCTAAAATTAGGGCAGGTATTGAAAAAATGGTCAGAGAAGTTGGGGAGCAAATATCTAAAGCTTCTGGCAGCATACCTAATTTGGATCGTAAGTTTGTAAGATCTGTTGCCTCAAAGGACATAGAAGATATTGCTGGTTCAATTTTCGAGAAAGCTCTTGGCGTTGCTGGTGGTGGTTATGACCCAATGGCTAAGGCTATAGACTTCCCCGGTGGACTAAATGAACAACTGGCTGGTTTACTAGGTGTTAGTTCTGGTGTTATGACAGATGTTACTAATAGAGCTTCAAAAGCAACAGCAAATCGTAAAGTAGCAGATGGTCAGTTTGATAGGGGTCGTTTAGAGGCTAGACAAAGATTTGGTCGCTCACAATTTGCTCTTGGTGGACAAGTATATGGTCTTCAAAAGGGTACAGGATTAAAAGATAGTGAGTTTGATGCCCTAGTTAAGTATGCTAATACTAATGCTTTTACAGAACAAGAGTTTAAGGACTACCTAGCTCTAGAGCTTAAGAGAAAAGCATCTAAAAAAGATTTATTAATCAACAGCAATCAATTAAGACAGGTATTATTAAGCGGAACCACAACACCACAAGCAAGCTCCTCACAACTAGATCTTGCTAGACAATTAATGGGTGCTCCAGACGCTAAGTTTAATCCAAAATATGATAATGCTAGAAAGCCCTTTGCAACAGGTGGTTCTGTAGAAGATACTGTACCAGCACTATTAACTCCTGGTGAATTTGTTATCAATAAAAAGGCCGCACAACAAATTGGTTATAGTAAATTAAATAGAATGAACAAGGCTGATAAGATTAAGGGATATAACAAGGGTGGTCCAGTAGGAGTCCAAAGATTTGAGGTTGGAGGAGAAGTAGCTGGAGTATCAGAAAAAATCTTAAAATCTATTCTTGTAGAAGTGAGTGCGAAAGAAAATAATAGTGGTGGAAAAGAACTAATTAATACTATTAAAGACGCGATAGCCAATCAAGCTCTTGGAACAAAGAGTGCAAGTGAAGCTATTGTGGATGTGGCCGCAGGTATTAGAAAATTATCCATAGAAAAGAGAGCATCTGGTAATGAAGACAGAGCACAAAGTCTTAAGAAAATTTTTGATCGTCTAGATGAACTTCAAAAGAGTCGGGGTGGATCATCCTTGGTGGAGGCCACTAATACTAGAGTAGGAATAGATACAGCTAAGCCCACAGGTGAAACTGCACCTGCTTCCGAGACTCCAGCATCCGGTCCATCCCCATCCGGCCCATCCCCGTCCAGTACAAGCACAGCGAAAGACGAGGTTAAAAAACGCAAAGAAGAACAAAAAGAATATTTTGCATATAGAGCTAAACAATCCGGACAAACAGCAGATGCTTTCCGCTCAACATTAGCAGCAAAGGTTGTGAGTCGGGAAAAAGACTTGGCTGAAAATCTTAAAAATCAACAAATTGGCTTTAGATACAGCGCACTCAGTCAAAGCAGTAGCCTCAAAGGATCAACAGATAAAGAGCAACTCGATGCGGCTAAAGAAGAATTTGCCGCAAAATTAAAAGAGATGGATCCTTCAAGAAATGCTGAAGAGATAGATAAAGCAGCGGCCAGACTTGTGGGTTCTCTGAAAAAGGGTGCGGATTCTTTCGATACGATTGTAGAAAAAGATACCGTCCTGTCAGATATGCTCAACAAAACCAGAACCAGCGCAGAGAATGCTGCTATAGCTTTTGACGATATCGCCAAAGAGAATGGACTAACCTCAGACGTTCTAAGGGAAGAGGTATCTAGTAAGAATAATAAACAATATCGTCAACAAAGATTTATGCAGAGCGAGTCTGGTCAAAAATTTGGAAAACTTGCTGAGATAGCCCCAGATGCTGTTTCTAGATTTGCTAGTTCCGGAATAGGAAAAGCCCTTAGTTCTGCATCTGATATAAATTCTAAATTATTTGGCAAAAGCTTAGGAATTTTTGGTAAAACTATGGGTAAAATTGGAGAGAGTCTTGATAAAAAATTCCAATCGGTTGGCGGTTCATTGGTGGCTTTTGGCGGAGGACTAGCCGTCGCTGGCGATCAATTACCAAAACTTATAGAGTCTTTTGGGATGAGAGACAGCGTGGCAGCTGCTGGTGTAGTAGGAGGAATACAGGGTGCTGGTCAGGGATTGGCTAGCGGAGCTTTATTGGGCGGTCAAATAGCCGGGCCAGTAGGAGCTCTAATAGGAGGAGTTACCGTAGCTATTGTAAAAGGAATAGAAGGAGCTTTTAATGCTATAAATAATAAAAAACTAGAGAATACACTGAAGGCTTTAGACAAAACCTCTTCCGACCTCAGTGTAGCATTTAAAAAATTAGATGCGGCAGCCACCGATGTAAACTTCTCTAATGCTCAGTCTAGTTTTCAAAAAGAAGTATCTGTTGCTAATTCTTTGAGAGCACAGGCTAATTTTACTGGAGGGTCCGAGCTGGTGCGTATGTCTAGGGCTTTTGATTTTACTGGTGTGACAGGAGCTTTGACTGGCCAAAGCGTAGAAGGAGAAGCTGGTAGGTCTCTGGTTACACAGATAGGGAATCAGCTTCAGGCAGCCGAAAAACTAGGAGATGTTGCATTATCCCAAACAAGTACAGAAAGCATAAATAGCTTTTTAGACTCATTAGTCAAATTACCAGAAAAAAGAAAAGATCAGACGCAAGAGCAATACAACGAAGAAAATAAAGACTCTATAGATCAAAGAAATACTCAACTTGCTAGAGCCAGCCAAACATATCAGCAACTTGCCGAGTCTGGATTAAGCGAAGAAGATATCTTTATGGATAAGTACATAGACTACGCAGCCAAACAAGGTAAAACACCAGAGGATATCAGAAAACAGCTCAGCACAGAAGAAGGTAAAAAGGAAGCGCTGAATATAGGCAAGGAACAACTAGCAGTTGATAGCGAACTAGCATTAAAACAACAAGTATTAGCTAGAGCATCTAGAGAACTAGCAACAGCGACAGACAATCTTATAGACATATATAAAAGAGCCCAAGGAGGCCTGCTCAGATATAGTCAAGAATTAGAAAAATTTGAAGCAGATGCTGTTATGAGAGCCAATAGTCTTACGGGCGATGCTAAGATTAGAAGCGTGGATAGATCCAATGAAAATGCCTTAGGAAATATTAGCGCATACTCAATGGCTGAAGTTGAACAAATCGCTAATCAAACAGCTTCTATTGCAGGCGGAGGCGATGCAGGAGATACGCTAAAAAATAATATTATAACTGCTAAAATTTTACAAGACGAATTACCAAAAGCTCTCAAGGGTGCAAAGGATGGTGATGTTGATTCTATTATGGAAAAACTAGAAAAGTCTTTTGATGCTGCTGGAATTGAGATGAGCGAACAAGTGAAGACCCAGCTGAGAGAAAAGCTACAGGAAAAAATCCAGAATAGACAAGGTAACGTTGGCTTAGCCGATCTTGCAGAAGATATGTCGTTTGTACAGGACGCAACAAAACTTACAGAAGAGGCACTAAAGACCGGGCAGGCGATTCAAAAGGCTTATAATGACACTCTTCAGGCATCTATTAATTTATTAGATCAATATAATTCTAATCTAGATAAAAGCGATGAGTGGAATAGAAAGGTAGCAGATATTAGAATTAATGCGGAGCTTGATTTAGCAAGAGCTTTGGGTCAGTCCCCAACACTAGAGCAGCTAAATGATCCCTTCAATACTAGGGTTAAAAGCTTAACTTCTGGTTTAATTCCGGGTGGATCCACAGATCCAAATGCTATTAATAATTCTATGAAAAATAGTATTGAACAGAAAAATATAATACAAGCCCGTATAGATGAAAATAAAAAGAAAATTGGTATGCCCGGTGAAAACAGAGAGGCTATTAATAGTCAAATTAAAAAAGATCAAGAAGCATTAGCCAAACATACGAGAGCTATCAATAATGGCAATAAAGCCCTAGAAGAACTAGCAAATAATAGCGAGGCAGCAAGTAATGCCTTAAATGCTATACAGGATAGACAACAACTAGGGGACAATGCTAGGGGCTTGGCTCGCAGACTATTAACATCAGACTCTGGAGAGCTTGCCGATTTTACTCGCCAAATGGGTGCTTACACAAAGACCATAAGCGGAAAAGCGTCAGGACGGGAACTAGGAAGTCTGCAATTCAGACAAGACGCTTTTGCTGGACTAGACAATATTAAGTCTGTGATACCGGAAAATATTGCCAAACAAATGGAAGCGAAACTAGCACGTTCTATGATAGAGGCCAATCCACAAGGACAACAAATACTTCAGTCCGTGATAGGCGTTGATGCTAAAGGCAATCCAATGACCGTTGATCAGAGTTTAAAGATGGCCGAAGAAGGCAAGGATCCAGTACAAGAACAATATATAGAAGCATATAGACAGGCCACAGAAGTTCAAGCACAAGCAGCACAAGCACTAGCAGATAATGCTCTTTTAGCCGCTGAAGAATTAAGAATGGATATCGAATCATTATTTGCTGGCCTAGAGACAAAGTTAGCGAAAATACTAGAAACAGCAAAGACTGACTCTGAAGTACCAAGACCACCCGTAGAAGCACAACCAGCACCACAAAAACCCTTGTCAACAGGTAGATCAAAAGGAAAATCTCAACCTCCAGATGAATCGAATAAAGATGCTGGAGCTGTAGTTGGTAGTATATTTAATGCCTTGGTAGTAGCACTAGGCGCTGGGGTTGGTGGACTATTTGCGGTAAATGAAGTAAATCGGTTTAGAGATAGAAGAGAGGACAGAAGAAACAAAAATAAAGAGAAGACACCAGCAGAAGCAGATAAAAGCAAGGATACGCCTGATTCTGACACAGACAGCAAAACAAAAACTCCAGATGCTGATACCGATAGTGGTAGAAGTTCAAGGTCTCCTCGTGGCGGCGGAAGAGGCTTTAGTAGAAAAGCTGCTAAGGCGATTCCCGGACTGGGATTAATATTTACTCTTATGGGTGCGTTTTCGGCTCTTGGTGCTGGGTATAGCTCAGAGAGCGGCGAGTCTGCTGATGATTATGGCATGTCCGGAGATAGCGCATTAGACGTATTGATGGATATAAGAGCAATACTAGACGAAAGGCTGTGCTGCTGTTGTAAAGAAATGTCTGATGCTTTAAAAAAGGAACCACAAAAACAGCCTTCAGAAATGAAGATATCTCCAGTTCCCCCAAAGCCAGATCAAATAAAGCCGCTCGAAAACAATAATATCAGAGTAGAAGAAAACAAACCAAAAGAAGCACTCTCAGAAGCAAAAGACCAAAAAACAGAAGTAGAAACAAGAAGCTTGGGTTTAGATGTGCTACAGGGCGCATTGGAGCTAGGCGGCTTTATACCAGGAATAGGAGAATTTGCGGATCTTGCAAATGCAGCCATATCATCAGGAAGAGCTGCTATGTCTAAAGATCCTAAAAATCGCATGGACTTTGGTATCGACGCGGGTTTAAATGCAGCCGCTGCTATTCCTTTCGTTGGATATGCAGCAAATGCTACTAAGATTACCAAAAGAGCAATTCAAAATCCATTAGTCGAGGCTGGTGCTAATATGGCTGTGGATACCGCGGCTGAAATAGCACTATCTCCTCTTCAGCAAGATCCTGTGAATGTTCCCAAGACAATGACTGGTAAAGATGTATCAACTAAAGAAGCCGAGCGCATAATTGATAAACAGCGCGCCGATGCCGGAGAAGCCCCACTGTATAAGGGTGTAAAACAGCCGTCTACAGACTACGAAAAAGAATATGAAAAGTGGAAAGAAGCGCAGAACGACTCCGCTATGATTGATCTTACAAATCCATCAACATCATCATCTCCGGAAATCAATACTATTGCTGATATGGCTAAACAAGCTATGACGCCGGGCAGCATATACACTCACGATACACACGCTGAAGAGATTTTAAATAAAATTCTTGTTGCTCTTAACGAAATAAAACAAGTTATAGAAAGTAAGACATCTTCTGTTGGGACTACAGAAAGAAAAGAACTAACCTCTGACTCTTCGGCTAGTTCCGCATCCTCTCTACTTCAAACTCCTACCCAGACAGAAACCCCACAGCAATCTACACAAACCCAAGTTTCTACAACCAGTGCCTCGAAACCACAAGTATATAGTTCAACAACTCCTAAAAGTGATACAAAGCAACCGGTTGCAACAAATAACAGAACAGCAGAACAAGAAAAAGCTATTAAAGATAAAGAGAAAGCAGATAAAGAATTTGCTGAAAAATATAGAAAAGAAAAGCCAGAATACGGAACAACTGCCGATCAAATTGCTGGAGGAAAATCTTCATTAGAAGCTAAGTCTGCTAGGGGTGAAAAACTATCTGAACGCGAAGAGTTCGAACTAGAGCAAGGTAGAACAGACGAATATTTCCGTAGGCGCAATAATGGAGAGAGAGATTTAGACTATGATCAAATGGTATATGCTAGACAACAAAGGGCAGTAGCATATGAAAACAAAGATAGTTCACTTCGAGCCCAAACCTCTCCTATCAATGCAACCGAAGCTAACGTAGCAGCAAATGGTGGATCACCAGGACCACAAAATGGATTAACCGCCCCTCAATCTGCTGCAACCGAGGCTTCTGTTGCTAGTGCAACATCTCCGCAGGTCTATGGATCGCCTACCGCTCAACTATATGCTAATAAAATAGATAAAACTAAAAAGTGGAGAACACTAGAAAAAGCTCACGGAAATGTAGAATCCCTAGAAAGAGCACAAGCGGAAAAACTAGGAATGAGTTATGGTGATTTCCTAGCAGATAAAGATAAAATTGGAGCATTTAGACAAACAAAGGAATATAAGTCTGCTAAAGACAAAGTGTCTTCCGCTAGAACAGATTACTTGGCCGTTAAGGATGCTCCTACTGTTGGCGATGATTTTGATAAGTCAGGACACAGAAAAAACGTCGGATATGAACAAATGATGGCTAGCAGAAGAGACTCATATTTATCAAGATTCCGACCAGAAGTTAGAGAAAAGATGATGACGGATAAAGATAGAGAGAGATATATGTCCGCAGCATCTGGTCCTATTCCGACCGCCGTACCGACCCAACAAATGTCTCAGCAAACTGGCACGGGTCCGCAGACCCAACAACAGAATAGCGGTGCAACAGCAACGATGATCACTTTAGATCCAAAAGCACTAGAAGCCATGACGTCGTTCAATAATAGTTTTGGAAAATATGTTGCAGACCTTGGGAACATAACAATCCCCAATGAAGTAAAGATTAGCGGCAACTATACTGTGGATCTTAAGATCAGTGGTGCTGCTGCTATTGAAGCTCTAGATAAGAAGATAAAAGAAATTGCTAACACATTAGTTAGTGGTACAGATTTTACATCTGCTCTTAACCAGCTCAGAGATGAAACATCTTTGGCAACAAAGAATGCAGTCAAATCGTCTAGTTCTCGTGGAACAACAAGTTCTGGAGGAAGTCAACAAGGACAAATAGCATGAGTTACGACCCAGGAAGCAAAGTATATTACGGAACCAACGGATCAGCATCGGACAGGTTAGTTCCTGCTCCTCAAGTATCTTTTAGTACCGAGATGGTTTATGCTAATGATACCGTTGCTGGATATTCTTATATTGTTAGCCTTAATGGTTATGCTACAGCATTAGATCTAACTACCGGTGGAGCTAATGAGTATGGGTTAAAGGATATGTCTGATGCTATTCACAAAGTAAGGGAAATTTTTAGTTTAAACGGCGGCTCTTTATATGTAACCGATAAAAATGATAGTGTTATTATGGAGTGTAGGGGCGGCACCATACGCTCCTTATCTTTTGAAGAGTCCGCAAATAACTGGGTTAACTATGCTCCATATAAGGTGGAAATAGAGTTTAGTGAAATTATTATTAGCGGATGTAATATTAGTAATACTATTAATTGCAATACTTTGAGCGTAGACTCCAACGGTACCGCCCCCAATCTCATAGATCTAGTCAAATATAAGGTAAAGTCTTTTAATGATAATTGGTCATTTAATATATCAGAAGCTGCATATAATAATTATGGAAATTTTCAAAACCAATACATAGAAATAGAATACTCTGTATCGGCCACCGGAAAAAACTTTTATAACGATCAGCAAAAACTTTTACCGGCCTGGGAGCAGGCAAAAAACTTCGTACAAGACAGAGTACATGATCAGGTTAAAGGTTTGATAGGGAATATACTCAATAGAGATTCTGCAGGTGATGGCTGTACTTCCTCAAAAACCTTGTCTCAACTCCATGATATTACTTCCCCTGGTGGTATAGACGGCATTAGTTCCACAACACATAAAATATACAACGAAACTATTACTTGTGAGGCTGGTGAAGCGGAAGGAACATTCAGTGCAACATATAAATCTATTCTTAAATATAATTCAACAGATCCACTAGCTATAGATTGTATACACACATTTAATAAGAGCAAATCTATACAAAAAGACGGAAGAACGACCAACGTATCACTTTCTGTACAAGGCAGTATTACTGGATTAGTTCCTGGTGGACTAATTAATACTCCTAATATTATAGAATTTCCACAAAATGGCCAGCTATTTATAGCGCAAGAAAATAATACTACCAAGTATAATACAGCCCTATCAGCTTACAATTTGGTTGGAGACGGACAAGATCTTTCTTTATCAATGAAGACACTACTAAATATTAATGCTGCCGAACTATTAATTTCTGGTAGCTGTATATCTTCTCCAAGAGCTTCTTCTTTTAGCTCCACCCACGACTACACCACTGGAACCATATCATATTCTGCAGAATACAACTCAAGTAGAGCCTGCTTAAACAACTCATCGTATAGAAGCATAAGTATATCGGTTGAGGATAGCACTCCTATGGTTGCGGAATTCGTTATTCCGGGAAGACAAAACGGGCCAATTATTCAAAAACTTGGACCGTACACCCCCAAAAGGGTTAATGTAAACATAGAGGGTTTTTCTGAGAGCCTTATATCGTGTTGTCCTAATGTTTCTAATGTATGCTCGGGATTGGGTCTACCAGCAGATATCCCCGATAAAGAAATAGGTGGCATGATTCTTGTGCAAAATCAAGAGACGATTAATAGTATAGATGGCTCATATAATATTAGTAGATCATATATTAAAAGAGATAATTAAAAGAGGATTATTATGACTAAAACATATTATGGACCAGAGGACAGCCAATCTTCTGCATATAGGCTTTCACCAGCCCCACAAATTAGTATTAGTACAGAACCGTATTATAGTGGGGATATTATTATCGGATATACACACAACGTATCAATTAGGGGCTATGCAACAGCCTATAGACAAACAACAGAGACCAATACTTCCAACTCTTCTATTAACAGCTTGGGTTTGGTAACAGACAATATAGCCATGGTGCAGAAAATTTTAAGTCGTAATGGTAGTACTTTATCTATCAGAGAAGACGATAATACGGAGACTATTAAATGTAGGGGTGGTACTCTTAGATCTTTATCTTTTAATGAATCTCCTAATAATTGGATGGGATATGCGGAATACTCAGCAACTATCGAATTTAATGAAGTAGAACTCATTAACGGCTCCTCTCTCCATTCCATAGCTTGCTCAGACTCATACCTAGACCCCTCAAGCAAGTCTGATGGTATAATTGATATAGATAAATATAAGATAAAAGCTTTTACAGACAACTGGTCTATTGCAACAGACGATAATCTTTACAATAGAGTTATAAACACAAATTATGGAGTGATGGATACTGAAAATTCTAGCATGACCGTAACCTATACCATATCTGCAACAGGAAAAAACCACTACGTCGATGATCTGCTAATCCCCGCATGGGAACAGGCCAAGAACTTTGCACAAGACAGGCTATATCGTAAGGTTGTAGGTATGCTATCTTCCACATTGGGATTAACAGCAAATACAGCGTGCTCAGCATCGTCGTCTTTAAGTGCAATAGGCTCCGCAACATCTGGCTCTTTACAAAACCTGGGTTCTGCCTACGGCGTTTACAACGAGACATTATCATGTAACACTTCCGAATCTGATGGTACTTTTTCTGTTACTTATAATGCTATAATTAAGAAAAATAATAATACAGACGTTAACCATCCAGCTAGTAAGCATACTTTTAATAGAGCTACTAATGTTCAAAACGATACTAGAAAAATAACAACAATTAGCATACAAGGAACAATAGAAGGTCTTCTTGAAGGCGGTATCATTAGAAGTGCAGGAACAGGGTTTAGACTACCCCAAAATGGATCTATTTTAATTAGCTCATCTTCTTCCACAAAATACGCACAGGCTCTTACCGCACTGAACAAGATTATCTCCGGGGAAGACCTAATAGAAAATGTTAAAACAAAACTAGGAATCACAGCCACCAACCTAGGAATTAGCGCTCAACAATTAGCTGGATGCGGTAGCGCTAGTTTAGAACCTTCTTCTTTTAGCTTGACACATAACTACCACGAAGGTACTATTAATTATAGTGTTGAATATTCTAGTAATATTATATGTGGACAATCTGGGTCAGCAGCAAGTATAAGCATTGCTGTCGAAGATTCTTCACCAGTATTAGCAGAACTACCTATTCCCGGAACGGGTGTATTAGTAATACAAGATATGAAAACAAAGACAGCCAAAAAGATCAATATTAGTATAGAAGGAAGACTAGGTGGTAGGAGTTGTTGTTTAACTGGCAATTCTATAACTGGACAAATAGCATCAGCTGGCTTTAGTATTCCTGCTGGGATAACATTACCAAATATGACCAACTATATAGTAACACAAAAACAAAGAACGGACAATCCCATTGATGGTTCTTATAGCATTAGCTTGGGATATATGTGTGCTTCAGGATGTTAGTTTAAGGACTTATTATGACAACAGAATATCAGAATATAGGATTAACTAACCCAATCACATTTTTAGATGCTACAGTAGTATCATTTAATGGTAATCTTGGCGTTGGAAGCCAAGAAAGTTCATTAACTGTAGAACTTGTTGAGGATTGTGATTCTGGTCAGACGTTTGCCGGAGGTTTTCCTGATAGTCTCATAGGATCACCAGTATGTTTTCCAGAAAATCCTGGAGGAATGAACTTTTCTTTTTGTGGAATCATAACAAACTGGACCAGAAATATCGGCACGTCAGGAAATACTTATAGCGTAACATTAACAGACCCAAGAAGAATACTTGAGAACTGCACACTAATCATAGACACATATGCTGGTACAGCACTTAATAACATACCCAATGTATTTAATGTTTATAATTTCTATGAATCCGAATCGGCTATTACTAGCGGACAATGTTCAACCTTCGGAACATCTGGGATATCCGGAGATCGAGGCATATCATATCAGGCTATTATCAATGCTCTTCAACAATCTAATTTGACTATACGAACTCCAACGGGATCTCCTTTGAGTATAGACCTTAGCGATCTCCCGTCTGGCTTTCCTCCTTCCTATAGGGCCAATGGTCCGTCGATGACTCTTCTTCAATTGATTACCGATGTTTGTGACGCTACTGGCTATGATTTTTATGTCTACTTAAACTCTAACAGCGTTATAAAAATTGGACTAGTAGATCTTAGACAAAACCCATCATCTTTCTCTTATATACAAGGTATATCTGGCTATATTACCGATAGGTCTTTTGGTCGAGAATTAAGAATTGAAAAACAAAATTCTATTATTTTTGGTGAAAAAAGACACTATATGGCCACAGCATCTAATTTTCTTCCTTATTTTGGAGAAAATACTAGATGTGAGCCAGTAACAGCGGTCCCCGGAGGCGGATCATGTGGCTTTAATGTCTTGGTATATACAAAACCTCTCGCCGCATCCCTTAGAAACCCAGGAGTTTTTGCTGGCGGAGAAGATCTCTATATCAATGAGTTCGACTTGAGAGCAAACTATGAATTATGGGTAGACGCTGTACTAGCGGGCAATGCTGATTTAAGTTCATATGCTTTGACAGCTAAAGCTTGGTTTGAAGATAACGGTATGACTGGTAATTTTGCAAATGCTTTTTTTGCAGCTGGAAATGGAATAAAAGCGAGTGCCAAAATAAGTTCTGTACAAGACGTAACAGCAGGAAACCCTTCGCAAAATACATCCAGAAAGACACAAGAATATATTAATGAAGATGCTAAAAAAATACATGGTTATATAGAGTCTCTTAGGCAAACATATTACGGTAAGCAGTTTCTGTGTACATTAAGTGAAAATATTTGTGTTGGTAATACACAAGACATAATGACCTCCGGAAATTCTGCCTCATCAGTAACTTGTTTAAGCACAGAGAAATTTTACAGTGCGGAACCAACAAATGATGGTGGTTGGGTGGAAACTGGTGGAACTGTTATGGGCGTATCCGATCCCTACCTCGGTTTTTTTAGACAAGATGACGGTCGAGTAGGAGCGTTTGCTAAATTTACTACCGGTAATGTTGGCTCTGGCCGTAAATTAAATCTAGATAATATTTCTGCTGATGAGGTATTAGTAAATGATAATGGGTCAGAGGCATACGTTAAGGCAGAGGTTGGAGAAAAAATCTATAAGATTAATAATCAAACATACGTATTAATAAAGTTTAGTGACGCCTGTTTAACGACCCTTAATTCTCAAGAAGCACAGTTTCCAGCAGCATTTCTTGCCGCGGCATCCGCAATAGCAAAAAGCTCTGGTTTAACCAGTGGTGGCTCGGGAGTTACAAATCAGGCTATGTATATATGTGATAGCTTGAATATGTCTAGTATGAATGAGGCTGTATCTGGGTTAGATGTTTCTTCTACTAATAAATACCAGCTAACACCCGGAGCTGTTACGCCAATCATTGCCGCAATTCCGATGAGAAGCAATATTAGCACATATGGTCCATACTCTAATCCGAATATTGGTCAAAACGCCGGCGGTTGTAGTGCGGAACAAAATACAGACCTTGCCCCATGGGTTTTTGGTGGCTCTAATGCTATGAATACTGCTGGAAATTTATTAGCACGACTATCCCAGATGGGATTAAATCAGGCAGAGAGTGGCTCTGTCACCCTCGTTGGTTTGCCAGACCTACCATTTCTAGGGAATGATTATAATAGCAATCCTAATCTTAGTGGTATTAATGTTAATTTTGGATCTTCTGGTATTACAACAACCTATACCTTTCAAACATTTACTCCAAAGTTTGGTGACTTAGCAAAATCTGCTGTGGAGCAAATGAAGAATGCCGCTAAAAACAGACAAAAGCAGCTCCAGTTTTTAAGAAACCAAGCTATAATGTCTCATAACATTAATAGAAAACTAAAAACCGTGGGTGGAGGAACAAGGAAACCGGCAGATAAAAATGTGGCAGACGGACAAACCCTTCATAGATGCATGATTGCTGATATGAAGGATTGGTACGAACAGCCGTCGGGAGATAGTCAAAGAACTGTTGTAGGTATAGATACTCTGCCAAAATCAGTACTAGAATTAAGATTTAACTACGCCAAAAAAGCATTTATGAGTTTGGATGGTTTATTTGGACCAGTATGTAAAGCTGGGGATAATGGTTGTGGCCTACCTAGATATGCTAATTATCAAAATAATAATTTTGTACAAATTAATAAAACTAATAGTTCTCCATTATCACCACAACCGCCTTTTGATAAAGAGGGAAATTGTAACGATCCAATAACTATGGATCAATATAATCTACGAATTAATCAAAAATATTTAGATCCTCTTACTAATAAGGTTTCAGGAAGTAATCATCATCACGATGGAGATGGCGCCGGTCACGCCATAGACCTTTTAGGTAGGGGTGATACTCCGCCGGATGAGACGATGTTAATGAATGCTTTGGCTCAAAATGCTAATAATAGATATTCTGAGGACTATAGATTTTTAGGATTAAGAGGTCCGTTGGTACTACATGCTTGGGGGTATGATCTTGATGGTAAGCCAGTACCCAACGAAGCGGACACTGACGCTGCTGCTGGCAATGGTACGTTTAAAGATACGGAACTCAAAGACAAGTTTTTAAAAGACTGGTTAAACAAACCCAAAACATGGCCAGTTGCTCCTGTTGACTTGCGTTTTGATCGAGAGCGCGGCATGTGGGTTAGTCCACAAGCATATAAAATTGTGGTGGCCAAAATTGTTAAAAAAGTATCAGCTTTTGGAGAGGGCAGAGCAATACTTATAAATGAGAAGGGTGGAAATAAATACTACAAGAATTTATATGATGAAAATGGAGAGTTAGTAGCAGCCGCCGATCAAGAGGGGAAGAGTTGCGAAAGTACAGGAGGAGAGAAAGAATATAAGTGGATTTTAGTTAATGCAGGACTATGCTCAAAGAAATATTATTGCTATACTATTGGCGGTCAAAGCAGCGAGTGTAAGCAGTCTAACTTACCCAATGGAGAATATCTAGACCCCATAAGAGGCCCAATACCACCAGTTGGCGGTCCTTACGACTCCTGTGCCGGAAATCCGTGTAAACAGTTTGGGGCGTGTTGTTATTCGGATATATGCGAAGATGGAGTAGAAAAGCAAGACTGCGAAACATATTACGGTGGAACGTTTTATCTAGAAAAAACTTGCGATGATATAGACTCTATATGCAGAAAACCGGGAGCTTGTTGTTACTACAGTACGGATAGAGATGATTATTATGGGTGTGACGAGAACATTCCAAAAAATACCTGCGAAAGTGAAGGAGGTGTTCACTATTTAGGTAAAACTTGCGACCAAGCAAATTGTGAACCTCCAACAACTACGCCAGCAGGAACTACGCCAGCGGGAACTACGCCAGCGGGAACTACGCCAGCGGGAACTACGCCAGCGGGAACTACGCCAGCGGGAACTACGCCAGCGGGAACTACGCCAGGGGGAAGTACAACACCACCCCCATCATACTACTGCATTAACGACGGACAAGGCAATTGTTATTGCTCTCAAAACGGTAGTGGACAAGCCTATTCTGGATATGATGCTTGTTATCAAGCTTGTTGCGGTACCACCAGCCCACCCACAAGTCCACCCACAAGTCCACCAGGATGTAATCTTAGCGACGAATGTATCGACCAGATTTTTGACAGAGTTTGGTCTAGGATTATGGAGAATACTACCTCTTGCGACAGCGGAGGTGGCACTACCAGTGGTCCGGGCGAAGGCACTACCAGTGGTCCGGGCGAAGGCACTACTAGTGGTCCGGGCGAAGGCACTACTAGTGGTCCGGGCGAAGGCACTACCAGTGGTCCGGGCGAAGGTACAACCAGTGGTCCGGGCGAAGGTACAACCAGTGGTCCGGGCGAAGGTACAACCAGTGGTCCGGGTACCACACAGGCTCCTATTCGATGGAGATGTGATCAAAATACTAATCAGTGCGTAGTAGATCCGAGCGGACCATATGAGAATGAATTTGGTTGCAACTATGACTGCTTATATGCTACCACAACCACAGGCAACCCAACCACAACAACGACCACAACAACGACCACAACAACGACCACTACTACCACGAGAAGACCAACAACAACCACTAAGGCTCCTCCACCCACACAGCCTCCAGTACCAACATCTCCACCACAAACAACAGCGGCCCCACCAACCGCTCCACCGTCATCAACATCAGACCTTAGTGGCAGCACCCCTATGATCAAGGTCGTAGATAGAATCGGTAAAACACATGCTGCTGGAGATATGGTTTATGCTTATTATGATACTTATAAGAGTGAATATATAGTATTAGATAAGTATGAAGAAGTGTCTACTCCAACAATATACGGTCAGTGGGATGGAACCACTATTAAAGTGGAGGGCTTATCTGGAATAACCACAGAGAACAACATTGATATAGGATCATCAATAACTGTAGAGAATACCTTAAATCTTACAACACCAGATGAAGACTGTACTGTTAGAGGAGTTGCTATAAAGTTCTTAACTAGCGACAACCCATACAAAGAGAATAGTTAATGGTAGCTAATAAATAATATATAAGTGAGCTTTTACTCTTACTTATTATTCTTAACCGGGGTGAGGTGTTGTTGTAGTCGTCGGGGTGGATTCGCAAATGGCGTTGTAATAAGAGTCTCGGAGGCTCCCGTAATAGGGTGAGGAGGAGTATTCAGCTTGAAGATCCTCTAAGGCAGCACAATCCCCGGGCAAACTGGTATCTGTGCGGTTTGGATCGCAACAAGTCGCCCAGTCCCCAGTTTTTTTGCCTTGAATATCAATCCATTTTAGCTGATATGGAAGTTCGAATACTGGCAGATCCCCAATGGGACCAATAGGGAAGAACGCCTCGGTAACAGCCACAAATTCCCCCGTTTTTTCCCACCCAGATGGAATCACACTTTCGCATGGAAGATCACCTGGAACATTGTACATCATCCAGGTATCGACTGTAACCCCACTCGAACCAAGATCTTTATAACTTTGAGGTATGTCTGACAAATATTTTATACAATCTCTGTATTGTCCACCCCCAATTGCCACGCACTGTGAACCGGGAGGGCATCCTGGCGCGAACCAGTTGGCCGCGATGCCGGCCCAGAGAAACCCGAGCATCGCCTCGGCCGAGTAGCGGCTTCACCACGCTCGCCCCCTGCACTTCGTGATCGTATTCGATGAAGCCAACCGAGCTGCCGAAGGTCTGGCGGGCGGGCCGCCACTGAAAGCCCGCGAAATCTCATTAAGGAGAGACTCAGGAAAAAAAAGTTTGCTACTCATAGGTCACGCTCCAGGACAGACGCGGATGGACACGCACCGCGAGCCATCTGGGCAGCCGCCATTGTCGCCGCACGGCGTGTCAATCCAAATGTCTGAACGCACACTGTCGGGGCAGTTGAACGCAAGATAGTCCTCTAGGCTGCATTCGTTCGCCAAGCAAAAGTAGGCTGTGTTGTAACCAGGGAAGCACTCTCCTTTTTGAAACTGTTCCTCAGGAGGCCAGGCAGGGTTGAAGTAAAACTTTCCACAGCAGAATACAGTCGCCTCATCTCCGCTAATTTCCGGAGGAGGGCAACCGTTGGTCGCGCAGTCGCCCGACTCCGCCACGCACTGCCCATCCACGCACTCGCACCCTTCGGGGCACGGGTTCGACTGTTTCTCTGGCGGGCACTCAAGCCCGAGTTCTTGCGAAGTGAAAACATACATACCGCAGCCAAACTGCCAAGAGGGATTGTCGGCGTTGAAGTTGTCGGCAAACTCCTGAGCTTCCGCACCTGTCGCGAAAAACGCAGGCGCGTTCCATCGTTCTTGGCAGCCAAGGAAATCGGCGCAACCGTCGCCATTGGGGCCGCACTGGCCGTCAGGCGAGCAGCAATAGGCGACATAGCAACTGGTGTCGCACGGGCCTTCACACGGTGGCGGTGTAGTGGTAGTGGTAGGACAGCAACAAGAAGGGGGTCCTTCCCCAGAATGCATAACCAATTTTCCATCTAATAAATATAGTGTACCGTTCTCTGCTAAAAATAGAGACATAATTTATCACTTTTCTTTAGAATATTTGTGCCATCCCTTGTTGGGTAAGTATTCGCCGCTATCGTCCTTGCGCTTTGGAAATAAGGTTCCTCCCTTTTTATGTTGACCAAAAGAGAGAATCCCACCACAATCCATACACCTTAGTTCGTAAAAGTCGTTACCTTCTACGTTTCTAACAACGAACTTTATGTTGTTTTTAGAGCATAATCCACACTTATCTTCTCCGAATATCTCTTGCACAGAGGCTAGTTCCTTGAAGATCTCTTTTTGACCTTCGCCCTCTATGGTAAACTCTAATTTATCACTAATTTTATATTTGGCCAACATAACTTTTCTCCTTATTTCCAACCAGCGTCGTATCCTTTAATCTTTTCCGGAACAGAATCTAGGTTGGTTTGAAGTGTGGATAATTCTTTGATAGTTTTGACACCATCATCATGGGACATATCATATATACTAGTAACCTTAATATCTAAACTGTCTAGTAAATTTACCACATTAATATTTAATCTTTTAGCCAACACATCTATAAAATTAATTTGATTATTGCTAATTTTAGATACGGTATTAGCATCTGGATGATCCTCAATATCTTTTGCTAATTCTTCTGCTGCTACTACCTTACGCAGCTTAAGAGCTCGTCTTAATGCTCTTCCTTCTGCTCGTGTATCTGCAACAGCAACAGCGTGGTTTCGAAACACCTTGTCGCAGTTGCCCCAATAAACGTCAGCAGCGCCCGTAACAACCCTATGTTTAGATTCTACTGGCACAGACCCATCCTTTAAAAAATAAGATATGGTATGAACCACGGTGGCTCGTTTTTCATTGTCTGGACTAGGACTCTGAACCACATTACTCGATGATTCTACGATATCACAATTAAGAGCAATTTCGAAAATTCTTCTGAGTCCATCTGTGGTGGGATTACCACTTATTTTCTCATCATCTGACAGTAAACTTAGAACATGGTCGGTCCACTCGATATCATTAGGTGTGACAGTCTTGGTTGGGGTGTTTGTGGTTGTTGTCTCGACATCTTCCTTCTTGGCTTTTGCCATATTATTCTCCTATTTCTATATTTCTGTTATCACTGTCTGGGTATTTATTCTTTATACTTTTTAGATGATCTATTAGTTGGTCATAAATGACTAAAGAACGAGCTTTTGAGAACTCTCGCGTTTGCTTTATTCTAATCAGAACCAGACCCTTGCCGAGTATCAAGCCGGTCTTCTTGTTATCGTATTTGATATTTTTATCTAGAACATGGTCTCCCCACACTGGTAAAAAATGAGAAGGGCCATCCACCTCTATAGCCACGTTTAGTTGTGGTAGGAAAAGGTCTATTTGTAGTTTTGTGTTGCTTAAGCTTTGCTCTTTGTGAAAATCTACCCTATATCCATCGCCTAATAGTTTTTCCAATAAAAACTTCTCAAGCTTAGATCCCTCCTTACTGGAAGCTCTTACAGCAACATTCGCTTGTTGTCTAATATGTTCTCTCTGCTCCTCGGACATATTATTCCAATTGTCTTTAGCAATTTGCCTTCTTTGATCCAACTCACTTTCTGTTAAACTATCCCAAAATCCCATTACAGAAGCACCTATTTTATTTTTAGTAGCTTCATCTCTTTGGGTTCCTTTTGTGGGGTGTTTATGTTTTCCTGTCTTAAGGGCGTTTTTCTGTGCTTCGCTCTTATCTCTAATTGCTATATTAAATTTCTTAGCATCTCTCCTTACCTTATTAGCATATGTATCATACATAGCTGCTATATCCTGGAAACTTTTATTTTGTTCTGTATATAGACTAGAAATCAACTTCTTTTTTTCTTCATCGTTAAGTTTAGAGTACATAATTACTTTGCTGTTTGAAGAGCCTCCAGTTTTCCTTTACGGGCAATAATATTATTCATAATTTCAAACAAAAACATATTATGAATTTTCTCATGTTCTAGACATTCTATTAAGATGTTTATTTCGGGTTTTTTGAGCAGGTATATATCTGATATATGATTGTCTAAATCAAAAAAGATATGACTAATCATTTTAGTATTATTATCTAGCACACAACCAAGCTTTGATTGGTTTTTTGTATCTAGTAACACCGAAGACTTTTTTGTTTTCTTGGCAGCCTTTATTATTTTGGTAGATATCGGTTCATATCCTAATAATATTAAACATTCGTCTGATTGTGCGATTCTGTCTTTAGCCAAATATAAACTATGACCATGGTTATACTCAGAGTATTCACTATTCAGAATATATTGTGTACTACTTGTTTCGCCAGTGTCTTCTATAAATCCGCTAAATCTTTTTGCATCAAACCCATAAATATAAACTATATCGGACCTGGGAAACACACCACGAATAGAGTCTCTTTGCTGCTCAAATAGATTGTTCTTCTTATTATACGGCAATAATCCAACACAACCACGAGACTTCATACCTTTTTTAAAGCCATCAGCTATGATAATAGTAATCATACTATTTTAAAACCACCCGTGTCTGCAAGGATATCCTTACCATGTTCAGCCAAAGAGAACCTATATACTCCGGAACCAAATAACACACAAGAGTTGTCCGGATCTGTTAATACTATAAACTTATTGAGTTGGCTATAAACTATATCATTAGCAGCTTCCACTACGTTGTTTAGATTATTACAACTCGACTTTTTCATATGGCAAACAAATCTATAAGACTTATTCTCAGTTATTACTCCATGAAGGATATTCTCATTAGAGATAGAATCATCCACCATTGTTTGAATACGCCATTTGCAGTCTATTTTTGAGTCTGCCATTAGTTTTTGTATAGAGGCATATATGGTTGTTTTTGACCCTTCCGGACCTCTAACAAATACTATTTTAGCTGGATGTATACCTAGAGAAGAGAAAGCCCTCTTGATATTTGCGATATCTTGATCGGAGTCGCCAATTTCTATAAAATTAACAACTAGTACATAATCTATATGATTAGATTCCCTGAACTTCTTCTCTTTTTCTTCTAGGCTTGCGTTCTCTAGTCCATATTGTGCGAACCATTGATTTTCTCTATACCCTACGCATTTCTTACCATTAATGATATAGAATTCTTTATTATCATCATATGCTTCTAGTATCTGTTCGCCATTTTCTTTATATTTTTCGATATAGTTTAGGCGACAACCCGTTTGAGTATTTTCATCGTATTCAGCGAATACGCAGCTTTTACATGGTGTGTGTACGATGCTTAGTTGGTGTTCCATAGTTTATCCCTAATGATAGAATTACGCCTAGGGCGATTTCTCACCCTAGACGTATCCCATTGTATAGATATATAATTAAAACGCGACCGTCTCTGATTCTTGATCCGATGTCTGGTCGTTCTTCTTAGTCTTAAAGATCTTACTGAAGTTATTCACTCGGATCTTAAGAGTGCTATGCTTAACGCCATCCTTCTCCCAGCTATCGTTCCTGAGAGATCCTTCGATCATAACAAGATCGCCCTTCTTAAATGTAGACGCAATAGCCTCCGCACCGCTATCCCATGCTTCGCACGGAATAAAAGAAGTAATCTTGTCCTGTGATCCATTAGCCTTAGTAAACTCACGAGAAACAGCAACCGTGAAGTTGACCACAGAAGTCTGTCTATCGCCAGAGCCTACCACGCGTAGCTCAGGATCTCTTGCCAAATTACCCTTTAGAATCGTAATATTCATTCAAAGTCTCCTAAAAAATGATTAAAAACCAATACCAACACCATATAGTAGTTGTGGCCCGTACTTGGTCAAGACCTGGGAATATAACACTTTTCTACCACAAAGGCATCTCCCGACCTCGACCTAGACCCCTTGACTATTACTACATTTCCCTGAAATAATACATTTCTGTATTCTCTGTATTGATCAGGAAAGAATACTACAGAATCCATAGATCCAGTACTGTCAACCAGCGTTACAAACGCCATCTCTAATCCTGGGGTTTTCCCTGTTTTTGTTTTTGTAACGTTTATATAGTCTATTTCACCACCAACAATAATATTTTCTCTAACTATACCATTCTTAAAGTCTTTACATGTAGCATTAGTCATACTAATATCATACATATCAACCTTGGAACAAGTTATAGAGCATCCAAGGGCCGCATATTCCGCATCAGATAGCCATTCGGGACTATCTACTAGGGATCTTGGTGGGTTCATAGCGGTAGATAATACCGTAGAGATTATGGCTTTACGGTTCTTATTAGCCTTACCAAAAGCTACGAGATCCTTTAAAGCCTGCTCAATACAAGAATACTTATCTATACCACCTTTGATAAACTCTATTTCTTTCTTAGTTAGTTCTGATAGTAGCTCATATTCAAACAGCATACTATTTCTGGTCTTTTTCACATAGGACAAAGCGCCACTTTGTATTAATGCTTTGGCTGCTGTTGAATTAATATTCATAAGCACATTAATAGCTATGTACAACCAGCTTGTGCTGTTTAGATCAAGATTCTTTTCTTTAAGCTCCAAGAGCTTATTAAAAACAGACTGGCCTACCCCCTTTATGTCTGTTAGTCCAAAAAAGATCTTATTATCATTAAGAATAAAATATTGGTTTAGATTTCTGAAGTCTGGAACAGATACCGTAATATCCATTTCATTAGCATTCTGTGTTAATTCTTTGATCTCTGCTTGTGGGTCTATTTTATCTTTAGCAAAACGTAGGTATGAAGCAAAGAATATTTTGGGGAAATGCGCCTTGGCATACGCTGATAAGTATGCGTTGATAGCATAACTTACAGAATGAGACTTATTAAATGAATATCTTTGACTCTTTTCAATCCATCCGAATATCTGCTCTGCTTCGTCCACATTAACTATCCCGAGACCCTTACTGCCCGTTAAAAACTTTTCTTTAACCTTTGCCATTTCTTCTGGCTTTTTCTTACCAATAGCCTTTCTTAACATATCCGCTTCTTGGAGATTGAATCCAGCAATAACCTTGGCAATTTCCATAGCCTGTTCTTGATAAATCATCTCTCCATAAGTGGTTTTAAGAATTGGCTCAAGAGCGGGATGAAAATAGTCTACAGACTCTTGCCCATTTTTTTTATCAATATAATGATTACTCACACTTTTGCCGTCTCTCATAGCCTCCAAGCAACCGGGTCTGAGAATCGCAATCAAAGCGGAAAGCTGCTCTATATTGGTGGGTTTTAGCTTTTTAGCCATAGACCTACCAAGTCTAGACTCTAACTGAAAGCAACCCTTTGTATTCCCATCAGAAATCAGATCCCATGTTCTCTGACAATCTAGATCTATATTTTCTATAGTTGGATCAAAATCAATATGTCTTATATTGCCGTCTTCTGTGGTGGGGAAAGAACAGCCACAAGGATACTGAAAGGTCTTAGGCATTTGTGAACGCACCCTGGAATTTGATTTTCTTGCTTAAGTTTCTATGAAGTCGCAAAAACCTAATCAGTATATCGGCACTATCCTTTACGTCCTTAAGTGCGTCGTGAGCACCCTCTTTAGATATTCCAAAATAATCTCTTAGCGCGTCTAAGGTATAGTTTTTTAGATCATTACTGTTCTCAAACCAGTAAAAAATCATGTTCATAATATCTACTACGTCTCTAGGATAAAAAATATCGGTACGTCCTTCTTTATTAACATTACCGAACTTCTCGCTCAGTCTACCGATAATAGGAAGATCAAATCTATTTATATTATACCCAGCGGCTATCGGAGCTGAAAACTGACTCTTCTTGGAACTTCTTGTGTGATACTGTTCTAGATAACTGGTAAACATCTTCCAAGAGTGCTCCTGCTTAGGATATGTTTGCCATTCGGCATATACCTTTTCCTTAGAAGACCCCTTGACCCTAGCGTGAAAATCTAGAATATCTGTAGTATACTCATACTTATCGTCTTTCTCCATAACCTCTGGTTTGATGTTTATATTAAACTCAGAGTCCTTGATAAGCTCCAGCTTAATAGGATCAATCATAACAGCGGCTATCTGAACAGGGCTACAAATCCTAGGATCCGATCCGTCTGTTTCTAAATCAAATACGCAAATTTTATTATAGTTGATCATTTACCTGTACTTCCGATAGTGGCTGAATAAATGTTTTTGTCTTTGTTTCATCGGTTAACGCAGCGTTGTTACTTCTGCAACAACTAATTTTTTCATCAGCGATCCTAACATATTCTACATTATTGAAGATAAAAGTATCGCCAACGCCTAGGTCTTTAAATTGCTTTGTAATCATACTGTAACTCCTGATTTGAGAAGATCTGTTATAGTCATCACCTTATCCAACATTGCCACACCCAAAATATCAAACTTGATAATTCCAATAGATTCTAGATCTTGCATTTCCATACCAGCTATTAGCTGATCGTTTTTGCTGTCATAAACCATTGGACAAGATTCTTTTAGTGGGTGAGAACTGATAGCGATACCAGCGGCATGTTTAGACTGATTGGACTTTGTGCCCTCTAATCTTATAGCTTGTTCGAACCTTTTAGCAAGAGGTCCTTGTAGTTCGTTTTTCTCATCTATGAAACACCATTCTCTGAGCTTATCTGGGTTGTTTTCCAGAGCCCATCTAATAATGGAAGACTCTCCGGTCTCTTCTTTCATCTCTTGTAGTTCGTCAGCAATCTTTGCTTCGTCTGGTATGTTCTTAGTAATCTTATTCATTTCTTCGAAAGAGATATTTCCGTAAACTCTCAATACGTCTTTTAACGCCCCTCTACCCTTAATAGTATTGAAGGTAATCATTTGAGATACCTTGTCTTGACCATACTGGTTTTTAATATACTCAATAATATCTTCTCTCTTATTGATAGGTACGTCCACATCGATATCTGGCATTGAAATATGATCCTTAGAATTTCTACCAGCATTATAAAATCGATCAAACATTAGGTTATATTTTATGGGGTCTATACTGGTAATGCCCACAAGGTATGAAACCAAACACCCAGCAGCAGAACCTCGTCCGGGACCGGGAAGCCAGCCATTTTGACGAACATAATTCACGATATCTTGCACAATTAAGAAGTAACTGGAAAGCCCAGCCCCCTGTAATACCTCAAGTTCGTATTTGATTCTATCAACATACTCAGGCTGACTATCTTCTGATATCTTATTGGCTATCTTACCTTTCCATCCACCACGACAAAGATGTCTTAAGTATTCATCTGGGTTTAGTCCGTTAGGACAAGGGAATGGTGGCAGCAAAGGATTATTAAGAATACTATATTCCTCGCACATATCCGCTACTAAATTAGTGTTCTCTATTTCTTCTTCAGTATGAAGCTCTGCTATTTCTTCTTGAGATAAAATATGAAAATTATCGGAGGTAAAGAAGCATGACATTGGTACTTCTTCATTATTACTAACCTTACGACTAATATCTGGTAGAGTTGTTTTTAGATTATTACAAAGCAAGATTCTTTGATCAACAGCATCAGATTTTTCACAATAATGAGCGTCGGGTGTGCAGACTACTTTTGTGTTAGTCTTTTTTCCAAGTTCACGAATCATATCCGACAGATCTTTTTGAATTGGAGTATTATGCACATCCATTAGTTGGGATTCTAGAAACAGGTTTTCTTGACCAAAAATACCCTTTAATTTGCCAATAGTTTCCGTACCCACCGATAGCCAATCCTTAGACGGTTTATTCTCTGGTAAGATTTTATCGGCTAATAGAGATCCTAGGTGACCACACATACCAATCAGATTACCGTCACAAAAGGCTCCCAAAGCCTCCAGATTGAGCCGTGGCTTGTGATAATAAAAGTCGGGTCTGTTGGATTCAGATACCAAACGTATTAAATTTTTCCACCCCTTGAGGTTTTTGGCCAACAACAAGAAATGGGTCAAGTTTCTATTAGAAGGATCTTGAATGGAGGGATCCTTATCGCATAGATAGATCTCGCAACCCAACAAGGGCTTTATACCATTCTGCTTCATCTCTGTATAAAACTTAACAGCTCCGGCTATATTGCCATGGTCTGTTAATGCACAAGACGTAGCACCAATATCTATACATCTTTTAGCTATATTTTTAGGCTTACTCAAGCCATCCAATAGTGAATACATTGAATGGCAATGGAGAGGAACATATTTTTTCATTCTGCACTTCCAGGCGCCTTGTATTTTCCAACAGTATACCCAGGGACAGTGTATTCGTCAACAACGTTCTTCATGCCCTTGAGTTCGATATCGTGTTTAACCTGTTCACACTTGGTCATTGTTTTATCTTTACCACAAACCTGCCCGTCTCTATATTCGAGAATAGGCAGTATATTAGAGTTCTCAAATGTGTTTTTGCCAAAATGACATAGCTTATTGCATTTCCATGTTTTATTTAGTTTTGGTCTTTGACTATTCTTTATAACTTCGAACTTTTGCCTTAGCATATTTTCGGTTTGGGCAAGGTCTGACTTATCGAAACACACAGAAAAGGCGCCGCCGTCATTTACGAAATATATAGACACCATACAATGATCCATCTTTGGATATAAATGACTAATGGCATAGTGGTATATTCTTAACTGTGGATCGTTTTGTAGTTTTTCCAGAGTCTTCTCCTGCCCAGTCGCCCAGTCTAGTCTACGACCAGTTTTATAGTCCACAATTTCTATAGTGTTATCGTTCACCTTGGTAATTAAGTCTATAGTACCCTTGATAGCAAGGTGTCCTTCTAGCACACCTTCTGGAGTATCAAACTTATATTTTGACCAAGGCTTGATTATCTCAATATCAAAATGTTGCTCTGGTTGTAGAATATCACTGTTTCTTGGATCAAACATGCCCTCGTTGTATGCTAGAGCCTTGTGAACCCATGCGTGGCAGTCTTTGTAGTCTTTGATATCCCATTCGTGATGAGTAAATCGACTAGTATAATAATTATAAACCTTTTCTATAAGAGTATTAAGATTATATTTATCTACTTTAACCTCTCCCACAATGTCATCCACAAATGACTTCTCATTGTTTTGCTGAGTAAGCTTAATATAGGCCAAGATTTCCATCACCTTGTGGAAAATTGTGCCCTTATCAGCCTTTTTATTGGATGGAGATCTATATCCCAGTACATATTCAAGAAAATACTGGTGCTCACACATAGAATGAGTACCATAACTAGAAGACCTTAGATACGTTATAATCATAGGAGATTCTTTGCCCTTATAAACTTTAAAATCTCGTGGTTTTTACCTTCGGCAGTCATGGCGCTATTGTTTATAACGCAACTGAATCTATTCCAGTCATAGTATTCTGGATCTAATGCTTTTTCACTATCCGAATCCGAATGAAAAGGGTCTAGGTCTAATCTAATCACATGTCCCTTAATATCTAGTATAGCGTCAACCTCATTAGGAAACCTACAGTCAACAATAATGGCTAAGTCCAGATTCTCCCTTAGAATTTTATTGATAGTGGCCTCAACCCAAACCTGTCTCTTTATCTGCCTAAATATATTTGTGCCAATAACCTCCATAGCCCTTCTGGCGGTTAGCTTCTCCCCGTTCCATTCCAAGTCTGTCATGGTATTCTTATCGTCATCTGAACCATAGCATTGAGAGTGGCTCATACCCAAAATATTCATACAAATATCTTGCTTAAGAGGGTCAGCAAAGCTATAGATTTTATGGGATGTCTCAATACCGCTGGCTTGAATAAAAGAGCTAATAAATTCGCCAGCGGTACTCTTACCAGATTGTTTTCTACCAGAAAACGCTATAATCTTAGTCATATAGTCCTTTGAGTATGGGTTTAATTTCTGTTTCTATTTCTTCTTTGGTCATTTCCCCAACATCGGGCTTGCTAATGGTGGGTATATAAATCCTATAGGCTTGTTGACATTTTTGTTTAATTTTTTCTGCTGCTAATCTACCGGCCTCGTCATTATCTGTTAGAATAACTAAATTCATGGCTCCGGAAGAATCAAGATAAAACTTTTGTCTGTCGCTCATTGAAGACCCGAAAATGGCCACACTATTATGTATGCCGTTTTCTTCTAGTCTCCATACATTCCCTGGACTTTCCACAACAATGGCTGTGCCTGTCTTTAGAATATAGTCTTTCGCAAACCATAGGTTGTACAGGTGGTTTTGACTCTTAAAGTCAACATTGTGCTTCCATTTTGGATATTTCCAAACGCTTTCCTCGTTAGGACAACCAGCGTCAGAACTATGAAAACCTTTGCAGTTATAGCATTTTTCAAAGATGCTTCTTCCTGTGCAGCCAATCATATGGGTGTGATCATTATTGTATATGGGCACCACAACCCTATTATACATTTCTTTATTGGGATTGGAGCATAGGCCAACATCATACTTATCAAGTATTTCTTTGCTGTATCCTCTATCAATATAGTATTGTGCGGGAACGGATAGAGATTTTCTAACCGTTTCTCTTAAAATACCGCTTTGTGTGTTTTTTTCGATTGATGGATTTATGTAGTGTACAACACTAGAAAAGTTCTTTTTTTCTGTATCTGCTCTGGATATCTTGATATTCTTAAGGTCTTGTTTCGTAAAAGACAATGCAAAATCAATCGCTTCTTGAAAAGAGCATGTATCGTCTCCGTTTTTAGTCCACCCGTGTTGCTGGTGAGATAAAACTCCTCGTATAAATCCTATTATAGAACCCCTGAATACCTTTTCGCATCCGTGGGTTCTACAAGTCCAGTTGCCCCTATATCGTTCGCCGTCTGGATATATGTTAACGGCAGATATGTTATCTCCACCATGTATTGGGCATGCCATGGAGATCATCTTAGGATTTGTTTTGTATTCGATATTGAAAAGCTCTAATAGACTTTCAATATTATCACAAACAGAATCTCCAACAACTTTGAGCTTAGCCTGATCATTCGAATGGGATCGATTCATCGTTTTCATTATCTACTATAAATCCGTCTTTAGGTTTGTTAACATTATTCAATATTTCGAGTCTTGTGCGTCCTTCCGAAATTTTTGCACACCACCCCTTCATATGACAATTAATATAGTCGTTATCATCCAATCCTCCGCCATGACGACTAATTAAAGGCACCAATTTACGATTACCACTATCCGGACCATCCTCAGCAATTTCTTCATCAGACTTGCGCTTGAAAATACTAAAATTACTGCACAGCCAAATAATTCTATCTGAACCAGAGGCAGTATCCGTACTTTCTTTGGTTATGCCGTCTCTATTAAGCTGGATAAATGCAACAATTGGAACCTTGTACCTGACTGCAAAGTTATGCAGGCTGGTCATCATAAAGCCTAATACCTGATACTCTTTCATATCTTGAGAGATACCGGTACTATCCATAAGCTTTAGATAGTCATAAAATATAACGCAGTCTTTTGCGGTTCCATCATCATTTAGGCCAACGTCCTTCATAATCCATCTACGCATGATAGCCAATTGTTCTTCAAATGGTTTTCCGGCAATGGATTTGTGATAGAGCTTTATGGACTTTAGTTGTTCCACAGCGTCCATGATTTTATTTCTGGCCGCTGGCGTTTGGCTAAACTTGCCGGTTTCAATAGAGTTTATCTCCGTTTCAGTCATCATAGCAAGAACTCTATTAATATGGTCTTGCTTTGTCATTTCTGTATCCATGTTTAATACAGGAATATTTAACTTAGCAACATTATAGCCCATATTATCAGATAATAGTGTTTTACCAGTTTTCGGTCTTGCTGCAATTACATTAACAGTACCCTTTCTTAGACCACCACCAATAGCTTGATCATAAACAGGAAACCCTGTAGAAATACCAACCTGATCAACCTTGTTTTCCTCCAGATATTTGATGTACTCGTCCAACCCCTGCCCCATTGTTTCTGGATTATTATCGTTTCCATCATTAAGCAGAGACGAGAAGTTGAAAATAGCATCTTCTGCTATGGCTAGTATAGAGGTTATGGGTTCTGATCCGTTAACCTCTAGGATCTTATCTTTTGCCCCTTCTAGCTGAGTTCTTAGTAGTCTAGCTATTTCAAGTTTCCTGATTTTAGCAGCAAACTTTCTGACATTTTCCAGACTAACAGGAAAATCCATGATAGCCTTTAGGTGCTGGGCCTCTTCTTTTTTGGATAGAATATTAGAGACACCAATTTCCTGAGCTATAGAATATATTGAGGCTATATCAATAGTAGGCTTATGTTCTTTTTCACAGATAGTCTTGATACACTTAAATATAATACCATTACTATCTATAGTAAAAGATGTTGGCTGTAGTATATCGGCAACATCTAAGTAAGCATCTTCTCCGTATTTGCAGATACCGGCCAAGACGGCCCTCTCTGCTGCTGGATCACACAAAATCATATTTATCCTCTATTACCCTGCTGATATGGCGCATTTGTTGCATTTGTATCTGTCTGCGGACTCTATGATAGATGGATCGACCGCCTCTGTCTTGCCGCAAACTCTACAAGCGAGTTTCAAAGGCTTGAACTCATCTCTTCTAGGTGTTGGGGGAGATTTATTTAGTTTTTTGTCTATGGCTACGTCTTCTTTGTGCATTCTGCTTTCTGCCATTTGATCAAACATATTAACTCTAGTCGGCTTCTTTGGTGTGGTATCGGCCGACTTTTTTCTGCTTTTGGTCTTTTTTGGGGTTGTTGTCTCAACAGGATCTGCCTCGTCCTGAGTCAACCCTCTTTGCAATATGGCTATTAGTTGTTTAATGTCGTCGTTATTAAGACCCATGTTTCACCTTTGTTTTTTGAATAGATAACATAATATCAGATAGATGCTTCACACTATTTGCTAAATACTGAAGCCTATCACTTCTTTGTTTCGCATATTTCTTTATCTTATTTAATGATAGGGCTTTGTCATTATGCTTTATAGCTTGTAAAGACTTCTCAATATAACCATATCCCTTATAATTATTTATCTCATCGGCTATAATCTCTTTTATCGTCTCATCTGCCCAATTCAATCTTGATATTTCTCTATTAATACTACGCTGAATATGGAACGCAAACTGACCCAGCCTATATGCTATCTCACCACAAACTTCTGGTGTGGTTTTTTCCAATTCGTCTCGACTCATCTGAAAATAGCCATTAAGTTCTTCCTCTGAGAAAGAGTCTGGTTTATAAGACCCCATGCCGATGCTTTTTTCATACTCATCAAGCACCCGATCCCATTCGTTAACTTGTTCTTTAGTGTTCATTTTTTATCCTTGATATCCATTGGTTTGTTTCGTCAAAGGGAAGCTCTATGTATTCTATGCCATTTAATTCACACCAATCTTTTTTTTCTTGGTCTCTTTTTTTGTGTCTAATAAATCCAAGAGGGGTATTGTGAAAAAACCGACTAAATTTATAATGTTGTTCCCCATGAACTTCTATGCATTTTTTTATAAGTGGTAAGTAAAAGTCTAAATAAAGAGTTTCCGAACGCCTAGGATTAATTGGAACTTCTTCTAGTATCTGTAGGGTTGGAAAACACTCGCGTATTAAGTCCCTAGCCTGCAAATGCAAACTAGACTTATTCTGTATAGATCCATGTGCTATATTACCTATTAATTGCCAATTATGGGTATTGCCATCTAAATCTTTTACTTGCATTGTATTCCCATGGTCTCCTTAACCTTTGTCCATAAATCATTATAGACTTCAGGATGGTCTAATAGATACTGTCTTGTTTTCTCAAGACCCTGAAACTTTGGCTTTTCTTCCACCGAAGAAATAGTATACCACGCACCACCCTTAGATATTAACCCAAGGTCTACAGCGAGCGTGAGCAGTTCCATTTGTTTATCTATACCCTGCCCGTACCTTAAATAACTAGTAATCTTTCCACCCGGCGCTCCTAGAGCAGAACAGACAACTTGCCAGTGAACCTCTTGCCCAATTTGTGGACTATCTGTGGTAAGGTTCCATGGACTAAAGTAGTTGGCCTTGATCTTAATATCTGTTTGATATGCGATAGCCTGACCGCTCTTTTCTTTCCATTCACTATGACCCATACCTGGATTACCCATTTGATGAGTAATACCAATCACTATATTCCTATTTACAGGAATCACATTAGCGACTTTTCTACAAAACTTAGCGAGTAACTTTGCACCATCCGCTCTTTGCATCTTATTCATATCGCTTGTAATTTCTGTCTCGGTACATAGAGCAGAATATGAGTCTATGATAACAACAGATCCCGGCACTTCATTAATAATTCTTTCGGCTATTTGTAGGTATTCCTCTGCATGTAAGATTTTACCTTCTTGGGATCCTATGATATTAAATTTTTCTAGATTAAGTCCGGGTATACCTTCTAGATCTCGCTTTTTCAATCTACCTTCTATGTTCAGGTAGTACACTTCTCTCCCATCCTTAAATGACCCGTGAGCATATTCCTTTTTCTGTGCGGTTGCGCAAAAGTCTAGTGATGTTGTGGTTTTACCACACTTGGGTTGACCGGTAAAAATAACGAAAGAACCTTCTGGTATTCCGCCGTTCAAAACTACATCTAGTGCTGGACTTACCGGTATCGTTACTAGAGTTTTATCAATAACAGCATTGGCTGTTAACATTACATTATCACCAAAATTCTTCTTTACATCTTCTTTAAGACTCATCATCTAGCCCCTTTAGTTTCGATATGATATTATTAGTAGTTCTTTCTTTTCTAAATACAGTTTTTTCTGTTCTGTCTAGTTCCAAAGAAAGTTCCTGGTTCCTTTGTGCTAACGCATTTTCTTCTTGTTCTATGATAGGTATAAGATGAGGCGCTCGCAGAGAGTAAATTTTTTCTGCCTTCTTGCTATTCAAGGCTTTTACTATTGAAGTATCAGAATAGGTTTTTAATAACTTATGTGCTGAAGCTATTTGATTACGGTAATAAGCCGCCCATGTTTTTGTTACCCAAAATCTATAGTGAAGATCCTGCTTATTTATTTTAGCTTTTCTTTCACATATTATCTCGGTAATATACTGAGCAGCCGATACAGTCTTCCCATTGGAATACTTGGACGGATATTTATTAGCAGACATTTTGTCTTAGTTCTTGGGTCGAAATATAGCGTTTCTGGCTGTTCTAGAAATAATAGGTTCTGCTGATTTATTAACTTCTTCTGCCTTGGTAGATGCCGCAGCTGTCATAATACTAACTCCACCCCTATTGCCCTGAGTTTTAGTTATCATAAGCTCAGGATCCCTATTATCAGTGCTGGATGTGGTTGTGGGAATGTTTGCCTTCTTAGTATTGATATTAAGTATTTTTTCGACCTGCTTTTGGGTCAGCCCTATCTCCTTTGCTATATTCTTTATGTCCATTTGAATAGTAACATGAAGATATCTAGCAGCATACTCGTGTGTTTTCGTAACAGCTCCCATTTAGATCAGCTCCCTTTCCGCATTGTTAAGCCATGCTATGTTTTTTGTTCTTAAAAAGTTAACGTACTGGTCAAAGATACCCTTATTAACCTCTGTAAAATTCCACTCATTCTTTCCTATTTTTGCTAAAAACTTTCCAGACGTACCTTCCGTATACATACCAATAGGGTTGTATATTCTGCCGTGGGTTCCGGTTTTAATAAAATACCTACTCGAAGCCGCTGTGCTCACGCTCTTTGCTAATACCTTTGAGCTATCTTTCAAAACCCTGGGATTATTGTTTTCGTCTAGAAATTCATGTTCTCCCAAAAAGCAATACAGTGTCTCTTTTCTTTCTGTATTGTAGGACTTATTAGCGTTAGGTGTGAAAATAAAGTCTTTTTCATTTTTCATAGTTTATACCCACTTTGTTTTTGTTTTTTGCCTAGTCATTCTAGACATACCCTTTGGAAGAGGTGCATCCGGCTTATTCTCTTTGTATTCGTTGTGTTTTGTCTTAAGATACTGCTTTTCGTCATTGCTCATTCTGTCGGTGTTTCTTTTAGCTAAATCACCAACGGTCTTTAATTCAGAGTCGGATTTTTTAACGGAAGAACTAAGAGTAGCAGCATCCTCTGTATACATTCTATGAACAGAAACATTAGATTCACAAAATTCACAAGGAAGCTTGTCGTGATAATCTTTAATCGAACAAACTACTTCGTACTTCTTATTACAGGCTTCGCAAAAAAATGTATATGCAGGCATTATAAGTATGATTCCGGTAGATAGGCAGACCACTCTTCTGGCAATTCTTTCCTTATCTTAAACAGGAAGTGTGTGATAGGCAAGTATTTGGAACTCTTCTTTGGTGCTATTGGGAGATTATGTAGTGGCATATTAGCTTGTTTTGGCGTTCTATTTCCCTTTTTCCTATTGCACTCAACACACGCGGTTACTATGTTGGTCCAATTAGTCGGAGACCCCGACCTATCTTTCCATGAGGATTTGGGTATAACATGATCATAGGTTAGCTTATTAAGCTCTTGTCTAATCCCACAATATTGACAGCTATAATTATCTCGTATAAATAAATTCTTACGAGAAAAATTAACCCTTTGATCATGAATCCTAAAATATTTAGAAGTTTTTACAACCGCTGGGATAGGGTATTTTTTATTATTAACACCCTGAATAAAATCATTTTTATAGAAATCTATAATCTCCACCCTCGGCTTTTCATCCGCTTCGTTTTGCATCGACCATATTAAAGCTTTTTTCCACCCAATAATACCCAAAGCCGAATAATCTGCATTAAGAATTAAACATTTACTGTTTTCTATTTTCATAAGATTCTAAGCGTCCCAAAATCTTTGCTATAATTGGGTTTCTCACGATATCACTGGCTTCCAGTTGAGAAACGCCGATTCCTTCTAAACCATCAAGAGTTCTAATCAGATCAATAAACCCACCTTGAAGATGTCTGCTTAAATCTGATTGTCCAACGTCGCCAGTCAATACCATTTTACTCTCTTGTCCGGTTCTAGTCAAGAGCATTTTCAGTTGATCGTATGATGCGTTCTGACACTCATCCGCTACGATAAAAGAGTTATGGAAGTTACGTCCTCTCATAAGACCAAGAGGCACCACCTCTATCTTATTATTAAGTCTTAGTGAAGCATATTGTGCAGATGATATGAAGTGGTTTATCTCGTCTATAATGGGTAATAGATAGGGGTGCAGTTTTTCTTCTGCTGTTCCGGGAAGATATCCAATCTTTTCTCCTGCTTCTATTACTGGTCTGGTAATAATAATCTTTTTGACTTTTTCATCTAATAGGTACTCTATAGCCATACCTATAGCGATATGTGTTTTACCAGAACCAGCAAGGCCCTGACAAAAGGTTATGGTATTTTCCGCTATGTTCCTAATGTAGTCTCTTTGATTTTCTGTTCTTGGTTTCAGTCTGTTTCTATAAGCATATCCATTACTGTTTATTTCATTTGTTAAGTCTATGACCTTAGACTTCTTCTTGGACCCTTTATTGTTTTTTCTCAAGGTGTGTCCTTTATTATGAGATATGATATATTAAAAATACGCTATACTTATACACCCTTTAATCATTTATATATGGATATATTTATAGTAAACATGCCCCTCCAGCGCAGCTAACCTCTTCTATTCCGGCCGTATTATCTTCTGTTTCAGAAAGCTGCGTATAATCAACCTTCTTAAAACTATCAAATAAATCACAATATATTTTCCAATTATAAACGTCCTTCATGCAATAGGTTAGTCTCTTAAGGTCGTCCTCAAAGTACTTACTTGCGAACCTTCTCATCTTGGTTAAGAATAATAACTTATTTTCTTCGTCATCAATCTTGTTCTGAGACATAATAATATAGTCACAAGCGGCCCAAAGGTTATTGTTAAAAGCATTTAGTCCTAACTCTATTAGACCAGAACACCACAGAGCCGCATCACCATATTCTTTTACAATTTCTCTACTAGTATAAACGGTAGTGAATGGGGCTTGTGGATAATCCTTATCACCGCTTTGTGGAATAAGCGATATGCCAGCAAAATACTTTCTATTATCATAGATGTATCTTGTTACATCGTCCCACTCATCCGGTTTAACCGTAACAGTATTGCTAACATTATGACTCAAATACTCTTGAGTACACAGTGCTCTATTTTTACCAGAATTAACCCAATTTTTTTGTGTTTCCTTTACCACCTGTAGCATCTCTACTGCTGGTAATTGATTCTTTAATTTTGCCCCGTCCGGAACCTCAATAGGAAACTTGATTACTTCGTCTGTATTATTGGCCGACCACGAGGATTTTTCGCAGGCTTGCGGGTTTAGTTTCTTGAAGTGTTGGTATGGTGCTTCTAAAACGTTCGCCTGTACGTGCCTGATATAGCGTTTAGCGTGGTGTGGGTGGATACCCGAGCTTGTACCCAACATACTACTACTAGTACCCTCTGGCTTTAAACAGGTCACTCTAGCGGCTTGATTAATACTAATCTTTTTGGATATTTGCTTATTGGTGTCTACGGCAATTTTTGCACCCTTGGTTAATACGTTTTCGGATAATACCAAATCGTGCTTTTCCATAGTGCCGGTTAGCGAAACACCAAGCAGTGCTTCTCTATTAAAAATATTTTCACTAATCTTGCCAAGATAGTCTAGCTTAGTAAAACCAGCTTGTAAAGTGCCGATAATGGCTGCTGCCTTGCATCTCTCATAAAAGTCTTCTTCGTCAACAACGCTAGAGCAATTAATAGTCGATAGGTTACAGCCCTGCCAACCACTTTTTCCGGTTTGTTCATCAATTGGCCACATGCCTATTTCTACGCATGGATTAAAAATCATTTCTGTTGATTCGCTCCAAATAAATCCTGGCTCGCCAAACTCTTTCACAGATTGCATGAGAGTATTAAATTCTTCGAACGTAGTCTCATTCTTAAGAAGTAGGGCCGAGTTGTTACTTCTTGCCCTTTGCGGATTTTCTACATACCAGTTTCCGGTCTTGGCCTTGGCCATTTCTTCATCATCAGGACTAAAGAGAGCCAAGGATGCGCTTCTGCGTACACCGCCAGATAGAACAGCATCGCTACTATGCATTACGATATCATATGCATCAATTGGTCGAAGTCTTTTTTGACCATTGGCCACGCATCTGTCTAATAAGGCTCGAATTTTTTCTAGACCCTTTTGCAGCGGTTCAAAGCCTGGGGCTTTACCAACGCCAGAACTTAACGAAGACCCCTTAGTTCTAATATTTGAGTAATCAAAAACAATGTGGCAATTTTTGTATTCTTTAAACTCGTCTACTGGCTTACTAAAGTAAGAACTTAGCAGAACTCCCAAAGCGTCCGCCCAGCCTTCTATACTATCTTCTATAACGTATTTTGTACCGATATCCTGCTCTACTTCATGTTCTAGTGTTGGCAGCTTGGCGACATGGTGTTTTTGTACGCTAAAGCCCGTCCCGCTCCCGCAGAGCAGTAGCCAAAAACATTCCTGAAAAAACCTCAACCTGTCACAGTATGAACTTGTGCAATTATAGATCTTGGCGTGTCTCTTTAGAATGGGATCTCCGCCAAACTGTAGCGCTCTTTGACTACCTAGAACCTTCTTCTTATACATCATATCGTATGCCCAGTTGATTTCTTCCGAAATCCCGTAGGAATCATACTTAGAATGCATCATGTTTTTGACGCGCTCAACCGCTTCTTTCCATGTCTCTCTACGATTCTTGTCTTCGATCCATCTGGCATATTTACTAACAAATGTATAATTCTGTAGTTCTTGTAGAGCAGACATCTCATCTCCTGTTTAAAATTATTGAAAGTAAACCTAGCACTATTATCGCACGAAAACTATTTTCTTGCATTGTGCGATCATTATAAATAAGCGCATATACATATAAACCAATAGATATATAAAAACATATTGTCATATTACACCAGACAAATCTTTCAACCACGAAAGATCCGGATTGACTTTGAATATTTTTATACCACTCATGGTAACAAAAGTATCAAATCTTTGCTGTGCATCAGAATCAAATAAGTGAGTTCCATGATCATCTATCATATAAACAGTACCCACGCCCTCTTGCCAAAGAGCCATAATGCAATCATTACAGCATTGACCGGTTACATAAGCAATTCCATTATCCGGCCTAACTACGCAATTAGATAATGCGTTTCTTTCAGAGTGTACCATCCATGGATATTTTTCTGGCCTAGATGTTGGTAATTTTTCATCGTCCAATCCTCTTGGAAATCCATTGTATCCCACACCAAGAATTCTATGATTCTGGTCAGTAATTACGCAGCCGTGTTTTGTGTGTATATCGTGGCTACGTTGAGATACAACCTTGGCCAATCCCAAGAAATAGTCAGTCCATTGTGGTCGTTGGTGCTTCATGATCCCTTATTGTATCAAGGATCAGTTCGTAGTCAAGCGTGTATTTTACTTGGAGACAAGTTTATTATATAGGAGCAAACTTAATACGCCGCCAGCAACTCCCATAAAAATACCAGCTGGACTAAGACTTTGGTATGTTCCTAATAGATATAAAACAGCGCCGCCCATATATGAGCCAGCAACCCCTAGGGCAATTGTTTTGGTCATATTGAAATTCTCATCGCCCGGCACCAAGCTTTTGGCTATGGAACCAACAAATAAACCATAAACACACCATACTAAAATATTAAACATTTGCATTCTCCACTAAGGTTTTAATTTCATCGTCCGTGAGGGTTTCTCCTATACTTAATATTGATTCTATAAGCTTAAATCCGTATTGTTCGTACTCTTCTTTGGTCATTTCTCTCTTTAGTACTCTTTTTATTCTTAGGCGAGTGAACCAGCCTCTTTTATTGCTAAATTCTTTTATCTCTTCTCCGTATGCTGCACATTTTTCGTCATGTGTCATATACTGAGTTCTATTTTTATTGCATTCCTGTAATATACGAATAGAGGTCAAAATAACACTAATAATCATTAGTATAGCTATTACACTACCAAATTTTTCATCACCAGCCAAACCCGCGTCTACCAGAACCTTTTTAGCTATCGCCTCTAGTTTCTCAGAGTCTTGTTTATTTGGCTTATGCATAATTATTTTTTACTCACCTTGGTTTTGCACTGACCATCTTCGCACTCCGACTGACTCGCACCTTCTTCTGGTTCGCAATATCCGCAGTCAACTTTTTTAATGTTGTCTCCGCTCATATACCAACCTTTGCCTTTGCAAACTGGGCAGTCTTTTCTTTTGTATTTTTTTGTATTCTCAATGCTTTTTGCTTTGATTATGGCGCCAGATAAAGTTACTACTGCTGTTGTTGATCCATAATAAGATGAACCAAATAACATAGTATAAATTACCAAACCAGAAATTAATTTATTCATTATTTTCTCCAAGGGAGTGGAACAATATCTATTAATCTCTTAAGAGGTTTTGGTCTAACGGGTTTAGAGGGATTGTTTACGGGTGATTTATCCGCAAAAATTTTAGCTAAACGAATTACAAGATCGGCTATAATAGAAATTAGCCTATTTAAAGCGATTTTATCAATAAGTCTCATCGGTCAACCCTTTTAAAAAGGACTTCTCTAATAATATTTAGATACACCGATTTTATAGATAGCTATCAAAACCGTAGTCTGGTAGTTTTTGCAGAGGAAAGCCGTTGAAACTAGAGAATGAGTATGACCCGTTTTGTTTCAACATGCCTTCGGCCACATCAGAATGGATTAGGAAAGAGCCGTCTGGTATTGGACCCCACTCTGGATGTCCACCATCATTCCATTTACCCCAGCTATTTTGTACTAAAAAGCTTGTATCACCTTTGGTGTCGTCACAAGCAATAAAAGCCATACAATGAGCCCAACTTCCGCTAGTTCTAGAGTAGCCCTTGCTATCTCTCTTATTACTAAAGCCATAATTAGAACAAACAGCTATTCCATATCCATTAGCTAGGGCGTCGCGAGCTTCTTCTACTGTTCTTACCAACGAAGCTGTTTTAATTTGGTGGTCATTAGCCAGATCTATTACCGCATCTGGAACGCCTCGACCGCCCCAACCAGCTCCCAGCATACCATTATATTTAGTTAGATCCACAACGCCCTTATAATTTTGTCTAACAAGAATACCGCCAATTTTACTAACAAACTCAGCAGCCTTACTGCCGGTCATGCCTTCGCCACTCCATCCTCTACTACCATAGATTGCTTCAGTAGCACCTCTCGCTATCCATGCTTCTCTTTCTCCCCCAACATGTATTTCTACAGCTCTGCTAATGTCGCAGGCGTTTCTCGTTCCATGGCTTACGCAATCCCCAGTAACTTGTCTTTCTTCGTATGGTTTTTTATCAAACTGATATACAGATTTGTATGGTAGGCTTAATTTGTTTTTTCCAGTATTAGTAATTCTTTTACTAGCATCACCAAACAATGGATACTTTAAAGTTTCCATCAAGTGGTCAAACTCTTTTTGATTCCACAATGCGCCTTCGTATCCCTGTCTATATTTATTATACCATTCTTGGGGTGTTAGTCTTGGCATTATTTACTAGCCTCATTATATGCCCACGCAAGAGCATTAAAACCTTCTACAGCTTTTACTCTTAATTCTGGTGATAGATTAATATTATCATCACCAACAGCAGCCACAACCACCTCTTTGGACTCTTTAGCCAAGTCGGGATATTTACCCTTAATATCTAAACGCAACATAACCCCCGACAAACTATTAGCCTGACGAATTTCTTCGGTATTTTTAATAACAGTATCCTCACCATCCAACTCCACTAGTCTGCCCAAATCCAACATTAGATCTCTCAATCTCTTGAGGTCTGACTTAGCAGCACTATAAGACTTTAATAGAGATACTACTTCTTCTGCCTCTTTTTTAAGATTGGCTTCTGTTGGGGCTGGTAGCTCTAGAACATCTATTGCTACGGGTCTGTTGGGCAGAACTAATAGGTTTGAGAGGTCTGGTTTAATTAGACCAATAATTATTAGTATCGCACCAACGACCAATACTAAATTTTTTGTATTCAAAGTCATGATAAGGTATCCTGCTTTTTTGCGCACACATTTGGGGATAAAAAGGGAAACATTTGATCGGCCACCTTTACCGCCTCAACACAACCACTTTGTACGGCCAAATCTCTAGTTTGTTTCCAGCTAACAATTAACTTAAAGAAAACATCTTCATTGTTCTTAGTCTCAACACTCACCACTGGCTTGGCTACTACTGGTAGTACCGGTGCGCCGGGATTTAAAACCCCTTTGACCTTTTCTGTTAAATTTAGAACTAATTTTTGCACGGGGCTTAACTTATCCTTAAATAAAACCCATAAAACCAAACCCACGCCAGCATAAAGAGCCAAATCCATTGTGGATAGTTTGCTAGCAAATTGATCAAAACTCTCTGTAAAATTCATGGCGTTTCCTCTTATTTGTCTGAGACCTCTGGTACACTATTTGGATCTGTAAAAATTCCGCTCTTTCTAAAAATTTCAACCATAGAGTCTATAGCTGAACTCACGAGCAACATCAAAAGAGCTTTTGTATATTTACTTATAATAGGCTGTAGTACAACTGGAACATAGGGGACGGTTACAACTAAAAATACCTTATCATAAAACATACTAAGCATGGCTAATGCTATAGTCTTTTTATTAGACCCCTTTAATGACGGGTTTGATGTCTCTATGATCTTTATTGTTTCTGCTATAGCGATCTGTAATATTCCCCAAGCCTGAGACATAGCCACAGACTTTGAGCCAGATAGAGACTTTTTAACTTTATCAATTAGTGCTTCTAACGAAGAAGAGAGTTCTATACTAAGTATCTGATTTTGAATAGATGTGGTCATACATAGTGCTCCTATATCGAGTATATACACCGCACAGGAAAATGATTAAACGCTTTTGGTTTTGCTGCGAGGCTTTCTTTTTTTACGAGCATTTGCCTTATTGGCTTCTTTTCTTTCTTGCTCTGTGGCAGTACTCCACCAAGTTTGCTTTAGATTAGTTCGTCCATTAATATACTTAAATAAGACTGTTAATTGTCCTATTATTAGTATAGTAGCTTCTAATCCCTTGCTAGTTTCTTGAATCAAATCTTCTTTTTGCTGATTATCTTCAAGTAAACCACATAAGTATAGACCGCTAAACAAAAAACTAACCAGAGTGAACCAGAATTCACTGGTTCTATATCCAGGCTTAATCATAGATTAGTCCCGCTATTAGTGTTATGGTGCAACTATAGAGCCGCCATCAACTAGAGTAACCAATATGCCATTAGTAAATCTATTGCTATATTTTGTTTCAATAGAAGGCATATCTGGTGTGTTTTTCACATAGGTGTTTAATAGTGAACTATTACCTGTGGCAGTAGTTGAAACAACAGATGTTCCGTTTTTAATTTGGTTGGCAGAAACAGCCTTTTGAATATTATTGGCCATAATTTATACCTTTTGGTTAAGCTTTTAATTTTAAGGTTAATTTGATATACACCGGTTAGCTACTAAAATTAGAGAATTCGTATTTGTTTTGAACCGCTTGTAAATCTATTGGTGTTAAGCTATAGTTCTCGCCGGGGCTTAAGCTTTGTATAATACTATTAACTATAGAGTATCTATTAGTGATAAATGGTCCGCCGGTAGGTGTCCACCAAGTTGTTAAAACAACCAGCTCGTTATCTATAATTAAAAATACTGGATTTCCACTGTCGCCTACTATTATGTCTTCGGTCCATGAAGCGAATTGATTCGGAGATGGTACTATTGGAGTACTATATGAAGCGTTGGGGTTTATATTACTGACACTGGCCATTTGGTAGTACTCGATGTTTGGCGAGGTTCCAATTCCGAACAAATTGGCTCCAGACCAAAGTTTTAATATGGCTTTTTCTTCTTGATCTAGGGCTACAGCATAAAGCCAAGGATTCATACTAAAAGAGCTAATCTGCAATCCAAGACTATCATATACTGAGGCCAAAATACTACTACTAAGATAATCCATAAAATTAGTTGGTAATACTTTTGCTATTTTTATATTACTAGGCACTTCGCTATCTAAAAGAGCTACTGCAATATCGGTACTCTCATCACCATACTGTATAATATTTCTACGAATAGCATTATTATTCTCATCAACAAATATTATTGGCGTCCCACCATTTGGCAATATGCTGGTAACAAAGTGTTTAGCGAATAAAACGTGTTTTCTGGTTATGAGAGTACCACCGCGAGTATTCCACGCCGCACCGCTACGCTGTGCTGGACTAAAGCAGCTAATATTACTTACTCCATTTATCCAGCAGCTGGGGTTTCGGACCCATATTCCAGCATCACCAACGCCACCGTATGGATTCTGAGAAGAATAGACTAGGCAATCAGTAGCTGGATTTTTACCAACCAGCCTACTTGCTGTACCAGAGTTAATGTGTTGTGGTATAATGTTTTTACTAGTGCTTTGTTTACGTATGCATCTAAATGATCTAGGATAATATTTATCATAGACTGCTTGTAGGTCTATTGGGGTTAAAGAATATCCTTGTCCGGGACTTAATTCTTCTATTATAGCATTAACTTGATCATATCTCTTGGTAATAAAAGGACCATTAGTAGGAGTCCACCAAGTGGTTAAAACTACCAATTCGTTATCTATGATATAAAAAACTGGGTTTCCACTGTCTCCAACAACAATATCTTCTGTCCACTGTGGATATGGATTAATGCTACCTTGGGGACCGGAAAAATTATCAAAAGCAATTATATGATATAGACTATTATAGTCTACAGTTGTAGATGTTTTTACATGAGCTTTTTCTTCTTGATCTAAGCCAACACCCAAGATGCCTAATAATCCATAGTCCAAATCGCCACCGGTCGGCCACCCTAAAACCATATAGTCTTGATAGTTTTTAGGTAAAACTTTGGCTATCTTTATATTAGATGGAACTTCACTATCTAATAGAGCTATTGTTATATCAGAAATATCGTCGCCATATTGTATTATGTTTCGCCTTATGGCGTTATTATTTTCATCAACAAAGATTAACGGGGTTCCACCGTTAGGAAGAATGCTGGTTTTATAGTGTTTGGCAAATAGAACGTGTTTGCGAGTTATGAGTGTGCCACCTCTGGTATTCCAAGATGCTCCGCTTCTTTGCGCTGGGCTAAAGCAACTAATATTGCTTACTCCATTTATCCAACAGTTGGAATTGCGAACCCAAATTCCCGCATCGCCCACGCCGCCATAAGGATTTTGTGATGAGTATACAAAACGGTCGGTAGAGGGATTTTTACCAGATAATCTAGAAGCTGTTGAGGAGTTTATATGATTTGCTATTATAGTCTTATCTATAAGACTAGGCATATTACTTGTTAATAATTTATTGTCTTTAAGGTAGATTGGCATAGCATTATACTATTCCAAGGATAGAGGAACCGTTGATGCCTTTGTCGTAGGCGATAATCACATTGCCGATGATCCCGCGTCGGTTGTAAGACGCGCCGCGAAACGTCGCATCGCCATCGACTGTGCCGCCGTCGTTGACGTACGAACTGTCGTTGAATGTCGCATTGCCATGAACGCGACCGTAGAAAGTGTATCCCGGCCCAAAGGCGCCGTTGTACGCAGAATCATTAAACGTCGCATCGCCGTAGACATCGCTGCCGTTGAGCGAACTGTCGTTGAATGTCGCATCGCCGCTGACGGTGCCGTAGTTGGTCGAACTGTCGTTAAACGTCGCGTCTCCGGTGACGGTGCCGGTGCCTGCGTTGAACGAACTGACATTAAACGTCGCGTCTCCGGTGACGGTGCCGTAGTTGCGCGAACTGTAGTTGAACGTCGCGTTGCCGTTGATGGTGCAGCCATCGTTGTTGACCGAATAATCGTTGAACGTCGCGTTGCCGGTGACGGTGCCGCTGTTGATCGAACTGTCATTAAACGTCGGGTCTCCGGTTACGGTGCCGTAGTTTTGCGTGCTGTTGTTGAACGTCGCGTCTCCGGTGACGGTGCCGATGTTGTACGTGCCGTCGTTAAACGTCGCGTCTCCGGTGACGGTGCCGTAGTTTTGCGTGCCGTCGTTAAACGTCGCGTTGCCGTTGACGGTGCCGATGTTGAGCGCGCCGTCGTTAAACGTCGCGTTGCCGTTGATGGTGCCGGTACTGCCGTTTTGCGTACCCATATTGATCGCCGCTTGGCCGGTGACGGTGATTGCGACCAAGAGAGACACAGACACATCGCCGGGCCGGACGAGCGTCAGGTTCACCACAGTTGGCGCACTGCCGCTGTTGATCGCCACGCTGGCACTCAAAACGACACTATCGCTGCTGGTGGGCAGGGCAGACGCGGCAACGGTGTGGGCAGAGTCCGTCCACCAGTTGCCGAGAGTCTGCCAGTCGCCAGGCAGTTCAGCCGCGACGTCTGCCGCACCGTTGAAGTAAAATGTTGCCATTTATTTTCTCCTAATAATTACTTTTTAACCGGAGGAACTGGTGGTAAAAATAAGCCTTCAAGACTAGTTTTAACATCAGAGCCAAGCAACTCAAGAACTCTTGCTTCAACTTGGACCTGAGTATAATCGCCAGCGGCCGCATAAGCATCACCTTCCCAAAGAACTAGTGGTCTTGGGCATGGACGAATTTGAGCCACAACACTCTTTCTAGTAGCATTATCAATAATAGTAACATCTAATGATGAGAGAGTAATGGGCTTTTGAACTCTTACTTCACCATTAGCTCTGGTAATAGTAGGTGGTTGAATAGTAACGGGATTGGGTAAATTCATAATTTTCTCCTTTTTAAAATTGATCGTAATGTTAGTAGCCGGGAACAAAAGCAATTACATCCCATTTGTCTCTTCCAGCATGATATGTGGCAGCTAAAATGTCCATCTTATTCGCTGCTGTACTCCAAGGTAGTGGTGAGGTGGCGCTGCTAGGAATGTTAAATTTGTTGCCCAGAGTGATGGTTCTGCCGCCAGTAGAGTCTTGGGAGATTCTCCAGCGGAGTGTTTTACCGTTAACGGGATTGGTTGGGTTGGCTAGTGTGGTGTTGCCTGTAAGGGTTATATCGAATATGTCACCAGTAGCGGCGTCGGTGTTTATTGTTGAAGAGTATGATGAACTAATAACGGTTGTTGAACCGCCCAATACGGATGTTCCGTTACTGTCTAGGATGTCACCGTCTATTGGTAGTGTTAACCTACCATCTGTACCAAAAGTCCAGTGATTATTATTATTGTCTGTACCAACAATAACATCTCCACCATTTTTTTCAATCTTAACATATTGATCATCATCTCCTAAATAAATATCAACCGTTGAAGGATCTCCTGAGATAAGATGAACATGACTATGTTCTGAACTAGATATCCCATTATTAGTTACAGTAACAAATTGACCAGTTGGCATACCATTAGATTCTTCAAAATTATAATATAGTGTTGGATCATTTTGTGTCTGATAATTGGTTGATCTTGTTCCATCCACACTTGTTAATGTTAGAGTAAATTCAGAGATATTGCTATTAGCTGGTATAGTCCAAGTAATACTTTCTGCGTCTGGACCGGTTGTACTTACGAAAGTTAGTTTACCAGTTAGTGCTCGACCCAATGATTGTGGGGTAACTCCAGGACCAGAGATTGTATAGTTTACTGTTCCAAAATAAGCCCAGTTTTGTAAAGTAACTACAATTGTGATGGGATTACCATATTCAATATAATTACTAGAACTGATTGCCCAAATAGCTGCGGTTGGACGAATTACTAAGCTTTGTCCAGCGACTGCTGTGGGTGGTGATAGTGCAACAGCATTATTTGTTTCACTTAGTATACTACCGTTGGGTAATGTTAAAGAACCGTTGCTACCAAGAACAGCATAATTTGATAATATTGAGTTTATCTCGGCTTCAGTATAATATCTATTATCATGATTATGAGGCAAATTAACTATGTCTGTTAGTTTTATTTTGTTTGTTTGAGTACCAGCAGCATTTGTGGCCGGAACAACAGCGTCATTTTCTGCAACACCAACTGGTAATTGTGAAATTTTAATTTGGGTCATAGTATTATCCTATAGGTAAAAATTATCTAACAATATTTACACCAAAACTTTTAATAAAATAACAGAGCTCTAAAACACTCTGCACCTAGCTGTCTATTTATCCACAAATACTTTAAGTGGTCGGGTGTTTCGAATATTTCCATTCTATTACTAATGCCAAGACCTGTATTTGTAGTAGCTTGAGTATAAGGAAAGAGTCCAGCGCCATGCATCGTATAAGTATCCAAGTCCAGATAATAACATCTTTGTGTTAAATCTTTACTAAAATAAATACGGTCATTGCCATCATAAGCATACTGTGAACTACTGCCGAGAGTTTCCGTTTGTGGCGTGGTTGAAACCAAATCCCAAGAGTCAGTATTAATATTATATCTTTCAAAACCAAGAGAGCCACCACCCCTAGATATAATTAGATGATTTCCTCTCTTGTTAGCGTCTGAGACACCAAAGTTCCATGTGAAATTAAGACCCGCACCTTTGGCAACAGGTGCTAGAATTGAATAGGTTGTACTATTGCTTGTTGCTGCTGTGGTTACAGCGGCTGAAAAAGTTAATGTGTTGCTAGTATTAGATGATACAGTAGCCTCTTGCGAAACACCCGCACCACCAGTAAACTTTACCCTGCGACCGGCCCAAATATTTGTAACCCAGTTTTTGGATGTGTCCTGAAGTGTTGTTGTGGAATGTGTGCCGGTTGCGATGCCATTGTCTAATGCTCCAAAAGCATTTGGTTTTGAAATAACATACTTCGTTGTGGCGTTAACTGGCGTAGTTACAGACGTAGTAAAGGTTAATGAGTTAGCAGTATTAGATGCTATTCTAAAAGATTGTCCTGTGGCTGATGCGCTTAATGATGTTGTCATATAGCAAACATAACCAGCCCACTGATTAGTGGTCCAATTCTTTGTAGAGTCAACCAATACTGTGGCACTATGAGCAGTAAATGTGGCATTGGCCGAAGGAGTTCCGCTAATAGTATAGGTATAAGTTGTAGCGCCAGTAACAGTAATTGTTGCTGTTATATTATACAAAGAGGCATCAGCCCCTGTTGCACCAGAATGAGTGACAGAGTATCCTGTTTTAAAGTTGTGACTCTGTACCGTTGTTACAGTAGCTGTTGTTCCAGACCTTGTTGTTGAGGATATTGCTATGGGCTTATGCGACCCATATGCTGCCGCGCCGCTTCTTGCAACACCGCCGTCTATTTTTTTATTACCAACAATCATATCTTCTTCTACGCAATAAGTATAGATACTAGAGTGTGCGCCAAGAGCCAGATATAAAAGATCAGTATCTCCTTGGATTTTAAAGGTTGATGTATTATCTGGAGTGACATCAAAAGGTGTCGCAACAGTTATGCTAGTAGAGGTATTACTTAATACTATTCTTTGTTGACCCGCGCCGGTGCCACCAGTAATAAGCACTACATAATTAGCCCACCTGTTGGTTGACCAACTTTTTGACGAGTCGGTGATGGATGTGCTTGTTCCAGAGGATGCTGTACCAGCATCAAAACCTTCTATCATATATTGTGATGTTGAATTTGGTGCAGTACCGGCGTTGCTCCATGTTAATGTATTACTAGTATTAGAAACTATTTGTCTAAGTTGTCCAACACCAGTTCCGCTAAAAATACGAACCCAGTAACCAGCATACTGATTAGGCGTCCAGCTTTTCGACGTATCAACCAAGGAGGTTGTTGTTCCAGAAGTTGCTGTACCCTTTGACCATATAGATGAATTTTCTGTTGTTCTTTCTACGGTTCCATCTGTTATGGTGATATTACTAAGAACACTACCCTGTGCTGTTCGATAATACCAAATATCAGCAGCAATGTCATAATATGTTAAGTTTGGTGATGCATTTGTATATAGGTATATACCACCAGACTGAATAACAAATCTTGAGGTTTCATCCGGCTGAGTGGTCCAGTTGGAGTCTACTGTAAGAGTACCAGACTCTATGGTATATATTGATTGAGAGCCTGCTGTGACAGAAATAGCTGTGGCCATCGGCGCCATCGCATCAACGTTTTGTGCTAACTGATTAATATCTGCCAGGGTTATAGTTGTGGCATCATTATATAAAACTTTTCTAATTTGAGAGATACCAGAACCAAATAAAATTCTTACTTGGTATCCTACCCACTGGTTGATGGTCCAGTTTTTAGTAGTGTCGGTGATTCTAACTAACGATGTGCTACTTGTTACAGCGGTTGATACGCCGGTGTCAGCAACAACAACATCTGAAACATTTATTATGGTTCTTTGTTGACCAGCACCAGTGCCGCCCACTATCTTAATATCAAATCCCTTTAAAATTTTATCATATATAGTATCTGTGGTAATAGTGTTAGCAGTAGCACTAATGACCCTACCATTATGGCCAGCAGCACCAGCAAATTTCATGCTGCTAAATGTTGTTGGGGTCACAACCGGACTCGCAAGTTGTAAATATGTATCGGTGTATGTGTCATATCTCCAAAAACTAGCATTAGCAATTAAATAATAAATATATCTTCCGTGATTAACGTGGTATAAACTATTGTCCGCAGAGCAGGCTGAACTCACAGCAGAGGATACTGCGGGAGCAAATCTTAGCCACTCCCATACCGGAAGGTCTACTTGGGTTCTTAGGGTATTAGTTAAAGCCATAATTTATTTGTCCTATTGTATTAAGAAAAATTAAGTTTGCTGCGAATACAGTTTGCATATGTGTTGCGAGAAATATCTATAAATTGTCTATGATCCATATTAGAAATAGTAGTGACGTTGCTTAAGTTGCCAAGATTTGCAGTACCAGATATACCTTCTATCGTAACTCTTTGTCTATTTGCACTGTCAACTACCGCATTACTTTCTAATAGTTTAACTATTCGTCTCAAAAGAATATTTGCTTCTTCCGAGGCTAATTGATTAGCGCCAATTTGATCACTACTAATAGTTACGGGAGAACTATTGCTATTGTTAGCTTGGCCGTTTTGATTTTGTGGAAAATAGGTCATTGTAGCCTCTGTTTTTGATTATTCTATATAATATACACCCATTACACCATAATCCAGTTCGACCCATCGCTAATCACAGATATAGACATATCCATTCTGTTAAGACCTATAGAATCATAACCGTCTATCGTTTGAGATGAATGTGGATATAAATATATGGTATCTGATGTCTTATTTTTAAGAGTATATTGAGCTTTGTTATTAATCGCAGTTGGTAATATTAGTTTGTATCCCACAGCACTATCTTTAAAAATATATACGTATTCTTTTGTGATGCTACTAAAATCACCAGTAATATCGATGGGATCATCATGAACCAACACGGACGTTGCCAAATACTCAAGTGGTACTCCTGTTGCAACAATAGAAACCACCCTATTTTCAAAATCGCTAATATCTGTACTAATATGCTGATGGCCAACTAAAGAGTAGTCACCAGATGCTTGTTTATTATTTATCTGTGTTTGTAGGTTGCTAATATCGGTATTAGTTGCATAGTCGCCAGTGGCTTGTTTATTGTCTAGAGCAGTTTGTAGTCCAGTAATATTATCAATAATGTGGGTATGTGTGGCATTGGCATAATTTCCGGCTGGCTGCAAACCAGAAGTTGATATACTTAGGGTGTCTGCTGATGTATTATAAGTTAAAACTATATTACTACCAGCTATTAATGATGTGCTAACAATTGACTCTACGCCAGTATTGAAGTTAGAAATGTCAGAATATGTATGATTATGCCCAACTGAAGACTTAAGGTCTAATGCTGTTTGGGTCGCACTACTGATTGGTTTATTAGCATCGCTAGTGTTATCGACACTACCTAGACCAACCATGCTTTTGGTAATGCCAGCCACAGTTCCCGTAAAGGTCGGGTTAGCAAGAGGAGCTTTAAGGTCTAAAGCACTTTGCTGTGCTGTGCTAACTGGCTTGTTAGCGTCACTGGTGTTGTCAACGTTGCCTAATCCAACATCATTTTTGACTAGACTAATATTACCGATTTTACCAGCCACGCTTTGTACGGGAGCAGCAGCACTAGCTCTGGCGTCGGTATAGTATTTATTGACACCGCCTTCTGCTATGCTATCCGTACTACCTGGGGAAGCAGTAATCTCTATGTACGAGCTTCCACCCCAACGGTATGTTTTATTGTTATCCAAGGATATATAAATTTTTCCAGTTTCGCCAACGACAGGAAATGTGGAGAGGTTTAAGTACTCTAAAACATCATCTATATAGCTTGGTAATTGAACCGCTGGTACAAGCCCATTAATCAATGTAGCATAATTACCAACAGGTTGTTTATTGTCTAGTGTATTCTGCAGATTACTTATATCTGATATGTTGTGGCCATGAGCCAGAGCAGCTTTATTATCTAGTGCTGTTTGTAAGCCATTAATTGTGGCAATATCTTGGGTACCAGTATGATTGGCTCTTTGTATAGAATGTGCTTGAGCAGAGTTTGCTTTTGTTGAGGCGTCTATGGCGGCGTTTGCTTGTACAGCCGCATCTGCTGAAGCCTGTGGAACACTAACTGGTTTATTTATATCGCTGATGTTATCAACATTGCCTAAACCGACCATGCTTTTAGTTATACCGTTAACAGTGCCAGTAAAAGTTGGGCTAGCAAGTGGAGCCTTAAGATCTAAAGCACTTTGCTGTGATGTGCTAACCGGCTTATTGGTATCGCTAGTGTTATCAACATTGCCTAGGCCAACCATGCTTTTGGTTATGCCATTCACAGTACCGGTAAACGTGGGATTAGCAAGAGGAGCTTTGCTGTCTAGACCGGTCTGCAATCCACTTACTTCGCTGATAGCGTGGTTATGGGTAGCAGCAGCATAATTCCCAGCGGGCTGTTTGCTGTCTAGTGCAGTTTGAACCGCTGTGCTAATGGGCTTGTTAGCATCGCTAGTGTTGTCAACATTACCTAGATTAACGTCGTTTTTATTGAGTGTGACCGCACCAGTCTTGCCGGATACGCTTTGTACTGGTGCTGCTGCGCTTGCCCTAGCATCTGTATAATACTTATTAGTATTGCCTTCTGGTACAGAGTCTGATGATCCTGGTGAAGCACTAATCTCTATGTATCCTGTACCACCCCAACGATAGACTTTACTATTATCTAAAGATACATAAATTTTACCACTCTCACCGCTTATAGGAAAAGATGATAAATTATTATATTCTAGGATATCGTCAACATAACTTGGTAGTTGAGACGGAGGTATCAATCCATTAATTAAAGTGGCATAGTTACCTACCGGCTGTTTATTATCAATTTGACTTTGTAGACCACTTATTGTAGATGATATATTATTATTTATAAATGTAGATAAATTGTTTATATCTTCTGGATTATGGCTATGAGTTTTATTAGCATAGTCTCCGGTAGAGGATATTGTTATTGATGGCTGATTAATATCATATTCTATATCTATTCCGGATCCAGCATTAATAACAGAGAATAGTCTAGAGTCTATATTAGAATTAAAATCTGATGGTAGTAAAGCAACACTATTGGTTATCTCTAAATTAACAGCTGAAGAAGTTATAATATCTATATTAGATGGATTTTGTCCCACCGTCGTTTCTATTTCAACGCTGGTAACCTGGGATGGAGAAATTTCAACAGTAAATATACTCATGTTGAGCAGCTCAGTTGTTCTGTTGATTGGCTAAATCGTTTTAGTATTGTAACTGTGCCATAAAGAACTCTTTCAACATTTTTTCCACCCCCAAGATAAAGGTCTTGCGGTGTTTGTATTTCTAGATCATATTTAGCATTGCTAAAAGCATAATTATTTGTGACACCAGCGGGGATAAGTAGTGTTATTTTCCCGTTTAGAGGATCAATAGTAAACTTATATTGTGAATAATTTGTATTTTCCGAGCTAAATATCATACTTTCACCGCTGCTGGTTTTCCATATTACCCTAGCACAATATCCTGTCATATTTATAGGATTACCAGAATCGTTACGATGGACTATGGATAGTCTAAAAGAGGAACCCTGTTCTATAGAGAAGTCGTATTTGCTAGCTGCCATATTTTAGCTTCTTTCTATTCTTTCTTCTAGGGCTTCCAGAGTTTTTCCCAACATAACTATTTGAACCTTAAGTTCATTCATGACTTCGGTATTTCTTTGCAAGGCTGCTGCAAAAGCAGCTTGTGTTTCCTTGTTAGTATTTAATCTCTCTAGAATAAACTGTCTGTCATGAACATATGGGGATTGGGTTTCTATCATAACTAACACCTCTGCCTTAGTGGCCATGTTTCGACCTATAGCCACCCAAAACCCCACCATTGTCACTATAATACCAATACTCGTTGTGGCAATATTTTCCCAAAAATGTATTATGGTATCACTCATAGCTTAGGTCTTTCTATATTAAAACTATAAGCCAACGATACACGAGGCATCATTGGCTTTAGTTGTATCGTTAATTATTACGTTATATTAATTAGTTGGTCTTTGCCTTATAATCTGATGTTACAGGAACATTTGCTCCGATCTTGTAAACTAGTTGACCGGGGAGTGTTCTTGTTGGATTAGCAGCATTATCTGTTGCAAGAGTATCGACTGCTACAACAGGATATCCAGCCTCGAAACGACCAGTATATTTGTTGTATTTGTTCTCTCTTATGGCTGTGGTGAAGCGTCTTGTTCTTAGAACATTAAGCTTGTTAATGCTTTGAACAAGTTGTGGCTGAGCAGCGCCGCTTCTTAGTACGGTGTTGCTAACGCCGCCAAGAGTTACGGTGACCTTCTTACCAACTGGTGACTGGTTGTTATATGCAAAAACACCAGAGCTTACGCCCTTGTCTGTGTTAACTCCATCAACAACGACCGAGCCAACAACTTGTCTTTCGCCACCATAGACTTTGTCAGCGGATTCTACTCGTGCATCAGCAATGTTGCCGCCAGCTTTGATTGTGCCACCATCATTTGTTGCTTTATTACCACTGATATAATAAACACTGCCCGCTGTTGTTGCTGGGGCGGCTGTTGTTGGAGTGGTTGTTGTGCCTGATGATACTAAGTTTACAACGCCGGAAGCGAAAACACCAGAAAGGGGTGATCCGCCAACTTTAGTAAAGGTAAAGGATTGACCGATATATTTTGCTGGTAGTGTGACTCCAGCTGCTTCTACTCCATCAACAAATAGCTGCATGGTTTCCGGAAGCATTGATCCAGAAGCAACTGTTGTATATGTTAGTGTGTCGGCCCCAGCAGAGGCCATTGTGATATCTTGTGATGTGCTTGATGGGCCAGTAAGAGTTGGCATAGTTTAAACCCTCTATATATTAGTTTGGTTAAATAGTCAATATTTGATACACCACTATTGTGTATTCTTTTGTTTTTCTAGTAAAATTTTTATAAGGCTCTGTAAAGCAGGACGAGAGAATACTCTGACCCCATATAGGCCAGTTTTTTCTATAATATTGAAGTGATTTTCTGTCCAACTGTTGCCGGTACAATACACATTAATGTCTTTAGAGTTTTCGTGTAAAAACACAGAGGCTATAAGATTATCAGCCAAATTATCTAAAAAATACCCAGTAGAAGGAAAAACTTCTCTAATATTAAAGCTATCTAGTATTTCACAAAGCTTTTTCAGGCATTGATGATCGAATACCCTATACTCTAAGATATATCTAGTTTTTAGACCATGCTCATTACAATATTCTGATATTGTTCTAATATCTTCTCTGATCTTGTCATATTTTCTATTAGAAACAAGATTTTGCGGCATTACAATATCTATAGAGGTAGCGCCCGCCTTAAAGGCTTGCTCTATGGCCGTTTTTCTGCTCAATAGATCAGATGTGCCACAAGGAAAATCCACAAGACAAGAAAGAGATGTTGCGGATTTATCGACCAGAGACTTGATTATTCTTAGATAATAATGTGAGCAAGTTATAGAGTTTATTTTTATTGGCTCTGAAATAATGCCATTGACCAAATCTTTTACTTCTGCTTCATTTTTGTCTGTGTCTATTATGGCAAAATCTATGTGCATTATTTTTGTTTTTTCGTATAGTTTTTTATATAGTCAATATTTGGATATTTCTTGCTACCAAGAATACCGTCAGCGAAACCATAATTAACCGCTTCTTCAGCTGTTAATATCCAATCGCATTTATTGGCTAATTGCGACACAATATGTTTTTTTGCCATCATTCTTTTCCAATTTTTTTCTTTCGCCATACTACTCTGCATACACCTATCTGTGAATATGTCCACCATTTTATCGCATTCTTGTTCGTTCCATTTAATAGAACTCGCTGCTGCTTTTGAGTGTTCGCCATCTAAGCTAAATGACCCATAATGAATCAGAACATTAGTATTAGGCATTAATATCCTGAGATCAGCAGACTGTAATAAGACGCTGCTAGAGGACTCGGCTCTTGCATATGCTAAAATTATAGTTTTTGCTTTGGATGCCTTGATGGCGTCATACATCCCTAAGCAGTCTTGCCATTCTCCTCCTGGCAAATGCATATGTATAAAAATAGGGTCTAAAGATATAAGATTCAGATATCTTAGATTTTTTTCAAAAATTACAGCAGACCTATAATCTAGATTGCTTTCTTCGATATTATCCAAAGGAGCATGGAGGTATATCTCTCTATTTTCTATGTCGATATTATTAGTGTGTATATCATTGATAGTGTTATGGGTATTCATATTTATTATCTAAGAATTTATATACGGTCTTATTTATAGCATTCATAACCAATGCGTCATCGAAGCATTTGCCTGTGGCGATTCTAAATCTATATCTAGTAAATACATCTAAGGTTTCAACACCATCAACGCTCTCTAATATATCTATGATTTCTTTGGTAATATCAAAGTTGGTGTGGCCTGTCCAGAAATTAAAGATCTTTCCAGAAGCGGTGTGTTCATTATATGGAATAATACCCATAGGAGAAGCTATAACTTTAATACTTTCCCCAGCCTGCTTTGGTATTGGTTGATCTTCGGTATCGGAGTCTTGATTTCTATACAAGTCTATATCGAGACTCTCGTTATCGTAGTCTGTCCATCGGCTTTGATCGGTATCCTTGCCAAAAGGATCAATCCATTTTTGCCAAACTATTAGTGGTTTTTTTGATGTCATATAGTTTCTTAAGAAGAATACACGAGAATTACTACTATCAATATACCCCGCAAGGCTATTGTTATAGTAGGAGTCTATTTATCCGTACCAAGAAAAACATTTCTTGGGCGTATAAAAGGCCTATTCTCAGTATTTTTAGCCACTTTATGCTCGTCATTAATTGGTCCTGTGGCCAACATCATGCCCCAAGAGATAAGAATAGTTTCTAGTGTTGGTGCCATTAATGGTTTCTGCTTTGACAAACTAACTATCAAATCGAGGGTAGCTTGTTCATAATTACTATTATTGATATCAAATAGCATCTTAGCAAAATCCTCACAGGACTTTGTATCCTTATTATTTAGTTCCAAAGCAACCCATGACCTACCAAAACCATCAATAGAAAAAGTTATACTGTTTTTGTCTGACTGCTTTGTTGTTTGTGGTTCGGCAGTAGAACTTTTATTGATAAATAAGTTTTTAAGAGATGAGAATATATTCATTTTAGCTTTTGTATAACCTCAAAAATTAAGCCAGCATACTCTGTTGAAGGATTCTGGAAATTAAAACTGATCCAGTGCGAATCAAAATTCTTAACGTTTTCTTTTATTAGGAAAGAATAAACTAAATTAATTGTATTCTTTTTTCTTGGTTTAATTATTGTTGAGTTAGCAGAGACTATTTGAGGACTTAACTCAAACTGACTGGTCATTAAAAACTTTCGCATGTGGTCTATCAGGCTATTATCTATAGAGTTAGCATTCTTAGTATCAATTTCTAGCACTGGAAACTCTATTGAGTTTTCTGTTGTAGAGAGAATATACGTCTTATTTTCTTCTAAGTTTGTTGTGATAGCCACACAGTAGGCATCTATATTAAATTTGCTCAAGTTAGAACTCCTCTGATTGTGTCGAGGGCTTTATTTAGGCCTTGTCTGACAGCCTCTCTAGTGACCCCGTACTTGCTTCCAATTTGTTCGAATGTATAAGATTCAAAGTAATATAATTTGATATAGTCTTTTTGTTTATCTGTCAAACTATTTAGTGAAAGAAGCTGTTCTATAAGAGATGATAAATTTTCTGATTCTTCATTTTTCATAGCTATATCATCGGGTTGCTCACATCTAGCATCGGCAGACAGTGAATGATAGCCGCTATCATTTTCATCTGTTACATAATCTAGAGAATAAGCCTTTGTTCTCTTGGTGTGCTTATGTTCCTTTGAAACATATGTTTTTATGGCCCACAAAGCACACTGATTTCTGTAAGAGTACTTGGTTTTCTTTGCTCCATTTAGTCCAAGCCTATTATCATCCCATCTCCAATCCGCCATCATGATAGCATTAGCTATTGAGGATACCGCGTCCTCGTCCTTAAGCATTTTTGCTGATAGTCCACTATAAAATTTTGGACCAAACTTAGATATGGCCTTTTTTGCTAGTAGTATATAAGTTTTTAGATCGTCAAACTTTATGGTGTTGTGGTCTTTGTATTCGATTTTTTGATCGCCGATTCCATTAATCTGTAATAGCATTGGTTTCCTTTGTGTAATCCTTGGGGTTTGTGTCCTTATGTCTTGAATCGACCGTGGGCGACTCAGACTTTAGTGAGAATACCTGATGTATTCCAAAAGTCAACTAGTCTTCTTTGTCAACTTGTTCCACTGGTCTGGGTCGGGCCTATCCTTATCTCCTCGTTTAGCTGGCTTATATTTCTTTCCTTCTCTTTGCTTCTTTTTACGAATATTCTCCCATAATCCCGGAAGATCTTTCTTTGCTACATTGTGTTGAGCTTCAGAAACATACATAATAAAATCATGTATAGTTCTCATATAGTCTTCTGTTATGGCTATTTTCCCTTGTAGCCAGCTTTCTGTTAGGTTGTCTCGCACCGTTGGGTTTTCTAAAGAATCGAGAATAGATTTGCTATGATTCATAATCGCCCTGATCGACCCAACACTCATTTCATAGAAGTCTTTCTTATATTCCATCATTTCTTGTTCTGTTGTTTCTATTTCTTCCATAGACATAAAGTCTTCAGATTCTTCAGCAGAAGAAAAGTATTGCTTGATATTGTTCAGTATTTCATTAAATCGTGACATGTTTGATCCTTTTTATTGGTTCAGTTCAGAAATTATTTTATGGTTGTTAACTATTGTTTTCTTTTTGAATGGTTTTAAGTAGTCTATAGTACACTGCTTTAGCTTTACTATGATCATATCCACTTATTTTAGCATAGTCTTCTATGATTCTTTTAGGAGTTTTATTTTTGTCGTAGACCCGATTAAAAATTTCTAATTGTTTTTGTTTTGTTAATCCAATATATTCTGGTTTATATAGTCTCAACCAATCTTTAAATTTTGACCTGTTAATACTATGTCTTGTTGCAAAATCCTGTTGTGTTTCTAGGGGGTTGGTTGCCCAATCTTCTATTAATTCTATAACTCTATTATATGGAATCGTTAAGTTTCTATCTCTATTGGCAATAATTTTATTTTTATCTTTGTTTATTCTCTTAAGGGCTTTTGATATTTTATTTCTAGTAGATTTTGTTCTTTTTTTATGTATATAAGAATAGTCAGTTGAGCTAGATAAAATATTGGTTAAGAATCCGGTTTTATTGACTTTTCTTCCAAACCATCTTATTAAGAATTCTTCTCTACTCTCTGCCTCCTCTTTAGTCTTGATTTGCCAAAGAACTTTAACAAAAAAATCATACTTTGCAATTGTATTCAGCTTATAGGGGTTGCTCTTTTCTTTTTGATGATTCTGCATTCTAAAATAGAAATTTTTATCTGAAGAAGAAATTCCTATATAAAATAAATTTTCTTCCAAAAAACCAGTTTTATACTTTGTGTTTTTCTTGTATAGTGCGTATACGTAGTACATAATGGTGATGCTCCATAAGAGAAATACACCATAAAAATAGGATCTCCAAAATTATATTTAGGTTAAATCGGATACTTTTTTATTTGACCAAAATTTGCAGGACCAATATTTGGCCTTATATCTTGGACCAGGATTATCACATCCGTGTCTGGCTCGAAAATTTTTACGACGTTCAGGACTATCTCTTTTTATAGATCGCTCTGGATCACCAAAATTTACCTTTACAACATTCCCCTTATCGTTCTTTACATAAACGCTGAATTTTTTAGGACCGTCAGGGGTTCTAAAGGGTTTATTGAGTTGAACCTTTCTGCCTTGATATTCTGATCCTTGAGACATAAAAACTAGAACTCTGCCGTCTTTTTTCTTTATTCCAGGGTTTTGAAAATAATAAAGTTCTTGCGTTAAAGGATCCATATAAATATATCTAGCTATTATTGGTAATATATATTCTTCAGAAGCTTCTCCAACATCCATATATTCATTATCGGCTGGAAAATAAGCATTACTCTCCGTTAATAGCTCAACATCAGGATCGTGTTCTAGTATTTCGCATACCTGTTCTACAAGAGAGGCTTTGGTTTGACCTAGACAAACAGCTACTCTTTGTTTAGAGTCATCATAGTCCTTTTTCATAGCTTCATCACTCATGCAACGAGAAAGAAATTTCTGTTCGTCTTCGTTGTTCTCTGGTTTTGGAATAGGCATGTAGTATCTCCTTAGTGTAATTATACACCGCAATTTGATCTTATTTTTTATTTTTATGGGTTATCCGTAGAATATCTAAACAGGTATTATGCCACGTTCTATTGGTCATTTTTTCTACTCCGGATGGATTAGACCTAATTTCATTTTTATAAACGTGTCTCATATAATCAATAGTTTCGTCTAGCACCGACTGGTCCAGCTTTGCCCAATTACTCTCCCCATATAGTATTCTGTTATCGTATGCTTTTTCTTGAGATCTTATATTGGCCCTATAAAGGTGTTCACTTTCAGGATACTCAGCAACAACCCCGCACTGTGTAGCTATTACAGGCTTGTTCATAACCATAGCCTCAGATATGCTTGTGCCGGTAGAGCATACTCTTTGTGGGGATAACAAACAATCTGCTGATAGGATGAAATCAGCCATATCGTATTGGGTTTGTAATCTATTGTATAAAAATATTTTTTCCTTATGTGGTATATTATCTACCAAAGACAACCACTTATTTGTTTCTTCTTCTGTTAAAAAATCATTAGTTGGTAATAATCTAAGTTCGACATTATCTGTCTTTTTGAAAGCAAGACTAAATGCCTTAATCAAGAAATCATGACCATTACTCAGAGACCACTTACCAGTAGAGTAGAATATATAGTTATTATTAGATCTATCAGCTACTTGTTCTGGAACAGTGAAAATAGATCTATCAACTCCTAGAGATATCTTGTGTATTGGAACTTTTATCTGATTCTTAATCAGTATATCTTTTGCCCAATCAGAGCTGACAAAAATTCCGTCTGTGTAGTTTAGGTGATGCACTTCTGAGGCCGTTAGATAGTCTGTGTCCGGTATCACTAAAGAGTAATACTTACCTTTTCCTGGTCTAGTAGCCAGATCATGGGGATGCCATATCTTAAGTGCTGGTGCTCTATAATTAAATTGTCTACTATATTTTATAGCCCCAGAGCAAATATCTGCTTCTTCTGTGCTATTAAATAACAACTTGCCGTCTATAAGAATAGGAAATAAAGAGGTGTCTATATCTATGCCCCTAAAGCCCTTTAAGATGCTCATAGAAATAGAACCTAAATTATCCCCGCCTATAGGACACATTAGGTTTAGTTGTTGTTTTTTAGTGGTTTTTATTTTAGTTTTACTCATGGATTTTATTATGTGTGTTATTTACCTGTATGAATGTAGTTTTTTTGCCAAAATCTTTTATTTTGGACGCACCGATATATGTACATGCACTTCTCAGTCCACCAAAAATATCTAATAAAATTTCTTGTACTGGTCCCTTGTATGGTATGGTAACGCACCGTCCTTCGCTGGTTCTATAATTAGCCACCCCGTTGTGGTGTTTTTCCATAGCTTCTTTTGAACTCATACCATAAAACCTAAGATTCTTTTTACGTTTTTCTGTTTTATATCCTGGGTTATGCGATTGCCACCACTCACTGTGTACGGATTTATCATTATTAATAATAGAGCATCTATACTCATGAGACCACTCACCTTCACACTCTTCGCAGCCTGCAAAAAAATTGCCACACATTACAAAGTCTGCGTTAGTACCAAAAACCTTACAAATATCTCCTACGTATCTACAGCCTCCATCCCCGCAGATATGTCCTCCAAGACCATGAGCCGCATCGGAACACTCTAAACAAGCAGAGATTTGACCATATCCGACACCTGTTTTTAGTCTTGTTGTGCAGACAGATCCTGGGCCTATACCTATCTTGATAATATCTACTTTTCCATGTAGTAATAATTCCTCTACCATTTCCGGTGTTACTACATTACCCGCCATTATAACTATGTCTTCGTATAACCGACGAATGTGGGCTACTGTTTTTACAAATTTTTCACTATAACCATTTGCTACATCAACGCACAAATTAGGTAGAGGACAACCTCTATCTCTTAGACTATTAAAAACAAATGTTAGTTTTTCTATATCACTTGCGGATGTGCCGGTGGAATAGAAGGTTAGTTCTTTATGGTCATTTTTACTATTACAATAGTAATCTATTAAGGTTTCTGGTTTATAATGTTTATGTAGTGCTACCATGGCTTGATTATGACATACCACATCGGCCATAGCAAATGTGCCAGTTGTATCCATATTTGCCACAATAACCGGTATAGCAGAAAATCTTCTTGGTGAGTGCAAAAACTTGAAGTCTCTTACTAAGCAAACCTCGGATCTGCTAGATAGTGTGGATCTTTTTGGTCTAATTAGAACATCATCAAAATCAAGCTTTAGTTCATTAATAATTTTTTGCATATTACTGAGTTCTTTTCATAAAGTTATCTGTGTCGTAACATTTCCATGTTTTGTGGTCATCAAAACCTTGTTCACTAACGCATATTTTGGGTCCGGTCATAATACCCCTGCCCTTATAGTGTTTCAATGCCGCTAGTATAGCTGACTCATGATCTGGAGAATCTATAATGTATTTGATTTGTCCAGACTTAACATAATATTTTGGCATATTAAACCGAAAAAAAATACCATCTTTTATAGGTATCTATGTTTTCTGCAGAGTTGATGTGGGATAGATACTCTTTTATGTCGTTCCATGAAGAGAATATCGTTTGGTGAGGAATTGTGCCAAAGAGCCAGTCGGGAGCATTAATCTTGCCTTGTTCCATATGAACAATAATGGGTTTCTTCTGACGATTGGCCCAAAAAATTTCTTCATATGTTCCGCATGGGTGAATATCTAGATTTAAATTAACCACTAAAAAATCGCTTATGTCAACCAATCTAAGATCAACTCTACGAATCACCTTCATCATTTCGGCTAGTTCGTCATATCTTTCTTTTTGCTTTAGTTTGGTTTTAATAATATGAGAATCGTGGTCTTCCATTCCGGTTGTGGTAGGCTTTGTAATGGGATTAAAAACAACCACACCCATATCTTCCAAGAATGGAGTTATATTATCCCTCCATGTGGTTCCTCTATCCGGCACCCTATCCATCGCACCGGCCAAATAAACTCTTTGATTTTTAAGTCTATTCATTGTGTCCTTTTATCTAGAAAAAGAAATCCCGCTAAGTTTGAAGATGGTTCTGTTCCTGAGATCAACCCATTATGGGTTCTAGATAACATGGTTCCACCCTCATACCAGCCAACTATCATAGCAATCAATAGTATATAAAACATTCTTCACTCTTCTGGAGATAGTAGTCCGGACGAAAGAACAATTTCTTCTGTTTGTGGGTTCTTAACTACTGTTTGTTCTACTCCAGCTGTTGATTCTATAATTGAAACAATCTCTCTTGGATTGGTCAGATTTTGTAGGCTACCTAGTAGTTGGTTAACACTCTCCGCAGAAGATTCTGATACTGTGGTTACTGATACTGTGTAGTTGTTTAGTAGAAGGTTTAGGGTAGTTGACATTCATGCTCCTTTGCTTTATTGTTGTTGGTTTATGGTATCTATAATAATGGACGAAACTAAAGAATAAATTTCTTTCTTTTCATGATTTGTGTAGCCTAATGAGAGGTCTTCGGTCTTTTCAAAAGAAAATCCTGGATAATATTTATTACAAAGACCATTAATAAAATTAACACTAATTCGTTCATCAATAATTTTTTTGTGTGATATTAGGTGATTAATTTTTTCTAGAACTTCGGGGGTTTCACCATACTTGCGTTCTAGCCTATTAATTAGCCATACCAAAAATTCTTTGCATTGTTGATTGTTCATCTCTTGCTCCAAAAGTCTTGCATTAGTGTAGCGTATGGATCTTTTGGTGTCAAGTCTTTTTGTTTATGTCGTAGATGAATACTTGGAAATCACTCCAGATATCATCTATTAGATCGCTAATAAAACCCCAGTTACCACCAGCAAGACCGCTACCAAACTTTGGAGCATGTATTTGTACTGACTGATCGGTATTTATTTTTTCTTTAATATATTTGGATACTGATAGCATGGATCTGCATAAGGCCAAATAGTTTAACGGCCTTTTATTTCTTGGAGATATTGTTCCATTTTGAGATATCATATTGGCAAAAATAATTTGATTATTATTCTTTTTATGTTCTCTTGCAAGTATAAACTGTGAGTATCCGAGGTTTTTCTTTAAAAAGGATGGTCCTAGCATATGATAGTTATCTCTAACGATGGGATAATGCTGTACTATTCCTGCTGTAAAACCACCACCAAAAACATCAACATTATTGCATACGTGTGGAACAATAATAGTAGTGCTGTGAGAGCTAGATAATATTAAACGGTCTAACGATAAAAAAATATCATCTTTTATAGTTGAAAATGTGTGCTGTGGTATAGAGGCCGTTTTTTTCATAAGTCTCTCCGTTTTCAAAATATAATAGGAGAGGCCAGCAGCTTAGTCAAGATCTACGACTTATGGGTAAGGGTGTTAGAACTATAGCTAAAACACTATTTTACGATTATAATAATATGTATCTATTTTCTTTTTAAGAGCATGCTGGCTCTTCTGCATCGATAGAAACATATTCATCTCTAGTTGATACCACCACGAAGTTTATGTACGAACATCGTTGTTCGACAAAAAATTCTGCTTCTGAGCAACACTCCCCTTGATTTGAGGGTCTGAAACCAGCAATAATTTCTGGTATGTTGCTAAAAGAGTTTGGTATATGTGTTATTAAACTAATTGTGTATCTGATTTGCTGCTGAGATTCTATATATTCTGCCCCACTGTATATGTCTAGCGTGGGAGCAACCTGATAGGTGGATGATTGAATAGACACTTGTTCCGGTGAGCCTATACTTTGGGGGTTAACAATATCACATACTTTGGAGGGGCAATCAACTAAGCATATGCCTCTGTCGTCGTTTTCGTATGGTTCACAGCATTCTTTATTGTTCGGGCAGTCAGAGTCTGTGTTGCAGCACGGCTTTTCATTAATGCCTGCGGTTGCGTGTGGTCCACAGCAGCATTTCCAGCCGCCGTACCCGGCTATGGTACCGTCTCCGTTATAGTTTGTGACTCTAACTACGGCTCCTCTACAATCCGAGCATAACAAACCCCTCTTGCAAGCATTATAGGCTCCAGGCCAGATACGACCATCGACTGCGAAGGCTTCCCAGGGATATTGTGTGCCTGGACCTATAGCAACACCAGCTAGTTTGCAATCTTTAGTCCATGAGTCTCCGGGTGGTGGGGGTGGAGGTATCTGTGGTTTGGGTAGTGGTACGCCGCCGCCGCCACCAATTCCGCCTCCACCACCGCCTGGGCCTCCGCCACCATCGCCATCTCCGGGTGGGTCTTCATAGCCAGGTGGTGTTATTTCGCCTCCCCAACCAGCGCCCGGCCACGGGTCCTCTTCTTCTGGAGGAAAGCCGCTTCCAGAGCCGCTTCCTGAGCCAGATGAGCTTTTACTGGGGCCACTACCCGATCCAGAACTGCTTCCGCTTCCGGACTTACCTTCGCCGTCCCCGGATTTGCCAATACTTCCTGATCCAGATCCGCTATTTGACGAGCTGCTAGAACCACTTCCAGATGAGCTAGAACAACCACAGTCTCTACAACAATCATCATAGTTTTCATATGTACCATCATCGGCCAGAATACATCTTGTTTCTCCAAAAAAATCAGTGTCACACTTCCATGCAATATTAAATGGTGTGGTGGTTGGGCCAAAAGTGGTGGTTGGGCCAAAAGTTGTTGTTGTTGTTGTTGTTGTTGTAACTCCTATACATTCTTCTTGAGTTAAATATGGTCCACCAATAATATCATATATTGATTGATCTATAGAAGAAACAGATGAATATATACAGTTTTGGCAACTCATGATTCTGGTCCTAATGTAATTATTTTTGTAGGCCTGTGGTTTGGTCTAGAGCAATTAAGTTTTATTTTTGATGAGTCTTCTATATTGGATACAGAAAACTGTGCTCCTCTAGCAAAGGTTGGACAACCCTCGCCTTCTGGGTTTATAGCTTCATACCCCATATCTACTAAATTCTGAATTGTTATTGATGATATTATATAATTTATTGCGGTGTCAAAATAACCAACCATAATATCGTTAGATAATCCTGGATAAGAATCGCGGTCTCCAAATGGTGCTGTTGAGGCTGGCCTAAATAGGTCTTCCCAGTGTCCTGATGGGGTTCCAGCTCCTCCTGTATTTTCTAAAGGTATTTTTGTTCTTGGCCAAGGCTCCATGTTTAGATTAACGTTGGGAAATGCACATTGACAATATTTTCTGACTGCTTTTTCATAGAGATTGTATGTGTTTGGCTGGGTTTCTCTAAGTAAGAATTGATTATCTATTAACCCATTTTCACTAACCTCTATATTTGTCCATAATGTACCTATGCCTATGGCATGTCCTAGTTCATGAACAAGAATTACTATTTTTTGAGCATTATTATAATTATTCCAGAATGCCGTATTTATCCATATATCAAACTCCACAGAGGTTCTTTTTATTGGATTATTTCCGATAGGACCTGTTTCGCTAACAACAGCACAAGAAGCTATCCAGTTGTCTGTGGGATTATTGACCGCTTGAAAGTCTACTAATTCTATACCATTCCAGTCTGGTCTAAAATTTCTAATATAGTTTGTATTTGCACCAGAAACACGCAAGTTCTGCATCCATCTGTTTGCGGCTTGAGTTAGTTGGTTTCTGATAGTTGTATTAGCAATGAGACTAAAAGAGCCGGTATTGAATGCCGGGGCAGGTGGGGGTGCGGGGGTTGTTGTTGTTGGACGGGATAAGAATAGTTGTCCAGGCATTGCTACCGCTGAATATGGGCTATATCCATTTCCGATGCGGTTAACGCTGATTCTAAAACTGAAACTACCAAATCCTATATATTCTGTTAGTCCTACTAAAAAGATGGTTCCTTGAGATCCTGGAGTGACACAAAGAGTGTACCCGCCAGAACAATTCGATGTTGTACTGAAATCAGTCTCTCTATAAAGGATAATTCCACCTAAATTATTCAGGCTTGTCCATGCAAGAGCAACAGCTCCGGGTTTTGGTTGTTCTCCGACAGCTGGAGTATAGTAGTATTGTATGTCAACGTCTGGAGGTCCGCTGTACGCATATGACTGATTTACAGGATAATTAAATGTCAATTTGGCTTGTGTTGGATAGGCTGCTCCGCTGGGGATAAGATTTGATGTTGACCAAACTAGATTTTGAGGAGTGGGACTTGGGGTGGTTGTTGGGGGAATTGTAGTTGGTGCTATCGTTGTTGTAGTTGTTGGACGAACAGTGGTGGTCGGGGCTACTGTGGTTGTTGGCGTTGCTGTGGTTGTGGTTGTTGGCGTTGCTGTGGTTGTGGTTGTTGGCGTTGCTGTGGTTGCTGGGCCACTAGTTGTGGTTGGACTGCTTGTGGGCTGGCTTGTTGGTCCGCTTGTGGGCTGGCTTGTTGGTCCGCTTGTGGGCTGGCTTGTTGGTCCGCTTGTGGGCTGGCTTGTTGGTCCGCTTGTGGGCTGGCTTGTTGTTTCTATTAATTTAACGCAGTACCAAGCTGGTGGATCTATAGTTGTGGTTGGGCCAACCGTGGTGGTAGCTTGGCTGCAATTAGACTGTGAACAAGAAACACCTCTAATGTAATTGGTTTCTATGGTATCTGGGAACGGAGAATAGCACTGCTGCTCTGTTATATTGTTTATGCAGTCGATAAATGTTCTTTGTCCTGTACCTAGATTAACGCTGAAATAACAACAGGCGCTTCTCGGGTCTAGTGTTGTGGTGGGACCACCCGTAGTGGTTGGACCGCTTGTGGTTGGAACGCCCGTTGTGGTTGGACCGCTGGTGGTAGTTGGACCGCTGGTGGTAGTTGGACCGCTTGTGGTTGGAACGCCCGTTGTGGTTGGTCCGCTGGTGGTAGTTGGACCGCTTGTGGTTGGAACGCCCGTTGTGGTTGGACCGCTGGTGGTAGTTGGACCGCTGGTGGTAGTTGGACCGCTTGTGGTTGGAACGCCCGTTGTGGTTGGACCGCTGGTGGTAGTTGGACCGCTTGTGGTTGGTCCGCTGGTGGTAGTTGGACCGCTTGTGGTTGGAACGCCCGTTGTGGTTGGTCCGCTGGTGGTAGTTGGACCGCTTGTGGTTGGAACGCCCGTTGTGGTTGGACCGCTGGTGGTAGTTGGACCGCTTGTAGTTGGTACGCACCAATTAATATCTGAGCAAGACTGCTGGGCGTAGAAGGTTTTTCCGTTCTGTGGTCTACATCTAGGAGCGGTCTCATTATTTGTGCAATTATTTTCTCCTTCACAACACGCTCCGAAACATGCGCTTGTTGGTAATGCGGACTCGCATTCGGCCTGAGAAACATATTCTCCATTGCTGTTTACATAACTTGGCAGCTCGTAGCAGTGTGGTAATACCTCTATTGCATCTCCACAGGTTATTGACCATCTTTTTGGTATACTTGTGGTGGTCGGGCCGCCCGTGGTAGTTGGACCAGTCGTTGTGGTTGGACAATCTGCGCATTCTAGTTTAAAACAACCATTAATACTTACTAAATTATATCCGCAATTATTAATGCATGGTGGAACACTAATTGGCGGACAGGGGGTACTTGTGGTAGTTGGGCCACTGGTAGTTGGAACGCTCGTGGTGGTTGGACCGCCAGTTGTGGTTGGGCCACTGGTAGTTGGAACGCTCGTGGTGGTTGGACCGCCAGTTGTGGTCGGGCCACTGGTAGTTGGAACGCTCGTGGTGGTTGGACCGCTGGTTGTGGTCGGGCCACTGGTAGTTGGAACGCTCGTGGTGGTTGGACCGCTGGTTGTGGTCGGGC